TTAAAATAAGTATCTAAAACTGCACGTGCTTCATCAGCCTTAGAATGGAAATGGGTAAGCGCAGCCTTAAAATAAAGATTGTCTTGCATTTTCCAACTCCTTGTGGCTTTTTTTCATTTCTAAATAATCTTCGTTCTCTCTAGCTTTCTTCCATGCCTCGCGAAAGATAATCGCCGACACTGCTTTTTCGCATACCATAGCATCAGGCTCCTGAGGTATCACAGAGCCATCCGAATCATATTTTCTGCCATCTCTATGGTTAGCATACCTTCTGGCTCTTGTGAAACCCATGTGCAGAAATTTTTTTGCCATATCAGCGCCAACAAAATCTCCACATCTAATATAATCATGAAACATTTTTAGTATTTGTGTGCTAGAATTAGTCGCCTCATGCGGTGTCTTGAAACGCCAGTAAGCACAAATCTCCGACTTGTAAGGCTCGCATATAAGCACGCCTTGTTGACCTCTGCCAATAGTGTAAAGATGTGGGTTCTGGCGATAATCCACGCTTGGATTCCATTTTTTAAAATAGTCTTCACTAACCATTTCGCCACCATTTTTTTGTTTTCTTAAGCTGGTTTTCGATTAAGATATTAAGTTCTTCATCAGAAATCTCAGGAAAGTATTCCTTCGTTATTTTAAACGCTTCTTCAGCTGTAGCGTTGTGAAATAGAATTTGGTCTTTTACAACAAATTTCGCATCCATTTTATCTCTCCTATGTTAAATGTTTTATTTGGTGCCCTCTGTAGGGTTCGAACCTACGACCTAGCGGTTAAAAGCCGCGTGCTCTACCAACTGAGCTAAGAAGGCGAAAGTGGCACGCCCGACAGGATTCGAACCTGTGACCCTCGGCTTAGAAGGCCGATGCTCTATCCAGCTGAGCTACGGGCGCTTATTGGCTATTTAACCATAAGATAAACTGCAAGCGACACAAACCATCCAGATAGTATCAACGTAAGGAGCAAAGTGTCAGCTGATCTCTCTGTTGACTTGTAGTTAAAGGTTTTTTTATACCATTGTTTTAATTTCATGCTTCCTCCATAAGTTCGCGCATTCTGTAAAGCCCAATTTCTTTGTGCTTACATTCTAACATAACATCCAAGTCTAAATTGTAAAGATTAATCGGTGTCCAGTAAGAATCGGAGTGAGCGTTGGTTTTAATCTTTGGGTCGTTATGTTCAATAGCTCGGGACTGTGAATAATGAACCACTGGACGGATATCACCCCACGTGGTGCATGCAGTTAATAAGGCTTCTTCTTCGTCCTGATCGCCGGTGCAGAACTTGTGATGGTGGTAGTCAAATACAATTGGTATACCAATCTTCTCATAGACACCTTCATAAAGCTCTTTGGTAGAGTATAGCGAAGCCTTGTCGTCATTCTCAACAGTGAGGCGAGACTTAGCCGCTTCAGACAGACGATGATAGTTGCGATTAAAGTTAGCTAATGCCATTGGCTTATCGTTGTAGTGCGCTCCAACATGAATGTTTAGTTTGTTGTAGGGTGTGCGCGACAAACCAAGCATATCAAATACCTCGCCATGAATGTCTAGATCGCGGATAGTGTTGAGAACAACTTGTTCACGTGGCGAAGTCAACTTGTTAAATGGGCCTGGGTGAGCTGTAATCCGATGGCCATGATCCTCAATGAAATCACCCGCCTCTTGCAAAGCGGCGCAGATGTCTTCAAAATCTGGCAAATCTGATAGCTTATACTCTGACGCCCATGGGAACAAATCAGATGAGATGCGAAAGAAGCGAATGTCTCTAGCTTCATTCCACTGCAAAATCTTAAGTAAATCTCTACAGTTAGCTAGCGCTAGCTCAGAAGCGTAAGGCAAGCCCTTGGCATCAAAAGTCCTGCGAATCATCGAGCGGTTAGTCATGACACGCTTAGACTTTGGCTGCGATGAAAGTTGCATGTTGATACATGCATATCCTAAATTATACATAATAACCTCAAATTTAAATATAGTATCATCTATTAAGATAACAATCCCATATGTTAACATTAGTTGTAATTTTATCTAAATATGACTTATAATCTAGTGGCCTAGGCGTCTTAAGAAGTCGGAAGCCAACCTGCTCTAGAGTCTTTGAGCCTTTCTTTTGATTACAGCTATGACATGACAAAACAATATTAGTCCATTCATGTCTGCCACCTCTAGATTTTGGCTTGATGTGGTCTATAGTTTCCTTACCAAGAGGTATAGGGACTTGACAGTATTGGCACTGGCCATTATCTCTGATTCTTAAATTTTTAGTGGTGCAAGAGAAAGATCGCTTATGATTGACAACTTTATTTTTAAGGACAATTACCGCTGGTAAGTCAAAGCTTTGGCTTTGAGAATTAATCTTGCGATCATAGCACTCCAACATGTAGGTCTTACCAAGCATGCAAGATACTAGTGCTTGTGTTGAGGGCACAATGCCTATAGGTCTATAAGCTGCATCTAGTTTTAAAGCTTGGTATGAATTTAACATGTCTATTGTAAGTAGTATCTGGTGGGCTCTCTCGGACTCGAACCGAGGACTACCCCGTTATGAGCGGGGGGCTCTAACCAACTGAGCTAAGAGCCCTTAAATTTATCTCTCACGGCATTATATAAGCTTACCACGGTGATTCAGGCAGTATACCGTCACTTGAGTATTGTTTATTAAATTTGATAATTACGTCTTTTTTCTCCAAACCACAGGCATCGTTGACCTCTAAGTGAATATGATTGAATTTTTTATTCTTCATCCTTGAGGCAGATACGAATGTTCGACCATTAAAACTAATAATATCATACCTAATTTTTTTCTTCCCCTTTCCGTAAGAGGCTTTTGAGATATAGCACCTCACGATATTAATTTTGATATCGGGGCTATTAATATTTCTTTGCTTCATAGAAGCTTTGTGGGCAGGGATTTTGCTTTTTGAAAGCGACAGGATTCTAGTCCTGCCTTCTGTATCTTCTAGCACCATAGCGTAGCTCATCTTTTCATACCTCCTGAATATGGTAGCCGAGGCGGGACTCGAACCCGCAAGCCCACATGGGCGACAGATTTTAAGTCTGTTGTGTATGCCAATTCCACCACTCGGCCAAAATGGGCGCTAAGCGCCCGGTGGATTAAGGAACCTCTGGATTAAAGAAATGCGAACCCGGATTGGGGTTGCTCCTAAAACTAGTCGGATCCTCGTCCAATCGCTCTGACTCCTCTTCCTCACTGACATCAGGGCCCTGAACGGCGCTAACCTCTGCCTCTTCCTCCTCTACATTTACATCTAATGTAGCGACATCCTCAGCAGAGTCAATACCAGAAACAGCGTCTTCACCAGATTCTTCACTGGTATCAACTGCAGTCGCTTGCGCTTCATTGTCAATTAGCTCATCTGAGTCGCTGCATCCCATAAAAATAAATGAAGCAGCTAAAAAAACAGCAGATGCTTGCATAAGTAATTTCATAATTTTCTCCTTATTTAATCATGAAGTTTAACTATAGCAACAGTTCTAAAAAAGTAAATTATTCATCTTCTTTAAACATTTTCTTTAGTTTTTCTCTAATATCATCAACAATCTTAATTCTAGCGTTCACAGTGCCTGACTGATAGTCAATAGCTTGTCTTAAAACGTAAAGATCTTGCAAAACCTCTCCAAGCAAACTATCTCTTTTATCTGGAACATAGACTCTCATAAAAATCTCCTATATATCGATAACGATTACGCGCTTTGGTTCTTCAGATTCAAGCGCTTTGTCTTTCTTTTGACTCTCTTGCCAATCTTCAAAAGCTTTTTGTTCATCGTCCAAGGGCAAAGGCAATTGCTTCCATATATGTTGTGGCTCTTCCCTCAACGTCCTTGGCCTCTATAAGCTTTCTTCCGTCTATGGGCTTTTGGCGGTGACGTACCAGCCCTGTGGCCACTATGGAAAGTCTCACCACCAGAATGAGACTTTTTACTGTAAGTCCCGGCACCAATCGTGGTCTTTTTTTTAGATGTGTTGTTTTTTTTATTACTCTTAGCCATCAAATAACTCCTTTTCTACGGCTCGGTCGAACATCGTAATGCCATTTAAATGATCAATCTCGTGTTGCACGCATACACACTCAAGAGCATTTTTCTTAAAAGAAAAAAACAATTGATTAGTGTGATTGTCATCGCTAATAACTATATCTGTCCACCTTTCAGTTAAAACATAGTCACCCTCGTATGATAGACAACCCTCTTGAAAAAAACTTCGGCCGAACTTCCCCACAATCTTTGGATTTATGAGTATTATTGGCCTTGAAACTTTGACCACGCAAACACTAGAGTCTAGTCCAATTTGATTGGCTGCCAAGCCAACACCATCATTCTCTCCGGCTAAAATTTCAAGCAACTTATTGCCAATATATATTCCGTCAGCTTTTGATGGGCAAGGCTTACAGGGCTTTCTAAGGAGATCTAGATATTTCGCAAAAGAATAACTCACTAAAGCCCCCCAAAATAACATCTACATAAGTAAATATGATCCTGGGGAGCCAAAACGATTTATTTGTTAATCAATCTTAACATTGATTGCTTGTGCCTCTGGTCTTGTAGGTAAGCTAATCGTCAATAAACCATTTTCATATTCTGCCTTCGCAGCCGTTAAGTCTAAATTGTTGTCGTAATTTACATAAGTTTTCTTAAAACTTCTGCGAGCAATACGTCGCTGTGTCTGAGCTGTAGTATCAGACTGTGCAGAGACGGTAATAGTTCGCTCCTCTGGCTTAACCTCGACAGCTAGTTCATTCTTATCGAAGCCTGCTAAGGCAAACTCTAGAGTCGTTGTGCCATCGTCATTTTTATAAATGTCAGCCACAGGATAGCCTTGTGTTGTCCTTTGCATTAGCTGTGGAAAGTCCAACATTGAATCAAAAATATCGTCAAAGACGCCTCGTCCTAAAAGATTTGGACGGTATGCAGTTAAAGTAGTCATAACAATTTTCTCCTATTATAGCAAGTTATGTTCGATGGCCATAAAGCACCATCAACTTAAAATTAAGCACATATTAGCGCTAGTCAAGAGAAAATTTAATTTAATTCTAGAGAATATGATAGGCGCTTAAGTTCACCCGATGTATGATATCTTGTCAGCATGTAGCTCTGCATTGTCAGCAAGGTTTTTTCGTCAATCATAAACTCATCTTCCCCAGTCTCTTCATTAACATGACTTACTGGCTCACTAATAATACCATCGACTATCTCCAGCATTGCATAGTTTACCCAAAGTAATTTAACAAAAGAGGGTATCACACCCTCTTTATTGGACTCTGGTGAAAAATAATCCACTAGCATATCCTTAAGGATTGATATTTGTTCATGGCTTTTATCGGCAAGATCATAAACATAATCTGCTGGCAAGGTGTAAAATTGAGTTTTTGGCTTCTCTTCACTCATTTTTAAGATACTTTACCAAATCAGTATAGCCACCAATAAATTTGCTATTACCTTTTTTATCTTTCTCAAATATCATCGGCACTGTACCCCATTCATAAATTTTTTTGATTTCATTCAACACCTGCTCTTGAGATGGCTCAAAATTAACTTCACTGTAATCTAAACCATTATCTTGCAGCTGCTCTCTAGCCATTACGCAATAAGGACAGCCATCCTTGACAAACAAAACATACTTCACTTTAAGGCTCCGAGCGCGTTGGTCATGGCCTCAATAATTCTGCTGGGGTGACCGATAACATTAATTTTGTGTGCATGAGTCCCACCCGTTGATACTGAAATCTCTGTGAATCTAGTTTTTTTGTTTAGCCCATCAATTATGTCTGACCTACAAAGCAGTTCATGTAGAGCAACATTCTCTTTCATTGCGATTATGAATTTAGGATTCACAAATGTCTCTCTTAAGTCATATTTAGATTTTACAGTAGCTAACTCTGCATCATATTCCTTAGGAAGACAATATATCTCTGTAAACTTTACCATTTCATTCTCCTATATTGGTATATACATTTTTTTTACCAACCAGCCAGTATTCACCATCAAGATAGACCTCGTAGCACTTAGTTTCAACTTTAGTCACCAAAGCATTAGTTGGCTTTTTAATTCTTTTGTGCGCGCTGACTTGAGAGAACTCAAGATCTTCGCCATTGAGCTGGTAAACCATGACTTGTGAAGGTATGTAAATTAAATCTCCAGCATCAATCTTCACTTGTTGGCTCCTCAGGCAGCTGTTCGTTATTGGGCTGATTAATCGCCTGCAGCCATCCAGAGGTAATATTAAGTGCGTCCTCTATTTTTGCTTCAATAAGCTGTAGATCTTGTATTGTACTGGTTAGATTTTGTGCCATAATTTGATAATTAACTGGATTGAAATACAATTTTTGACTGCCATCTAGCATCTTCTTCCTGCACTCACTTAGTATGCCGTCAACAATTTTTGGTATCTCATCGATTGTTGAGGTATAAGAGACTTTTACTTTCATCATGCCTCCACTATAGCATTATTTGTAGTTATCAATGTTGAGGCGACAGATACTGCATTCTGTAAAGCAACGCGGGTGACTTTCGCTGGATCAATAATACCTTTTTCTAGCATAGGAACAATCTCTTTCTTGCTAAAGTCATATCCAGTGTCCCGATCTAAGCCGCTCAAGGAATTAATAATAATGTCACCAGATTCACCGGCGTTATACGCCATTTGCCTAATCGGCGCTTCGAGCGCGACGCGCACAATTTCGGCGCCTAATCTTTGGTCTTCATTTTCGTGCTCTACGACAAAATCGCGGCATCTCAGTAGCGCTGTTCCGCCGCCGGGAACAATACCCTCTTCTTGCGCAGCTGCAACAGCTTCGAGGGCGTCCTCAATTCTGTGCTTCTTCTCGATCATCTCTACCTCTGTTGGTGCTCCGACTTTAATTACAGCTACGCCACTCGAAAGCCTAGTGATTCTTGCTTGTAGCGAGCGAGCTTCCTCAAGATCGTCTGTCTGTTTTATTTCAGATTTAATTGAGTCAATCCTGCTTTCAATGGCTTCCCAATCAGCCAAGCCATCAACAAAAATAGTATGGTTTTTTAGCACCTCGGCTTTCTTACACGATCCCAAATCAGCCAACTTTACGTCTTGCAAAGACTTACCAGAGTCTCTACTTATAAAAGTAGCGCCAACTGATAAACACAGGTCCTTCAGTAACTCCTTACGTTCTTTACCATATCCAGGCGCTTTAACTGCTGCAACCTTCATTGAACCTCGGACGGTGTTCATTATTAATGCGGCCAATGCTTGTCCTTCAACATGCTCAGCAACAATAATAAAAGGCCTAGATTCTCTTGCCACCAGCTCTAAAATTGGTAAAATATTTTTTACATTGTCTATTTTGTGATCTGTAACTAATACCAATAAATCCTCATATTGAATCGCGTTTTTTCGTTCATTAGTAACAAATGCTTGCGCGAAATAACCTGAATTAAACTGAAAGCCTTCAATCACCTCTAAGCTAGTATCAGAAGACTTCGCTTCTTCAACTGTTATGGCACCGTCATGACCAGCTTGGTCTGCTGCTGTTGAGATTAATTTACCAATTGACTGGTCTCCATTCGCTGATATCGTAGCTACATGCTGCACTTGCTCTTTTGAGACAACCTCTTTGGAGATAGAGGCAATACTCTCAACAACTTTAGCTAAGGCCTTGTCCATCCCTCTTTTAAGCTCTATAGGTGAGCTGCCGGCAGCTAAGTATTTCTGGCTATCGCTGTACAAGGCGCGCGCAAGCACAGTTGAAGTTGTTGTCCCATCGCCTGCCAAGTTCGCAGTCTCGCTAGCAACTTGCTTAATTAATTGTGCTGCAGCATTTTCAAAAGGATCATCAAACTCAGTAAATTTAGCAACTGTTACACCGTCTTTTGTAACTATTGGATTACTGCCTTCCTTCGCCAGTAAGACGTTCCTGCCTTTGGGTCCTAGAGTAGCGGCAACATTATTTGCCAGCTTGTTAATTCCAGATAATATTTTTTTTTGTAAATCTTCGTTGTCGCAATATTGTTTAGACACTTATACCTCTCTTAGTATAGAATAAGCACATTATAATTTAAGTCAACAGCTTTTTTAATATTATTGCTCATCTTTTTGTCTAATGTATGTTCTCTGGCGCTGCTCAATTTGTCCAGCTGTCCTAGCAGCTTCAATTCCTTGAGACTTATCACCGCCAATGAAGTAGGCGTTAATCTCATTGGTTAGTTTTTCAACTCTAGAAAAAAGCTGGAAGATTTGCTCATTGAGAATCTCCACGTATTGTTCTGCTAATTCCCTCACGGCCTGCTGCCCAATCTTAATCTGTCCTATGTAGCCAAAACCATCCTGATCATAACGCTTAGGCTTATAGTACCTAGAACTAACAACAAATTGAGTCTCTCCAGCTGAACCTTCATAGCCAGACGTCCTAGTAATCAATTGCCAAAAATCATTTGGACTCTTGTCCAGCGCGGCGCGCAGCATTGCAATTGACTCTCTATAGGAGCGGTAGCCCTCATAAGTCTTAGCGCCCTGTGTTTTCCATCTAGAATCACCAGCTGGCAGTTTTTCAAACTTAACAGGCTCGCCATCCTTGTAGAGCCTGAAAGTTTTACCACGTGGCTCGCGGCCCTCAAAGTCGTCGACATCCAATAACTCTGCGCCAGCAAATAGCTCTTTAACATAATCAGAGTCGTAAGAGTTTAAAATCTTCTTATACTGATTTAATCCTCCCGGGCCTCCCTTAGCCCAGCGCTTGGCCTCATCAGTGTCCATCGCTATTGGATTATAAGCCTCATCCTCAGTTGCCGGCTCACGTTCAGCGGGGTTAGAGGTTAAATCCTTGGGCAAAAGAAGGAGCAAGTAATTTTTCTTGTAAGATAACAGTGATTCCAAAAATGTTTGCGCGGTAAAATCAAACTGAAAGAATCTAATTGCTTGTGATTCTTCACCGGTTAGAGCTGCAGCAGAGCCGGCCTCTTTGAATGTCTTCAAGCCAACAATATAGCTCATCTTTCCATCGCCACCGGCCTGACCAACATACTGATCACTCTCTGGATCTTGTTTAAGTCCGGTAGGATCAATAAAGTGATCTACTAAGTCTCGGTAGCTACCATGCACGTCACCGGGATTCTCACCCAGCAGCTTTAAGCTAACAGGATTCTTATCATTATCAACTAGATCTTGAATGCCTGCTGTACCAGCCGGCACCTGTGTACCACTTAATAGTGCAGCTAAGAAACCTTCAAATGCAAACCCTGCTGCAGATGCGTTAAAATGCAACAAAATATTAGTTAATGTGTCTAAAAGAACAATGTGCGAGAGAATCTCAGATACATCTTCAGTCACTGGTGGACTTTCAATAAATTCATTGATATATTGAATTTTTTCAGTCAAATTATTGCCCTTTGCAACAATCCTAGACAGCAAGTTTTGAATAATCTCTCTGTCCTTTGTGCCTTCTTTTCCCCACATTTTTTCAGAAATTCTGATGATTGGTAATCTTAGAGTTACATCTTTCTTTTGTTCGATTAATAAACTAGAGCCAGCAACATGCTCAATCATCTCCATGATGCTTCCCAAGCTTACCTCGAAGGGCTCTGCTTTATAATAATTTTGTTTTAAAAAATTTAAATCTTCCTGATTCATAAACCTACCTCTTCTATGTAATTAGACAATAATATCAGCAATTCCTAAATTAACGGCCTCTTCAGCATTAATATAAACGTTTGTCTTTTTATCCATTAGTTTTTTAATATGCTTCTTGGTCATATCTGTCTCTTCAGCCAATGCATTAATATACATACTTTGAGTCATTTTTGTCTCAGAAAATTCATTTTCAATATCTGCTATATGACCATGCTGGCCAGCTACAACACCATGTATCATAACTCTGCAGTGTTTGCCAATCCTTCTTTCGCCCTTTGTGCCTGCTGCTAGCAGCAACACACCTGCTGACATTACTTTGCCTAAACCATGAGTGTGTATAGGAGTGCGCTCTCGAATCATCCTCATGGTGTCATAGACTGAAAACATCTCAGTTGCTTGGCCACCATATGTTGAAATATAGAAATCAATTGGATCAGCAATAAAGCTTTCAATTGTATTGTCTTCGGTGCTCATCTGAACTGTTGTGTTAGTTGAAAAATCCAAACTCAACAAAGCGTATACAACTTCAACGCATTTTTCTTCGTTAACATCTCCGTATAATGCTAAAGCCCTCATTTCAGGCCGCTCGGAGGCAACGCTTAGCATGGACAACAGTTCATCAGTTTCGTTGTCTTTTTTTTCTTTTTCCTTTTCTTTCTTTTTTTCCCCTAATTTAACGACCATTTAATATACTCCTAATAAAATTAAAAAAAAAGGCAGAGGGTAACCTCTGCCTTGATATCCATCGTGCAACAAAATCCTAATTAAGAATTTTTTCTACTGGCCTGAATTAGCCTTCGGGCAACGCGGCGTGTTACCTCATTCACAAATTCCTCACCTAAGGTATCATCTTCCTCTAAGGTGTAGTCCTCTTCCATAGGAGGCTTCTCTTCATCGTCTGGCGCGCCCATGTCTGGTGGAGGACCGCCTGCATCCATGTCCGTTTCCATGTCAGCGTCGGCGCGCGATAAGTCCATAGGACTGTCTTCTATACCATCGACATCGTCTGCACCGTCAGCGTCGATCTCTGCCTCTGGCGCAGCGTCACCAAGTTTTGCTTTTGCAGCGTCCATGACCATATCTAAAATATCCATGACAATATCTTTTGCCATGTCTGGATCAACATCGACTGGCGCATCGTCAGCGCCACCTGCATCATCAAGACCGAGGTCATCGTCTGGTGCGTCGGCGTGCATATCTTCTGTCACGTCATCTTCATAAAGGGCCTCTTCAACAGGATCTTTATCTTTGCCAGCATGCTTCATCCCTTCAGCAGGGTCTTCATGCTTGTCCTCTTCAAGAGAGTCTTCTTCCATGCCGTAAGTCTCGTTGAGTCTAGAGATAACACCGCCAGCTAGTGGTGTCAAGTTAGCGATTTTCATCATTTTGCGAATTTCTGATTCATTTAAAAGTTCTTTACTCATTTTTGTTCTCCTAAAGATGCTTCTGGCAACATATTAAATAGCTTCATCTTTTAATAAATGACTTATTTTTTTCAACGCCTTATCTTGTATTTGTTTGACCCTCACAAAACTAATCCCTAGGCGATCAGCTATGTCTCTTAAAGTCATATCATCATTCTTATCTAGTGTTTCAATTAAACAATTATATTCTTTCTCATAGTCAATCCAATTTCTGCAACTTGAGTTCTCCTTTGGGCATGCCGTCTTCAGCTTTCGACATGCCTTCAAACAGTCTCTCGCTACTTCGACCCCTGTTTGTGGAGTAACATTAAAAGATGAATATCTTTTCTTTGGCATCATAAGCCTGTCTCCTGTTCTATGGTATCAAATATATTCTCTATCTCATTTTCATTAATTGAAAATTTTTTTTCTATCTCAGCAGTTGATTTTCTTATTTTATTTATTTTTGCCCTTTTACTCTTGCCCTGAATCTGGTTGTCTTTTTTGTATCTTGTGATGAAAGAGTGTATAAGTTCATCATTATTTATATAACCAGTAACCATCATCCTAAAAAATTGTGATTGTGTAATTTCATCAAACTGACACCTTATTCTCAATTTTGTTTGACGATCTGGGCTATCATAAAACATTATTTTTTTTCTATTTTTAACGCTAGGCGCACTAGAGTCTCCCAATGTTTACTTCCTCCACAAAATATGTGTGTTACTCTCAAGCTGCGCAGCTGAAGATTGAATTACAAAGCTAGCTGAAGATCGTAATTGCTGCAGCGTTCGTGCGCCGGTGTAAGATAGCCCACTTCTGATACCACCTATAATATCTGCAAAAACATCCTCAACTGATCCCCTGTAAGGAACAACGGTTGCAACTCCCTCCGGAGTAGAATTCTTACCTCGCCAGGCACGCTGTGCCTCCTTTGAGGCCATTCCCCGATACTCTTTAAACTTCTCGCCGCTAACACTAGTAGAGATTTTGCCTGGAGTCTCATCTGTGCCAGCCAGGATGGATCCAACCATTACAAAATCTGCGCCTGCGGCGAGGGCTTTAACCATGTCTCCAGTGGTTTTAATACCGCCATCAGCAATAATTTTTGTGTCATAAGTTGATCTAGCGCAATCAAAAACACTTTGAAGCGTAGGTAAGCCATGCCCAGTGACTATTCTGGTTGAGCATATGGAGCCACCTCCAATACCAACACGAATTGAGCCTGCGCCCCAGCTAGCTAAATCATTAAATGCACCTAAAGTAGCTACATTGCCGGCCATTAAGTGTATCTCGCCAGAGAACATATCATTTAGATTTTTAAGGCAGCGCTCCATCAAGGCATGATGGCCATGGGCTACATCAATGCACAACACTTTTGCTCCAGATTTTACTAAGGCGTCTGCTCTCTCAATATAATCACCAGTCATGCCGATCGCCGCACCAACATTGCTAGCTCCAAGCAGCCAAGACTTGTAAACTAAATCAGCCTGCTCTTCAATTGTATTATATCTGTGTATAATTCCTAGTCCACCATGTTTGTCTATGGCAGCTGCCATATCTGCGCCTGTAACCGTATCCATAGGGCTAGAGATCAAAGGCATGTCCAGGCGTATAGAGTCCTCTAAACTACTCCCAATGTCTACCTCTGTTCTGCTTTGTATATCAGAGTATTTTGGTGTCAGCAATACGTCATCAAAAGAATATGTTTGTTGCATCTTATCTGTCCTAAAATCCATTTGGGGTCCACTCCTCTTCTTGTATTAGTTTAGCAATGCTATCATTTTTTTTTGGATACTGATCTCGCACATCTAGTTCAGCGAAGCTATGAACATCCCTTTTGTCAGTGCTACCTAAAGCTCCAGAGCCTCGCTCTGATATAGTAATACCATGCCTATATAGATCTTTTTCGGGCACCAACTTGGGGCGAAAGTGAACAACCGGGACTAACACTAATTGTGCTATCTTTTCGTCTCTAGATATATATTGTACCTTCCTGCCAATATTATGAAGGTCGATAAAAACTTCACCGTCATAGCCACTGTCAATAATATGCGCGCCGACAACCAATGATCTTTTAGCGCCCATGCTAGAACGATTGCAAACCTGCAGCATGTAGCCGTGAGGCACACCAAAGCTTAAGCCAGTTGGTAAAAGCATATTTTCACCCGGCTTAATCGATGCTGATGAAACTTGAGGGTCTTTTGGGCAATAAAAAACATCTAAGCCAGCGTCACTCGGATTTGCTCGATCCGGGCATTTCGCACCTTTCCTTCTCTTGTACTCTAAAATCATTATTAAACTCCTCTATAATTTTGTTTGCTTTGCCCCAACATTTAGGGCAATATAATCTTACAACTTCCTCTCTTTCTCTTACAACAACCTTCCAAGTCATAGCATGCTCCTTAGATTTTTTGTCGTAGGGCTCGCTGCATGCTGAACACTCGGTACCAAGCTTATCGAACATAAAAAGCTGCTGCTTCATCAGTTTTTCAATTTCTTTTTTTTCTTTTTTAGCTTTATTCCTAGCCACTTTTCTTTTTAAACTTCCCATTACTCGTATTCTTCTCTTAGAAAATTAGTATAGGCAAACTCTCCATATCTCTTGATGGCTTCCTGGTCATATGCTCTAGCCGCTTCCTCTTTGGTAGAGAAGTACCCTAGTTCCTTTCGATTGCGAGAGCGGTGTCCAATTCGGGCCCGCCATCGATTGCCATTTTTATAGACACCTTTCAGGCCAGATTTTGAATTTTTTTGCGGAGGCTTGTTTGCATTATTTTGAGCATTTGTACATACGCGCAAGTTTTCTCTCCTGTTATCCAGGCCATTGCCATTGATGTGATCAACCTGCATATCTTCAGGCGGGCTCATCAACAGACGATGAAGGAAGATAGCCTTTCTCCTTTTTCGAGTCTGGCCCGGGCGGTCGGAGCGAGGAATACGATCGCCTCTTGGGCAGTCGATGTGTGCTTTAACGTACACTTTGTCACTACCCTTGTAGTGATTGAATTTTGCCCACCATTTATATTTGCTAACAATCGGCCAATCATCTTCGTCAATGATTGCAATTTGATCGCCGTACTTTGGACTCTTAAGAATGATTTCTCTGGTTTTGTTTTTCATAGTTTTATCCTAATAGTTTAAATGTGTGACGAATAGATCTAGTGCTAAAGCCCCATTCGTCACTGTGATCGAGCTTCGCTGCGTAAGGCCTATTAAGATGGATCTGGTCATCGTCTTTAATACCCCAACATTTAATTGCTGTTGTAGTCGACGTATTGTCAATAACCTTCACAATCCAATAAGTCTTATCGTTTTTAGTTTTCTTTTGAATGACCTCTCTTGGTATGAACCAAGCCACCCCAAGAGCTTTATCCCAGTTGCCTAGAGCAGGCACACAATGCCTCTCAATTGACTCTCTAATTTGTCTAGTCAAAACAAGGTCAAACGGGAACATGCCTGTCAAATCAGAGACATATTCAATTTTTTCTTCACGTGAAAAATCCTCCTCTGGAGAATACAGCTCAATATTTTCTAGTAATTTCTTCTCTGTCTTGGGTTTATCTTGCACACAAGACATCCAAAAGTGCTTGCATCCATTAAATCTATCATCAATAATACAATCTAAAGCGCCAGACCTACAGAGAACATCCAAAGCCTTCTTACCTAGCTTTGCATGGACAACGTTTTTATTGAAGATGATATCCTCTATCTTGGTAAATGGCCTATTCTCTAGGATCTGATCGATAGCTTTGTCACCTAGGCCCTTAATAGAACTAAAAGGCTGAATTAAAGTAACGCCATCATCACCGATCTCCCAATGACGGTTGGAAGTATTAATATTAATGTTCTCAATGTAGAAACCCATTTTCTGTGCGATCGCAATTGCAGCCTCCTTTTTAGACTCAGGCTCTTTATCCAAGAAAGCAGCAGTCCAGCACTCTGGGAAATAATTTAGGAGCCAAGCACACTGGTATGATAGGATAGAATAAGAAACAGCATGAGACTTATTAAAGCCATATCCAGAAAAATATTCAAACTTTTGCCATAAGTCTTCTGCGTCTTCCTTAGCCATCCTGTGGCCAACGCAGCCCTTGATAAATCTATCTCTGATACTAATCTTCTCTTCATTGCCCTTACCTGTTCCTTTCTTTGTTAGAAGCTTTCTTAGCTTGTTGCCTTCCTCTAGAGTAATGCCATCACCCAGCTTGTGAGCCAGCAATGCAATTTGCTCTTGGAAAATAAGAAAGCCGTGTGTTTCTTTAGTTACTTCTTCAATAATGTCATTGTGATAGAAAGTATCTCCGCTTCTCTTTGCCTTCACATAAAGCTTGTCGACTCCTGCACTTAGAGGCCCTGGACGATAAATAGATGTAATAGCAGAAATATCAATAATATCTGTTGGTTTTGACTTCATACTAAGTCTTTGCGCTCCAGTGTTAGTAAACTGGAAGACGCCAGCAAACTTGCCTTTATGAAAGATATTCTTGTATACCTTCTGGTCATTTAGATCGATCACATCGGGATGTAAATTCTCATCGTAATACTTCTTGACATCTTCAAACGCTGGGTTGGCAATGTTTTGATATCTTTTGAGGACATGCCCAATAGCAGACTCAATCATCTCTAGTGTAGAAAGCCCAAGCAAATCAAATTTAATGTATCCTAAAGGTTCTAGGTGTCTGACATTCTGACCTTCAGACCAGGGAGTCTGAATCACGCCTCGTGAGCAAATCAGCGGCATATGCTTGTCTAAATCTTCGCCAATGACAACGCCACCTGCATGCCTGCTAGTCGAGCGTACCTGACCAACAAGAGCCTGAACGTGAGTTTTGACGTCAGGATACCTCTCTAAGAATGAGATAAGAGATTCTGAATATTTCATAACCTCCTCGAAGTTTGGTGTATACATGCCGGCTCGAATTCCACGGTCTGCCTTAGCTTTTGGCGTTGCCTCGCGGACCATCTTGCCAGTGACCGCATTAACCTCTTTAAAAGGAATGTCATAAAGCTTGCTGATATCTTTAATTAAAGATCGTAACTGCAGCGTATTAAAATTGGAGATAGGTACAACTGTAGTTTCGCCCCACTCATTAGCCAAAATTTCCTTAAGACCAAATGCGTCACTAACGTCATAATCAATATCTGGATAATCGGTTGCATCAGAACGCAGAAAGCGACTGAATAGTAGACCGTACTTAATCGGATCAACCTGAGTAATTCCAAGAACATAGGCGACTAGAGAGCCTGCTGCAGAGCCTCTACCTGGACCTGCTAACATATGTTCGTTAGCAGTGTCGCTAATCGCCTTCATTGTTAAGAAGTATTTTGCAAATCCGCGCTCATTAATTACAACAAGCTCATGCTTCAAACGATCGACATATTCCTGATTTTCCTCGTAGCCAAGCTTGCGCAAGCCTGAAATTGATTCCTTGATGAGAGTCTCCGCTGCAGAGGCGCCTTCTGGCACAACAAATCCTGGAAGACGAACTGTGTCGTCTGGCATAAAATCTTCGATACGATTATTGGCTATCCAGTGTGTCTTAACGATAGAGTCATAAACCAAGTCATCATTATATACGAACTCGCACTCTGCAGAGTATTTCTTGTATGCTTCCCACATTTGGTCGCCATTTTTTGGATACAGCTCCATGCCCATTTCGTCGACATCAATTGGAAGCTCTGATTTGGCCCACTCAGGAAGCTTTGAGCCCAGCCAACCTAAACGCTTGTAAAGCTCGCGGTCTTTCCAAGCCTCAGGGCTAGGATAGTGGCTATCAGCTGTTGAAATAAGCTCAATACCAAATTCTTCGTGCATCTGAATAACATATTGATTGAGCTTGTGCTGATTGGGTACATTGTTCCATTGAAGCTCGCCATACCAGCGATCACCAAGCACCTCCATCATGCGCTTGGTTGTCTCACGCATAGCATTAAGGATAGCCTCTTCGCCATCTTCTTGATTATCCCAGAAGTTCCTAGCATAAACACCGCCTAGGCATGCCGATGAAGCAATGATGCCTTCGCCGTGCTCTTCAAGCATCTTATAATCTAGGCGAGGCTTGGTATAGAAATTGTCACCACGATGTGAATCAGAGACAATCTTAAAGATATTGTTGAGGCCTGTCTGATTTATAGCTACCAGTACAATGTGACCCTTCGAGTTGACTTTGTTTTTAGTCTTGCTTTTTGAAGCGCTTTCGTCTTCAATAGAAACTTTATCCGTATCATTGATAATTTTTCGCGCCTTCTTTTTGTCCGCTTTAATTCTTTCATACTCTTCCTTCCACTCTTCGATCGAAGGCACAAAATATGCCTCAACGCCAAAGATTGGCTTGAAGTCTTTGCCTTCAGCTTTCATCTTTTTAGCATGCAAGACTTGATAAGACATGCCATTCATGTTACCGTGATCAGTCAGAGCAAGAGCGTTCATGCCATTTTGATATGCATAATCCATATGATCTTGAGGATAGCCAAACCCATCAAATACGGAGCCGGCCACACTATGCGCATGTAGGCCCACGAAGGGAATCTTGCTTTTTGTTCTTGCATTGTCTTGCATTGTCATATTACCTCTTGATGTCATATGTAAAGATAATAAAAACAATACTAAATCAGTAAATCTATTTATCTAATTCATTGTTTTTTTCGAACAGAAATAAGGCCATGGCATCAAGATTATATCGATCAGGTATGCTAATTACTGGCAACAGCGCGTGTATCATAAAAATTAGTGAGGAGATTGATAATCTCCATGAGATACCCATGGCAAACAAAAAATGCCCTAAATATGAGATTTCATTTTCTTTCAAGTGCTTAAACATTTCTTACTCCTCGTCATAGCCGATTTCATTCCATTCACGGCTCTTAAGTATTTTTGGTTTTGATATTTTACTTTGTGAAAGAAAGTAACAGTAATCAGCCCAATTATCTAGATTATAATAGCAGCCAATGCTTTCTTTTTTATAACCACTAATATTTAGTGTCTCAAAGGTCTTTTTCATATCAAATTTTCCATAACAATATCTTTTTTCAACAGCTATTTTTTCCTCTCGTTTCTTGGGGTTCTGCCAGATCCCGTTTGATCTGGTATAAGCCTCGGAGATCAATTTCTCTACTTGACTTGAATCTAGGGTGAACCCCAAATAGAGGTTGTCGGTAAAGCAATCACCATTATATTCTAAAGCGACACTATCTTTTGATATAACTTTTCTAATCTCCCTGGTAACACTTGGAGTGTAGTAGCCATAAGGCCAAGATATCCAAAACTGGTTGGGGGCTAAATGCGCGCTGACTTTACTTAATATCTTATTTGCTGAGTAAGCGCCATAGATTGCAGACCAAGATAAGCTATCCCTTTTGTTAAAGTCTCTAATATGCACTGGAATGTAATATATTCTAATTGGCCTTTTAAAATCTTGCTTGTTAAATTCAAAATGCCTGTAGTTGTAAACAGGATCTTGAACTAGCTCACCGACTTGATACCTAATTAGGGGAGTAACATCGTCAGCGCAGACAATCCATATTGTGCTGCAGCCAGCATATGCGCACTCAAGCACAGAACGTTCTATAGCAAGATAGTTTGGTGCAATCGGCATGAGACTTTCATGCCATGGCATATTAAAATTAGTCTTAATCCCAGAGACCGGTATAATTCCTGCTAGCTGTTTTTTCATTTGTAAACTGGGTAAATGTCCCTTTTCCAGAGTGTCATCCTAAGATTTTCAATGCCTCTTTTCTTAAAAAGATCAAAAATCTTAAACTTTGCCATTGTATCACTGTAATCAAAGCTTTTTAACTGCTTAGCAGTTAAAAATGATTCACTTAATAGGTCCAAGTATTTCTGATTGCCGTCGATGCGCCGGCTTTTAAAAAGTTTAATATTATTAACAAATTTATCTTGTGTGTGAATTGTGTCATACGACAAATCATATAAGCCCTGACAGTCGAACCAATCTACAACACGATACTCCGAGAGCGCGCGTTCCAGAAAGACACCCTCAACATTTTGATCATCAAGTAAAATAATTTCTTCATAAGCTACATAAAATGTGCTTTGCTCAGTGATAACTTTTATAATTTTTTCTTGCTCATCAACCCTCAAAAGATTTGGAAGTTGAAAAAATGGGCATAAGCCTAAATTGTAAAGGTCATACACTTTGCTTGCCCATTCTTGCTCAATGTCGGCTTCATAAGAGTGATGGTGTGGGGCTCTGTTTTTAAATAGAAAGTATTTATTTTGCCAGGCTAGTTTTACAGCGTTAAGATCTGAGCCGATCACAACGGTTTTGACTGTAAAATCAACATCCGGACTTTTTATTTCGCTCATAGCTACTTGACTTTCTAATGTTTGAGTGCCATTTTTTGAGCACCCTGTAAAAAAGAGGGCGCTCATTGCAGCGGCCGCCTTTTTTTGGTGCCCGGATTGCAGTGGCCCAGGCAGCTAGCCATCTTTTCGTATTATTTTTAATTTTACACTGATTGGAGACTTTAAAGTACATCTTTCGCACGTGTTTCATATATGCATTTGCAGCAGGAGTAACATCCCTCCTATTAATCTTATAGGCCTTCTCCCACCATGGCCACATCTGAAAGAGTCCAATTGCCATAGCGCGTTTTTTTCTGAAATCTCCCTGGGCAGCTGCCTCATAGCCAGATTCATGGCATGCTGCAGCCAAAAGCATGCCTCTAAGTTCATTAGGAAGGTTATACTTCTTCTCAATCTCTATCAAAGTTGCCACGATTTTTTCTTTTTCTTTATCAATTTTTTTTGCCCATGGGCAATTAAAAATAGCTTCATCGCGTATTTCATCGTATGTGATCACATCTTGAGTTGTTTTTAAGTTTTTCTCTATTGGCTTCAAAAAATGATTAGCATATATACTTGAAGGCGTTAGCACGATAAGTGCAAAAAGTAAAATTAATAATGGTTTCTTAAACATAGCTACTCTTTTGAATAAAATCCTATCACGTTGTTTTCAGTAATTAAATAGTACGTTTCGCCGAAAAAGGACGCCTGTTCGAGCAAGTGTGCCGGCACCAGCACCTTCATGCCAGATCGCAAGATAGAATTTGCATTTGGTTCTACAATTGTGACCAGTTTATAAGGCCTAGCATCTACCTCTACGTCCTCCGGGACAAGGACAGCGACTTGCTGCTTTTCCTCCTCTATAGGCTCAACAACTAAATATTTTCCTAAAGGATAAAGCATTTTAAACCCCTACATTCTTTGAAAGCTGGTCAAAGAACTCGCTAAACTGATCGATATTATCGCCTTTAGACAACATCCTAAACGCACGCACAGCTTGCCTCATCTCATCTTTTGTGAGCCAGCCATTCTGCACATAGTTTTTACGTAAATCTCTTTTATGTTCTTTAAAAGGCTCCATTTCGTCCTCTACTGCTTTAAATGCCTTAATAAACTCTACTACATAATCTTTTGTTGTTAAATCACTCATTATACTCCTCCTTTGTGAGTCTTAAATAATATAAGCACGAAAAATTAAAATTAAAATATTTCACAAGCTCCGCCTGCACAAGCTAACTCGCCAGATAAATTAGTGTCATCTTCAATCTCCATAATGTTCTCTGTGTTGATATCTTTCAAAGAGTTTAAAAGAACCTGAAATTTTTCTAAAGAACAATCTTCAAAGGGTGCTTGCTTATAAGTGTGGTCTGAGTATGGTAACACTGATAGACCATTGTAGAAATTTCTATTTTCCCACATCCACTCGCCCACATCAATCCACTCGGCGTCTTTTATCGAAATGGTTGCCGAAACATTATGAGTGTTTTGTCCTCTTCTGTGACCAGGTTGAACCCACTCCTCTGTCACTCGTTTAACTCTTTTCAATAACTGCAGTGCGCTTTCAGATCTTGTTATTGCACTATCAGGAGATTTTTGGGGCACTTGAATGACTGCAGTGTCATGAGGACGAAAATACTCGTCCTCAATTAATTCTGGATGGTACATCGAGAGATAATTATATATTGCCTCATTCTTCCCAACCCTTAATCTCCGGATATAGTAATCACTATGCCACGCATGAATGCCTGAGCTAGTACCTAAAGTTAGAGAAGTTGTCCCAGCCGGCTTAACACAGGTGGTCCTAGCTGCTGGCTTGATACCAATCTTTTCAGCTACGCGCTTATTTTCTTTCTTGATCACTAGTGAAGCTGCCTTCATATCAAGTTCTAGAACCTTACCAGACGCAATTCCAGTCATGGAAACACCGATTAGTGCATCTTTCTCAGTATTTCTTCTCCATATGTCACGTAAATAATGAAAATCAGTATAGCCTGCTTGCAAGGTGCCTATAAAAGCTGCTACGCGGGCTCGATTCTCATACTCTTGCTGAGTTTCTAGATCAGAGGCATTGATTTCTGTTAAGTTACAAAACTGGTATGGACGCAAAGCGATTTCGCAGCAAGGATTTGTGCCCCAGTCTTTATCGTTAGACAAATAAAAGCCAGGCTCACCAGATCCAGCCTCTTTAATCCGCTCCCAAATATCCATGAAAAACTCGCGAGTGATAAGATGCCTCATCAATGCAACTGAATTGTTTGCTCTGCCTCTTTGGGGATTTGCTTCCCACCAGTTACCAGCTTTTGCGGCAAGCATCTCTTCATCGTCTGCGGAAAAAAGTGAAATAAGAGCAGCCCTACGGATCCCCCCGGCAAGAACAGCATCAGCAATATGGCAAATGATATCATGTACTTCGATAGGTTCAAGCTTGTCACCATTATCCTTTTCTTCAAGTATGCCCTGCACCTTGAGGAGACATTCTTTTAACGGCTGAGGGCCGGGAGCTTTACCTCCACTTGTAACTAGTCTGCTACCCTTCGGACGGATATCAGAAAAATCAAATTTTATTCTTGAGCCGCCTTTAAAATAAGATTGCATTAAAATTTTTATTGAATCGGCCCATCCTTCGATTGAATCTCCGATAAGAAATCTTCTACTGCGTTTTGAATTCGGTTTCTGAATTTCCGGGAGCTTATCAACATGATGCCTTTGGACAGAATATCCAACGCCAGTGCCCCCAAGAAGGAGAAACATGCACTCAGAAAAAGCAGAGAGATGATCGACAGGCATGTAAGCACAGTTGTATACCCGGTTAGGTGCCACTTCAATTGGCTTGCCCCCAAACTGCATGGAGCGCATTGACGGTAATACTTTTTTTTCATAGACATAATTATATGCATCTTCTATTTCCTTCCTCATATGAGGATACTTTTTAATATGCATCTTTTTATTTCTGGTAACTAATTCCTGCCAAGTCTCTCTTCTATTGAGATCTGGTATATACCTAGAATATTTCATGTGTACTGTAATATCTGATAAAATTTTATTTTGTAATTCCACTATAATACTCCTTTTAATATCTTTTTTTTACTGATTGTTTATATTTGGTTTTTAAAGCGTCGGCTAAATCTCCAGGACTCATTGCTGGTGATACGATCGGTGATTCTACTTTTGCCAAAACTTTTATTTGCACATTGCTGGTGTCCATAAAAATAGGAAAAACTAATCCATCAGGACCATTACGATTTTTTGCTATAAACATCCTACCAGTGTTGGAGTTTCTGTCTTTAATTGTTCGTGATATTGAACAAATAAAATCAGACACAAAACACTTATTAAATGCTTCAGATATTGATTCCATAGTCACCACTTCTGCGTTCAATCCCGTCCTATTTGTTTGGGAGGCTGTCCATATCGGACATTTAAATTCTTGTGCAATTGCCCTTAGGTTTTCATAAATAGACTCTAATTCATTGCGCTTCTCTTTAAAATTTGTCACGGGTCGAAGCAAATCAGCGTAATCTACTAGAATCATATCGATTTTGTGATTTGTTTTTTTTAATTTTTCTAGATGCGATCGTATAGTATTTGTTGAGGCGGTTTTTGTTGGATATTCTTTAATGATCAATGATCCTTGCAGGTCGCTAATTGCCTCCAATACTTCATCTTTTTGGCCGAACAAAGAGCTAAGAGGCACAGAGCTAATACAGCTATCGTAACGCTGGCCTGTAACGGCTTCTGACAGCTCTAGCGTGTAGTGTACAACATTCTTGCCATTTTTAAGTGCTTGGGCGCCTAGATGAGCTAACACCATAGATTTGCCGGCGCCTGTGGGGGCAATGACAACTCCTAACTCACCAGAACCCAGTCCTTTTTTAGTTAAAGCATCAATCTTCTCCCATCCAGTTGATATGGGATTTCTTGCTTTTATCTCATATCTTGTCTCGAAGTCTTTTATAAAGTCATGTCCAAAATCATTGTCCATACCAAGATTAAGCGCTTCATCAATTACCTTACGAACCTGATCATATGAAGAGTTCTGAATCAAATCAACGGATTTCATTAAGGCCTCTTTTAGCTTCTGCTTTTTGCAAAAATCTAAGCTGGTGTCTTTAATATACTGTTCATCTTGTACGCGTTTAATACATGTCCTGGCAAAATAGTCCCGTACCTGTTTTTTTACCGCATCATTGCATTCTTCTAATTCATTCCTTAGAATACTAGGCAAGATACTATTTGTTGGGTGCACTCCATATTTTCTACGATATTCATATATTTTTCTTACAAAAACTCTAAGATATGAAAGCTCAAAAAATTTTGTATCCAAGACCTCCTCGATCTGATCTGCAAAAGGTCGGTCTTCTAAAATTAATTGTGCCAATGTCTCTTGGAACTGCTTCCCATATTTTGAGAAGTCCACTTCTCTAGTCATAAATTTTTTCCTCGCTTGTTTAAATACTTTAGGAACATTTCATCTATTGTCTAATGAGATTCTATTAAAGTCTTGGAACAACTCAATAAAGTTTATCTCCCCAAAGCCATCTTTCAGCATCATCTTCAATAACTCAGTTTTGTTAAATGATAAATCTGGGTCGCCTAAAGTCTCTTTTATTATATTTTTTGAGTTTATAGATAATGAAGGCGCATAAAGTTGCATCATCTTATAATTCCTGCTAATCATATCTTTTGACTCCAAGATCTTAGTGTAAAGCTTAAGCTGCTTCTCCTCAAGCATTTCTTCACAGTGAGCATAGATATCTGTTGTTGTTGCTGCATCTATATTCTTTAAGAAGGGAAATCTGTTAGCTACAACCTTGAGGCCGGCTCCGGGGACGCCTTCGATATTGTCAGATTTATCACCAACAATGGCGCGCGCTAAGGCAAAATTATTAGGGTGTATTTTAAATTTATCCACAATGGAATTTTCATTTAAGATCTCTTTTTGAATTGGGCGGTATTGAACCGTCTTAGAATTCAAAAGTTGAAAAAAATCTTTATCACTGGATATAATTAATTTTTCATAATCCTCAAACGCCTTAAACTGCGATATATACGCAATGATATCATCCGCCTCGGTTGAATCAAACATAAATTGAATAACGGGCATTTGATTAAAGTATTCGATTAGTCTAGATTGCTGCCAAAATTTATTCTCCATCTCTTGCTCGGGAGACATGTTTCTGACTGCTCGGTTAAGTCTGATTGGCTTACGGCCAGCTTTGTAGTCTTTTTTGAGCTTCTTGCGTTTTGCAGATCCTCCAGCACCATCCCAGCAAATTATAATTAAGTCAACTGGTTTTGCTTCCCTGCAAATTTTTTGTATGCTCTGGATACAACCTTTAAGGGCACCGATTGGTGCACCATTAAGTGATAAGCTGGGATTAACAATATAGTTTCGAAAAAATAAATTTAGCTGATCAATAATCAGCACCCTCTTCTTAGCATGCATTAAATACCTTCTTGTAAATTATTTCTCTCTGGCGCCGAATCAATTAGCTTCCGGCCTGTAGATTCTGCTAACAACTTTATTCCATCTCACCGGAATAAAAGAAAACACACCATCTATTTTCCTAGCATCATTTGACATCCTGGCTAGATGCTGCTTGATTGAGCCAGGATGCACCTTAAAAAACTTAACTTTTAAAATAGTGCGCTCTGCAGTTGAGCTAACAGATTTTGCTGGGCCGGCGACTGTAACAACTGTAATTCCGCATACACCACGTAAGTTATCTGTTACTTTGGTGATATTTTTATCTCTATGGGAGCGTAGTACAACATCAGCTTCCCATAGTATTTCTTGAAAAGCTTCTTTCACTAGGCTTTTTAATTTATTTTTCATGCTCATCCTCCTAACAGAATAAGTAGTTTAAAGTTTGTACATTTTTATACTACCTTCATTAGTAATTTATTAAGCACTACTCTTCCTGATCAATATCATAGAAATCTTCCGCTTTACCTTGCTTGCTTTCAAAACGCATAATCACTTCCTCATCCATGATTTGAAGAATCCGATTTCTAAATTTTTCACCCTGAAGCTTTTCTTTCCATTTGGATGCTTGGAACTTTTCACTAGAGCCATCTTCATGAATTAAATTATACCAGGCGCCAGCTTGTTTAAGATTGTCAGATCCTTTCACGGCCTCAAACCAACTTTCTTCATCTTGGATTCCTACTTCACTACCCCATAGAATTTTAAAAGTACACTGACGCCCTTCTGTACCAAACCTACTTTTGTTAAGAGTTACTTTAACTTCTGACCCAACTCTATATCCATTGTCATCAATGATATATGAAGCTTTTGCTTTTCTTTTGGTTAGCCAGATTCGCAATGAGTATGCATAGTGCATCGCTTTGCCACCGGGGGTAACATAAGGAGTGGTCATAGCCTCTGCAATATTGCTAGTGATATTTGTTTTAAGCTGGTTAAGCACCAAAAAAGTAGATTTAGAAGCAGCAATAGGGACTGTTAGTTTTGACATGCCCTTTGCAAGGATCCTAGGTTTGACTGCCATTGATGATTGAGGGTTAAAATCACCCTCAACGTCACTAATAGAAGGAGTTAGGGCTAGACTATCCCAAATAAAAAGCATTTTATTTTCATGCGACCCAAGAAGCTCTTCTATTGTTTCTAGCACATATTCAACGCTTGGTGGATTTAAATACAATAAGTTATGAATATTGCATCCAGCGCTCTCCAAAAATTCAGAGGAGATAGCAGCTTCTGCATCAAAATATACAACATCGATGCCCATTTTTTGAGCATTGGCAGCAATCTGTGCAGCCATATAAGATTTGCCTGATCCCTCTAATCCGGCAATTTCAACAATTTTTCCTGTTGGGATCCCAGCTAGTTGGCCTCTGCATATCATGCTATCTAACCAGCGAGATCCGGTTGGGATCCACTCCGTTACATCTGTTGGATTATCTTTTGATAGGTCAAAAGCAACTTGAATGCCTGCCTTCTTGTTGATGAGACTTCGCATCTCATCTATACTTAATCTTCCCAATTTTTTTTGTTTTTTAGCCATGTTATTTCCTTTGCTGCTGGTATCTCCATAGTTACGTCTGGGTCTTGCAACTCATACATAACTGGTGTATATGTATTATAATCACGATTTAGCTGATCAGCTAATGAAATAAGCACAGGCTCTATTTTTTTTATTTGCCTTGTTACCTCTAATCGGTCTTGCTGGAGTTCAGATTTTATGCGTAACAATCTATTCTCCAGTATGGCACCAGCAGCTAAGCCTAAACAAAACAAAGATATCGCGACACCAGTGAAAAGTAAAGATTCCATAGCTACTAGTAACTAGTGTGCTATTTCTAAATTAAGACACCTGTAGACCCGTGCCTTCCTGCGGTATTATCTGACTAGTTGTCAGTAACACCAGTAGAAGTGTTGTTGGTATTACTGTTGCCAGTAGTGCCTTCAACATTTGTTGTGGTGTTGGTTGTTGTACTATTGGTATTGTTAGTATTAGTCGTTGTACCTGTTGTAGTTCCAGTGTTGGTGGTTGTATTAACAGGCGTAGTTGTAACATTGCCAGTAGTAGTGGTAGCATTACCAGTTGTATTAACAGTATTTGCACCATCATTATTTGTAGGTGTGCAACCTACAAGCAAAGCACCCGTAGCCATAACAGCCAAAATTCTCTTCATTAAAATCATAGTAAATTCCTTATATAAAAAAATGAGGCCTCTGTAAACCCAGGCCTCCCTGCGGTGGAGGACTATGTTCCTAAAAGCTCCGTAAAGGCACGGTCAACCTGGCTACTAACCTTGTTGCCCTCATACTTAACGGTCTCAGATGACATTTCTTCAGCGTCTTCCTCGGACAATAGATATTCATCTAGCATAGACTGCACTTGTTGTGGCGACTTGCGCTCAAAAACCTCATCAAAGTCAGGGATTGATTCCAAATAAGTATTAATTGTGTCGTTTGATTTTGACAACGGAGATGATTTTCTCCTAGGAATAATTGTAGTTTGCGGAAATTGCGCGCCTGCAGGCTTACCATAGTTAATCGTAAGGTCTGTGCCTTCTTTAACATCAGTGATATCTCCATATTCTGGATTTAAAACTAAATTGAGAAGCTCTTTATATGCAGTCTTTCCAAAGCCCCACAGGCGTACGCCTTTATCTTCTTCGCCTCGGACAACAACTGGCGCAAAGAATCGCTGACGAGCAGATAAGTTCTTAGCCATGCGGACTGAATCATCTGAGCCGTCCTTATAAAGTTGACGGATAAAATCATTCAGCGGATCATCTTCGCCAAAATTTTTCTTTGGGCTCAGAAAGCCTGGGTTCTTCCCCAAATTATAATGGAACCAATATTCTTTAAATGGATCGCCATCAGAGGTTGGTACGATTCGAATCGTTTGTTCGCCATCCTCTGGTTTCCAGAAGACGCTTTTGTTACTCCCGCCACGATTCTCTAGCGCTTCGCGCTTTGCTCTCATTTTTTCTAAATCTAAAGCCATTTTCTTCTCCTTTTTTTGCTATAAGCTATAGTACAGTCAGCTAATGTCCTGACTGGCTTGATTTACACACACATAATAAAAACTTATTTTTGAGTGTAAATAAAAATTAAACATATTCCTGTATAAAAGATGCACAGTGCTCAGAATAAACGTAATTTATATCATATGAGGTAGAATATATTGAAAAACCAGAATCTATATTATCATCTGCTTTATTTTGTATAAAACACCTTATATCATGAAGAGCATCTTTATCGCTTTCTACCCTATTAGAGCTTAAGCCAAAAAAATATTTCCGCGCTCTTGGATATTGCAAATCATATAATAACTTTTCTTTCTTTGTTTCATAATTAACAACCCCTAAAGTGCGTATATTTGAAGTAACGCCGGCCTGCGGCATACTGTTGAGAAGCGGCTCAGTATTCTTGAAAACATTAATCATATGGTAAGTGCTAGATATGACATTATTCATATCTTGCCAATAATTCTGTAAAGATACGCTCTCTAAAATATCCTCAACATTTTTATTGCATACCACGTACATCATGTCAAGTGCTGCAGATCTAACATATTGTTGTAGAATCCCATAAGTTGCTCTCTCATAGAGGCGTTTTTCGCCGGCTAGCTCACCATTATCAGGTTTTATATATAAAATAGTGACACTTCTATCTTTCATCTGTTCTAGAAGTCTTAGCGCGCATCCACTTATTTTGCTAGCGCCTGAAAGTATAAGAGTTATGTCACCTTTACATTTACGCAGGTTAAGGTTTTTATAATTTTTTTCATAATCTTCATGTGTCTCTTGATTGGCGATATGAATAAAGTTGCTATATCCCTTATCTTCAGAGGCGATTGAAAATATCTTGTATTGTGCATAATTACTAAAACTGTTAGCTAGTGCGCTACCTGCATCACCTAATCCTATTATGTTCACCTTAACCTCTTCATACTTCCATAATCTAAGCCAATGCTAATATTAGTCTTAAATTTTCCTAACTTAGTAGTTGAAAAAATATCTACCGCCTTAGTGATTATATCTTTATCTTCTTTGGCTAAGTCTAATATTAAACTATCGTGAACGCAAAAAGAAACAAAAGATCTCCTGCCCTTTAAAAATTTATCTACCTTTATCATCGATGTTAAAAATAAATCACTAGCAGTGCTTTGAATTAAATAATTCAAGGCTTTGGATTGGTCAACTTGTATTTGTCTATTATAAGGCGTTTTTACATGCCCGTTAACATAATATTTTTTTAAAGCTAACTCGCGGTTGAACCTATCATTTAGTTTTTTGTTAGATGCCTTTGGATTATATAGCCATGCAAATACTTTCTTTTTAGTCTGCTCTCTGGAATATTTATCAGAAAAGACGTCTTTTGCTATCCATGAGTGTAAATCATTTTTTGGCTGTAGTTCACCGACTAAGCCCAAGAATGCGCGTAGCTCAGCTGAGTTGTAATCCAGCTCAAGCAACAAATCATTTTTCGGCTTAATGGCGCTGCGTAACTCACGATTTAAAGTTAATATTGGGAAGCTGTTTGCTTTTGTTGCCAATCGACCGGTAACTGTCTTCCAAGGGCAATATGATATATTCTTTGATGAGTTTTTTATTTTAGGGAAACTATTTCTAACCTTTGGGTTATAAAAATTAAGTTTATCATATTCCAAATTTAAACTTTGCTTGTTTATTTTCTTAAGCAAAATAATTAAATCTCGCATTAAATCATGGTTATCAGGCTTCTTATAGTTTAAAAAAACCCAATCAATTATTTGTTCACGAATGCTATAAAAATCAATTAAAAACTGTGCTGGTACTGTGTCGTAGAGGCAAATATCATCTAAATTTATCTTTGATATCTTGATAGACCTCATCATGGCCCGGGCTTTTTTATTAATCTCGTCCCAATCATCCTTAATGTGATCAGGGCAAACCTGGCTTAAGCTTTTTCCAGCAGCCCAAACCTGAGCATATTGAATTTTGTCATGCATAAAATTATTCGTGGGAGCCCATGTTCTAGTTAGGGTGTGCTGGTCATAATCTTGGATAACTTTGCCATTACAAAATATACCATGACATTCTTTTTTTGAATCTAGTGTTTGAAAAAGCAATTTTACCTCTAAGTTGTTTTGCCTTTGGTGCCCGTTATGATTGTATCCCGTGAGTTTGTTGAATTAAAGGATACGCTCTCTTGTCGCAAGCGCTGGGTATAAATATCATCACCCACGCCATACCAATATTTTCCTCTTCTTAGAAACTTAGAAACCGGGGCGCCTTTAGTTAAATTATTAATGTAGTTTAAAGGTGCGTCATTGCCTAAATTTCTTTTGTGGTCAATCAACTCTTTAGATGCTATTCTGAAATACTTATCAATATTCTCATGGTCTGTTTCATACATCCTAGCCAACAACAAATATTTTGTAAAGTACTCATCATATTCTTGACTATCCAGATCCTCAAAAAAAGGAGGAGGTGCTTTATCTTTCCTTGTTAGCGTAATTTTTTTAGTTCGGCAGTCGGCGCCGGATGCTGGACGGTTATATTCTAATCTTTCATAAGTTCTATTTGATAGGTAATAAGCAGTGTAAAATTTTAAAAGCAGATCTTTTAGATTATATAGATCCTCCATGTGTGTCTTTGTGTAACAAAAATTAAATATACTATCAAAATCTAAACCATAAGAGGAGAGATATTTCTTGCCTCCTCTATGATCATCACCTGGACTAGCTGGAGTTGTATTATTCGGGTCACCGAGACCTGAGGCAATATTGAACACTAGCCTCCATGGCGCATTGATATCCACCATAAAACCAAACTTTCTAGATTCTGTCCTAATAAAACCAAAATTAGGGTCTGTCACATATTCTGTTATTTGCTTGTTGTTCTGTACCCCATGGGATCCCGGGGCTATCTCAATCATCAAGCCACTAACATAAGGTGGGCAGTGTTGAGACAACACATAGCCGGTCTTGGTGATTGGAAAATAATATGCATTTTCTGAGAAATATTTCATAAAAGATGAGCAAAAGGCTCTAAAGTCAATAATTTTCTCATGTTTCCTATCCTTCTTAAGATAAGAGTTTGTGAACTCATCGTATAACTTATTCTTATAGTGATGATAATTATACTCAATATCCCCTTGTTTGTAAGCTTTTTTAACAAGAATATCACTACTGTAAACACTTGAAGCGTCAAGATCTTGTGTATAAACTCTGGCTCTATAGTAGTTACGAAAATCTTGAAATGCATCAGAAACAAAATTTAAAGCAAGGTTAGTACTCTTGCCTCCGGATCTGGTGGCTTTAAGATTTGTCTCCTCAACTATTACTGCATCACCCGATCGGTCTATCTTACCATACAGAAAATGTTTTCTATGCAAATCAAAATACTTGACGGCCGGAGAATAAGGGAAGAAATCATTTAATTTTTTTTTGCTATCAAATATAGACTCGACAAGACCTGCCATTTGTTTTCCTCCTTAAGCAATTAACCTTCCACCTATGGCACCATGGCCCTCAAAAAATCCTTTAAGTTTTGTCTCAAAACCTCTTTTATCTATCTTCATTATTACGTTCTCAGCAAAATTATAACCACCTAGGTTTAGCTTGTGAGCAACAGAGTTTGAATTTCTTATATCTCCTAAGCCAAGCAAACTAGGATTAATATAATATCGCATGCCGGGTGTGTATATCGGTATACCAATTAATGTCACATCTGAATTGTAAGGAAAAACTAACTGCTCTAATTGATCTGAGTCTTGTGATTCAGCCATTGCGTGCAGCTCCTCAGCTCTAAAAGGATAAGTTACCTTCCTGAAAGATATATCTTTTAGCATGCCCATGTCTGAACCAATACTAAAGTGCAATATGCCATCTTTTTCATCTTCCACAGGACTTCCAGTTCTTTTTACTAGATGAGTAGTCGTGCTGACTTGAAATAACAAATAGTCAAAAGAAGTTTTTAAGCGAGCTTCAGAATTACCAAAAGAAATTAGTTTATTATAGTAATTGTTTATAAATTCAGGACCGTTAACATCAATATGTGTGCGTAAGGGCAAAAGCTCTTTAAATCTATAGCCTTTTCTGCCCATAACGTTGTCAACGGGGGGCCCTTTAGATTGTTTGCCGGCTAAAGTTAAAGTATGGAAAGAGACAGTTGACTCGCCAACTCTATGGCTTTCTCTGACAGCTCCACCAAGCGATGGGACAACCAAATCTTCAATTAGCTTCTTAACAAACACATATAAGCGCATTTTTGTTTCTTTTCTATTAACGATATTCTTCAAAAACCAAGCACGAAATAAATTGAATGCTATTGGAAATTGCGCGAGTCCCATTGTCTTAATTTGCCTTTGTGCGTTATAATACTCTAAGGGACCAAATAACATTCTCATATTCATTAAAGAATATTCTAAGCTATCGTAATCAACAGCATTATATTTGCTTGGTTCATAGGGCCATGGTTTATTTTTGGTGTCTGCTGGGAGATCCAGTTGTTGAAGCCCAGAATTTCTTGCTGCAAGCTCTACAATATCACCTAGAAAAAGGAAATAATATTGATGGCCATCGTCTGGAGTATCCAGAACTGTCCTTAGGCTTTCGGGTGCAGATCTTTCTCTCTGTGTTTCTTTTACTAAGCTTTCTGCCTCTGCAGCTGCAGTCCCTGCAGATTCGGCGCTGACGTCCTCTATTGTTATTATACGATCACCTCTTGTTACTCTGGCTGCAGTAGAGGTTTCCGGACTTCCTTCTTCAGGTGGAGACGCAGCATCGTCTTCTTCTCCCTCAGGATAGAATAGGCCCAGAGCATCTTCAATTTCAGCTGGATTAGCATTAATTTTGAGCAATCTGCTGCCAGATCCAGTATTGTTTCCATCTTCAGAAAAGCCAACTATTAAGTCTCTTGTAAAGGACGGATAAACTTGACTTTTGAATTCAATGGTTTTTTGTTTTATGACCTCCATCAATCTTTTAGATTTTCTCTTATTGCTTATTGTTCTAATGATTTTGTCTTCTCCGCTACCGGTGATGCGTGCCCCAGAACGTCCACGCTTGACGCCAGCAGCACTTAAATTGCTACTAAATGCCTTAACATAACATTGAAAAAAGAATTGATCGGTCTGAATCAAATTGTATATTTTTTCCTGTATTTCCCTATTATTTTTAATGCTTTTTTGCGCTTCGACAAGGAGAATTCTCATATCTCTAACTTTTTGCATATTGCTGCTATTATCTCCAGCTTCCGACTGAGCAACGGGCTCTAGAGAGCCGTCGTCTCTGACATTAAAACTATCTAGAAATATGCTTGTACTAGAAGCATCAGCAAGGTTTGCATCTATAAAAGATTTGTATTTAATACTAACAGTTACAGAGCCATCTTTAGCAATTTTTATATCATAATCTTGCAGCAACAAAGAAAGCATCATGTTCATATTCTCTATTTTTCTAATGTCTGATACTTCTGAAGGGCTCAGGCTTAAGCCATTTAGCTGCTCTAAAGATGGACTAGTCCAGCCAATCAGTATTTTGATCTGATAATGTTTTGGATTGTAAGTTTCCGTTGCGTCTGTGCCACCTATAATTGCACCAGGGAAAGCAAAAAGATCAAAATATCGCAGGCCACCTTTTTCAGGTGAGGGTTCGCCAGGAGGTTGAGCTTGTATGTCTTTTAGGGACTTAAAAGAAATTTCAAGCTTTGCGTTAATTTCTTTCTGAAAGGGACCATAATTAGCGCCTAAACTCTCCATCTGGAAAGACTTTAGCCCCACATTCCTAAAAGAAGGTCTGGTGCTTTCATATGCCAAATAATCTCTTGGGCTGGCAGCTGTTTCAATACCGAAGTTATCAGAAAATTTAAATTCCCTATAACAAGGGATTGGTAGCTTCACAGTCTTCATAGTTGAGCTGCCTTCTGTGATAGGCTTCTCTTCAACATAGCTTACCTTATAAATTCTTATCTTGGGCTGCATTAAAGATAGCACCGATGTCTTTATTCTTTTAAAAACTGAAAGATCCGGCATGCCACGTAGTTTGGAAATTATCTCATGTGATTCCCCCTGCATTTGTCTAAATGTTCTATAGACAAAACGATCGCTATTGCTATTATGCCAATTCATAATTTGATCTAAGTTTTTAGTTAAAATAAATTGTTCTAAGTTGTCTCCATTAAACTCAGAAATAGAATTAATTTTATTCTTTAAAGGTTCGGTCATGTTTTATACCTTAATATCCTATGTAATACATTACAGTCTCCAGAGGCACAGGAATGTAAATAATATCTCCATATTTTGCATGAAACTCTGTTGGTTTTTGATTGTATAGCGCGATGACCCACCACATTTTTGGGTCGTTGTAATACTGATCCGCTAGTTTAAAATATCTATCCCCAGTGGTCCAAATATGGTTTTTAACTTGAAAGTTTACTGTATCTTCTGAAGTCGGGTGTCTAAAAGTTGGAGTGGCATATTGTGTAATATTATCCTTACCTCTGCTTTTTAGATATCTCCTATAAGCCTCGGCAACATTTGTAAATATATCTTGATTAAAATATCTCATTAAATATTTCCTCCTTATCCTAGCGCGCCACTAAAACTCTCGCCAGCTCGGGCGTCTGGACTGCCAGGGGTATTTTGGCCAGAGGTGCTAGTTGGTACCGGATCAGTTTGTCTCTGCAGGCCAAAACCATATGGATATTTGCCAGCAGCTATACCACCTCGCCATTCCCCCGTTGCGTGATCCCAGCCTAGCTGATGATCATGAACAACATCAAGTTGCAAACTAAGAGTAATCAACTTTGAAATTTGTATAGACTCTCCCTCCGAAATAGAATTTTGAAAGCCTCCAGATTTAAGTATATTAGCATCTACATTAGAAGCAGAGGATCCTATATTGGCTGGATCGATAAAAATATATCCTTTATCGTGTTTGTGTACGACATTTGCACTTTTTATCACACACAAGACACCCTGACCATCTTGTGTTCTAGAGGCTATTATGTTTGAGTATCTAACTCTGAACAAAGGTGTCGCAGATATTGAAGTGGCAGACTCGGCTTCTTTATAAGTCGGGTATAAAGAAGCGAGAAGCCAACTTAAATTATTTAAATTATCTAAAGCCTTAGCTTTGTTAGATGATGGTATATCCAAATTAACTGAAATATTTCTCTTGGACGACTTCCAGATATAATAAGGATCTGTACGGCCAAATGGCTGCTCTTCGGTATACTGCGAATTAAATGTATCGGAAATGTCTTTTAGGAAAGCCATAAACTGTATGACGGGAGGATTTCTAATATGCACAGGGATAATCTCTAACAGTGTACCTTGCCCTGCACCTTCAGAATTTTCAAAATTATTTTTTTTGAAATTTACATTATTAAGGCCGTGCTTCTCACCAGCATGTGCGGCTATTTCATATGGAAAAAATTTTGACATCTAATACAATCCCCCCTTTACCTTAGTCTTTCAACTAGTCTTTTCTTAATATTTTCAAACGTGGCATCGCCAATAGTATCACCATCAAGCTCATTGATGATTTTTATTACGTCTCCTCTAGCCATGCCGGCGGCGACCATCTTTTCAACCATGCTATCTGAAAGCTGCTCAATATTCTCTAATCTTCTTGTCTCCTCTGCGCCGACAAGTCTGTCGATGGCGTCTTGGTTCGCTTTCCTTATGGCCTGGCTTATAGCTATTGAATCTTTGATTCTTGCCAGTCCCTCTGCACCACCTTCTGGCGTGGCTCTATCAGTGGCAGCGCTTCTGCCAATATCTGCCTCTGTGAGGGTAGCGTCGTCCCGAACGACCCTTTTTGCGATTCTAAGCGCTTCCTCTTTATCGTTGTTCTCAAAAGCCTCACGCATCAGGCGCTTGTCGACTTCGCTAGCTTTATTGTATACATCGACACCAACAAAACCTATTACTCCAGTGCCAATTCCTATTGCGCCGGCTACAGTTTTTAATGAGTCAGCCACTGTCTTGAGTCTGGTTGCTAATATGCCAGCTGTGCCTTGCATGCCTTTAAAGGCTAAAAGCATGCCAATTGCAGCCTTTTCGCCATCTTGAGTTTCTTTTTTTGCTTGTATGAAACCTTTTGCAATCGCTTTTGATCCTTTTTCTGCTAAATCTCTAGTTCTTGCAGTGAATTTTGCAAAGCCGGCGCCTTGTCTTGAAACTGAAGCAGTTACTAATTCCATTTGTGTCATCGTCTCACGGAGCTTTGTTCTTAGCTCACCAGTTGACATTGCGCTGGTTTTTATTGATTCATTTGCTTCTTCAAAATCATCTTTTGCGTTTAGAAGTCTCGCGGCCATCTCGACACTTTCGACACCCAAAGCAGCTGCTGTAGCCAATTTCTGAAATTTTCCAAATTCATTAAAGCTTTTGCCACTTTTAGCAAAGGCTGTCTGTATAGCAGTTATTTTATCTGGCAAATCCATCTTTGCTAGTTCAATGCCAGACACGTACATACCACCTAATTGTGCATTAAATCTTTGCGCAAATTCTGCTGCGCCCTTAAAAGTATCAAGTTTTTTTGCAAACCCATTTAATTTACCAACCTCAATTCCCGTTGCACGAGCTTGAGCTGCCATCCTAGCAAAAACTTCTACAGCATCATCACCATACGTAGCAAGGTCTGGCATGAGAGAGGTAAAATCTTTAACAGCTTGACCGGCAGACATGTTTAAAGATTCAGCTAAAGTTAGCAAAGATCTGGTTGACTTCATGGCCATTCTTGGTGTAGCGCCCAAGGCTTTGACAAACTGATCGATTGCTTTACCTGAATCAGCCTCTGCAACGCCCATTTTTTTGAGGCCGGCGACCATGTTAAGCATTGCTTTTGTTGTGGTTTTGTCTGATGAACTTAATTGCTGTCTAAAGGTCGCAACGTTTTGTATTAACACACTCATTGCCGCAGAAACGTCTTTAGACTTTAAGCCTATATCTTGCAGGCCAGCCGCAGTATAGCCAATTGGCTCATCTGCTTTATTAAACGCTTCTGTTAAGCCTTCAACCGATGTGGGGTCAAACGCGCCAATGAACGCATCTTTCATATCCGAACCTAAGAAACCAGTTGTTTTTGCGACTGCTCTAAGACTGTCATCAAATGATTTAAATTCAGTCTCCATCGCCTCCAAAACCTTTAAAGGACCAAGCTCTGGCTTGAATATAGCCAACGTTGTTAAAGCTGGGCCGGCTTCATTAAGGATTGTCTTAAGGCCGCCCACCGCACCTTTAGCAGCAGATACTGCAAAATCTCTTACATCTGCTGCTGCAGCTTTGTTTTCTAAGGCTCTGCGTCGACGCTCACTGGCTAATGATTCCTCTGATTCATTGATCTTGCGATTAGATTCTTCAATCGCGCGGGAAAGGTCCTCTGCCTCTTCTCGGCCAGACATCTGAAGTTCTGACAGTTTGTCTTGAGTTTCCTCATAGTCTTTTGCCCTTTGCTTATAATATTCAGCTAGACGTTCTTGATCCCTAGCTTCTGCGTCAGCGCTCTCGCGCCGGAGTTCAGCAGCTTTTCTCTCGGCTTCTGCCGCTAATGATTCAGATTCTTGTTTAAGTCGAACATATTCATCTAATTGATCTGAATTTTGTCTCAGTGCTGCTCTTAATTCTTTTGCCCGAGCAATTTGAGCGTCATTATATTTCTTGTCAACTTCATTTAGCTTTTTAAGCTCTTTGATTAAATTTTGTACTTCTTCTGGTGTTCTTGGAAGAGACATGGCGCACCCTCGCGAGATATACTATAAATAGTTACAGCCAGAAATTAATTTGGATGTGACTGAATTAGCTTTTTGCTATTTCTTCGTTTCTTCTTTTAATTTCTTGAGTGAGACGCTCAAGAAACCACTTGCGCAGACCAATTGGCAAACTATACGCTTCTTGAAAGCTCCAGCCACCATAATACTTTAGAAGAAAAAACTGCTCATAAACAGTTTCCATATATGCTTCACTCAGGCCAAAAAAACCCCGCATCAAGCGGGACCTCCTTCATGCTCACAAACCCACAATGTGCGCACTGAAATTCCTGCTTTAAGTCAATGCTCGGAATTATTTCAACATATAATTTTCTAAGAAATTTTGAGTCTGATGCCGGCATATGCTCGACAAAAGATCTAACTTGCTCTCGATCAAAACTGCCCTGCACTGATACAATTAACTTTGATAAAGTTTGAGTGACAGTGCTATTTGGATGCACATCATCGAACGTGTCAAAATCTTGTCCAGTCATCATTCTAAACCCAACAGTTATCTGACTATTTGGTAATGTTAAGACAAAAATTCTGTTTTCTTCATCAAATGTTAGGTTGTGCTTGCTTAAGTACTTAGCGTCAGTAAATTTGGTGTTTATAACGCCTTTTTTTAGATTAAATTCAAACTCTTCTGTAACTTTTCCACACTCTGTACATGGAACAGATGCAGTGTAATTAGCTCCATAAGCTGATACCCTTGAAGCAATCATAATCGCGTTCCTATCACCAACCAGTAGTGTTCTAGGATTAATTCTTTTGTCTACGATTAAACTTTCTATGAGTCTCTCAACTAGCAATCCATTACGAAATAGCTCTTCTGAAGCTAATAGATCCTCTTCTTTAGCAGTCATATACTTAATTTCTATTTCTTGCTTTTCAAAAAGTGGATGATCTTGTGGATAGAACTTGCCTTTTGATGGAAGACGCACGAACTCCGTAGGCACGGAGTAAAGCGGTTGCGGTGCTGCGTCTTGACTAGCAAACTGAGCTGCAGGTTGAGCTGCAGGTGACCCAGGTACATGCCCGAGTCTAGTTTGGTTGTTGCGCATTTAAGCCTCTCTTGTTAAATTTATGCTATGATCTCACCGACATTGCTTCGATATTCAGCAAAGTCATACTTGAGCGTTAGATCTACAGTTACCAAATCATTGCTACTGTAATCCAATCCCTCACCGAACTTACAACTAGTAATCCAAGCATTAATAAGCTCCCACTCATCAACAACATTTGGATTTAATTGAGTTGCTCCGGAGCCTGCCTCTTGCAAGCCAACGACGCCGCCGCCATCGAGCTGGCGAATTACAACACCGCCGATAGCACCGACCGAAGTTTGCTTGGTTACAGCGCCTTTGTATTGGTCAATCGTACTAGGCAATAAATAGCCCATGTTTATCAAAGTATCATAGAACTTGCTACCTATATTTGGCTCGACAGCATCTACAAAACTAATAGAAACATCTTGCCACTGGACAATGTTTGGAAACTTAAATTCATGATTTAAAAATCTGTGTGAGGTAGACTCAATATTATAACTGGGCTTTTGCGCAGTTTTTGCCATGAAAACGAGATCTTCACCTAGATCGCGAAAATGAACTGAAAATCTAAATTTCCTTTTAGGTTGAAAATTGTTAGCTGTGAAAAATGGCATTGATTTTGGTCTCCTGTTAAATTAAATAGTTTTTAAATCATTTTAATCATCAAAAGAAGCGCCGCTTCTGGTGATAATAAAGTCGAGTGCAATAAATTCAATCGCACGTGCAGGCTTCAAGAAGATCTTCGCATATAGAATGTTGCGGTCAATTAAATCTTCTGTTGTCGTTGTCTCGTCAAGAACAACTCTGAAATCTGTTAAGCCTAATCCTGACTTAACACCATCAAGGAAAGGCTTGACCTGTCCCACAAAACGGTCCCAAGTAGATTGTACGTTCTGATCGAACAAGACTCTAGATGCAATTCTAGAAACCTCTTTCTTGACATGAATCAGAAGTCTTCTAACGTTGATCCTATCAAGAGCAGATGGCGTAACCTGTAGCGTCTTCTGGCCGAAGATAACCACACCCTCTGCAGGGAAAGAAGCAATCGGATTAATATTTGCATCATATAGCTTGTCTCTGTCGTCAGAGGTAAGTCTTTGCCTTACATTAAGAACTGGGATGCCTGCAGAACCCTCGCTTAAGCCACCCCGTGTAAATCCAGCTGGTGCAAACCACACAGCTGATCTTCTCTGCGCGCTGGACATCGTGCCAAGTGCGACTACTGAAGGTGGAACAAACAATATAGAGTCATTAATTAAGTCTCGTATTTGAACGAAGGGGTAGAAGGCAGCGCCGTAGCTACTATTCAAATTCAAGCCCTTTAAGTTTGACACTGCACTAGATACAGTACCAATCCTAGCACTCTCTGCAGTTTTATCCTCCTCGGCAGGCTGAAAATCACCTTTAAGGTCAATAATTGCTAGGGCATCACCTCTAGTCTCGCACGTATCAACTAGATGATTACAGAGGGCGCCATTTGTAAGACCAGGGATGGTTGCTAGATCAAACTCGATAAACTCATTATCTGATATCATATCGATAGCTTTTTTAATCGTATGATAAGCATAGTTAGTTGTCTCTGCACCATTCTCTAAGAAAGTATTACGAAGCGGATTCTTCTCAGTAATATCAAATCCATCAAAACCTCCAACTAAAGGAGTTGTGAAGCGATTGTAATTTAAATCTAGAGGAGAGCTAGATCCATTCTGAGCTGAAAGCGAGGTGCCGCTAGCTCTAGAGCCTGAAGTGTGCACAGCGTGATTTGAATCTGCGGGGTCGACTCTTACATCGTCTAATGTAAAGACCCAGGAGTATTGATACTGTGAAAAATCGCTAATCTTTTCGCCTGCACCGGTGCCATTGAAACTAGCCGGAGCGCCTCGAAGAAGATCTAAGTTAGTGTGATCAAATCTTTTCGTGCCCTCAATATTAGATTGATACCCAAAGAAAGCTTGCGTACCCTTAATTAGGCCTCCTTCTGAAGAAGAAACTCTCATTCTAGTGACCGGGAACTCAATTGAGGCAGACGTAGCGAGACTTGGAAGTGCGGCGCCGTGATGCACTAACCCATCTGAAGCTACAACATGGCTAGCCGCCAGAGATGCTGACGGATAAGTGCTTCCTCCACCGATAACATAATCTTTAACTGCTGCACCGCTATCATCAGTCAAGCCTGCTGCAGCCGAACCGCTCAAAAGTCTAAATGTCTTAGCCACAGCTGGGCCATATACACCATATGGGTGCAGGCCTTCAGCCTCTCGAAGCTCTACTAGATCAGTAACCTCGACTCTCACATACTTTGACTGATTTTCGTAGAGGCCCTCTTGCTTAAGGACGTTTGTTGCGGCATCAAAAGTAAACTTGACGTCACCGATAACTCTACGGATGTAATTAGCAGATTTAGGATCTAAATTAACTCCACTAAACCTCTCTAGGATTTCCATATTATTGTCATTGTCGGTGGCTCTTCTCACTAAGACAGTAAAGCTTCCATAAGTATTGAAGTTGTCTGATGGAGCCTTAATATCCATTAACGAGATTTTAATGTCTCTACTTCCGGCTTCGCCACTATCTAATGCGTGGAACTTGAACAATCTCTCTGTGTGTGCGGTTGGGTCAAAGCTGGCTGTTGTGGTGCCTCTTGTATCCTGAGAGAAGAACCAGCCTGTTGTGGCAGCTTGATTATTCTGAAGGCGATTCCACCAATCAAAATCTGCTTGGTTGCTAATTCCATCTAGGCCTAGGATAACGCCTAGGAAGTCTCCAGTTGATGAAACCTTAGAGCCTGTAACTGCAAGATTCTTTTGAACGTTTGTATCAAAAGTCTCGCCTAGCCAGTAATGCTCTACATCAGCAGCTGCGAACAAGTCACCATTTGTTTTTGTTGGGTTTGTGTTAAAAACCTTTCTAATGTATAGATCTGAATCTCTGTCAAAGTTAAATGTGGCTGACTTGACAACATTTGAAGTACTTGTGCCATCCTTAACTATCTTAGCAGTAAATCTTTGATTTGTCGACTTGATTGTCACTGCAGAGCCAGAAGTTGTTGTGCCGGCTCTATCGGTGCCTTCCAACAATACGGCGCCGTCGTTGACATACCAAATTGCTGCAAGAGTACCTGTAACCTCGTGATTTGCGCCTCCGGCTAAGAAACTTGTCTTTGTTGCTGTTGTCTTAAGAGTGCTCGTTGACAAGTGAGCTATGGAAGAACTAAGCTTAATGTTGTTACCTAGAGGTCCTGCGGTCTCTGCCTGAGTTGTCACTGTGAGGCCAGAAGCCAGTGAAGCAGTAACACCTGGCACACCATTTGTTGCGCCGGCGCCGTATTTGATGCCTGCGCGGACTGCAGAAAGGCCTTCGATGAGGCCGCTGTCTTGGTCTGGATATCCATTGATTGCATGAACAATTGCCTTGCGCAAATCAAGATTGCTTGCGCCGGAAACATGAATAGTATTTGCAGCCACAGTCGTCACACCACCAGAGCCTGTGAGCGAACCAGTAACAAGTAGTTTAATCCCAGATGCCGAAGCTGCAGAACCAATCGATTTTGGTACGGTAATCATAAGATATTCGCCATCGAGAGCTGAGCCTGAGAGGTTCACATATGTACCGGTATCAGCAAAATTACCACTAACTTCAATTGTTGTAGAAGTAGCAGTAGCTTTCGTATAAGAGTCCGGGTTTGGCATAACAAAAAGACCATACGCGCCACCTGCTGAAGCAATGTCGTTTGCTGGTATGTTTGTTGTGCGCCAGCCAGCCTCGGATTTTGTATTTGAACTATAACCCACCTTATTTGTTGGGTGTTTTCCTAACAATCGGATAACTGTGCAAGGGGAGTTATTTCTCAACCAAGCTTGCGCAGCGTAAGCAGCATAAGTTGGGGCAGTCAGCCCATTAGTTCTCCAAATTTCACCAGCTGGAGTACCATCTGATGGGTTACCAAATACTTGAACTAATTCCTTGAAAGATTCAACTCTAACAGGCCTGTTCGAAGGTCCTTTATTGAAACGCCCGACAATTACAGGCCCCATTCTCTCAGGTAAAACTGGCACCTGGGATTCATCAATCTCATCGATGAAAATACCAGGAGAAACAAATTTAAATTTATCAACCGACATGTTATATGCTCCTTAAATACAAATAGTCCAAATTATACAGAACTTTTCCTTTAATAAATAGTCTTGCATCGCTTGAAAGTACTTAAAATCTAAAATCTCCATCGTTGTCTGGGTCCATGATAACTCTTTCTCTGGCAAATCTTATCTGTACAGCATTTTCACGGCGTACAACGCGCGGTTGAGTTTGATTTTTTCCATCGCCAATTAAATACCCAATAACCTCAATTGGAACTGTAGCTTCGTACTTTCTTTCATTTGACTCATAGTTCACGATCGTATTTTTGACGCCAAAGTCGGCGCCGATAAAGCCCTCATACTGATTGTGATTGTGCGTCAATATTACTCTGTGGTGTGCATTAGAAACTCTTGCGAATGGTGTAAGCATATCATTCATTTGCTCTTGATACTCTGCTTTTAGATGTATTTTATAATTTATATCAACATATATTGGGAGAGGAATTGTTATTGTCTCATACACAATTTTTTTATTTTTATCTCCGTGCCTGTATAGAGGCGCATGAAGCTGCTTTTTGCGACGATAAGCATCAGCATTTGCAAAATTACTAGTTTTGTCTTGCTTTATTACTTTATTTATTGTTATAGCGCCGCCTTTTATATCACCTCTTGGGTCTACCATTGCATAAGGCAGCGTGCGTTTATTAATTGTTTTTTTTACTGTTTCGCGCTCTACAACTATTATTGGATATTTTACCATACCCATGTTATCTCTTTCTATTGTTTCGTTTTTTGCGCTAAAAGCTCTCTCGGCGCCTGCCCAAACTACAGGCACCTTTTTAAAGCCCTCATTTGAACTGGAAAATATATCCAATCTGTCATTAACAAAATTATACACAGAAAAATCAATATCCTCAAGCTCAGATTTATAAATAATTACATCTCTGGAGGTGTGCTCTTCATTTTTTGGATTATCACTATGTGCCATCAAATATACCTCTTCTAGCCTGCAAACACTCAGCTACAATTTCAATTCTGCGATCAGCTTGGCCAAAAAGCTCTTTTGGCTGTGTTAGTTTAACTATCTCATAAAAATTTTCGCCATAAGATATAAAATCCCCTTCTCTCACAAACAAATCTTGATCTTCAGTTAGCCTTTTTTTGTGAAAATGAGCCTGCAGCTTAGTCACTTTATCGATGCCATAAGCATCTGTTCTTGTTTCCTCACCTTTAAAATCAATCAAGGCATATACTCTTATAGGAGGTAAAAAAGACTTAACAATCGCCTCATTATATAGAGGGTGAAAATTTGTTCTCTCCAGATCGATTGGATAGTATGCAATTACTTGACCAATAACCCTCTCAATCAATTCATCGTTGACCTGCTTTACTAAATCTCTCTCTTTCTCACCAAGAAACAGTGGTGGAGGAGGATTACTAGGTTGCGACCATTTATCTTTTTCATTAGCCATTTAATATTATCCTTGATAAATAAAGTAAGGGTATGTATTGGCCATTTCTTGAACTGTTTTGGCCATGCTGGTCTGCATTTCAGTAATTTTTTGATAAGTTAGCTCATCTAATACTTTCTGCAACTCCTCTCTAAGCATTTTTTGCTCTTCTCGCGCTTCTGTTATTAATTTGTCTCCATTTAAATTAACATTGTTCCCTGGGATTGGTATCGCACCAAATTTAGATCTAATCTGGCCTAGCATTTCTTTTGATATTGACAATGCAAACCTTCGAATCCACTGTTTTCCAACCGAATTGATATTCTTAAAGGGAATATTTGCTAAAGGCAGTGTGTTCATGTTATTGACACCAGATACTCCAGAGTCTCTGTCAGTTTGATCTTCCCAAGGATCTTCATCGATTGTAAACTCAAACCAGTATTTATCAGGAGATACGCTGGTCGGCATAGGAAAAATCTTAAGATTGTTATTCTTAATTTCATAAGAATAATGAGAATTTCTAGTATATATGGCATCCTCATATGCCATGGCTTGAAGCTTGTTGTGCCATGGTGGAATTAGCTCGTATGTGGAATCATCTGCATACATGCCGTAAGTTGATAAATTACCAACGGTGTTCATGCCGCCATAATATCCATAAAAACGCCACATTGCATGTGGTGTTTTATAGTATACTCTTCGAATTAGAATTCTCTTATTACCAACTTTGTTGTAAAAGCTTACATCACTGTCATTTGCAGATTGTGAAACAATTGCCTGCAAATCATAAGTTTGCTTTGAAGAAGACACAGTAAAAGAAGCAGAATATATGGGAGTTGTTCCGCCTAGGCCTATTTCAGTGACTGTGTTGTCCATTATCCTTTTGGCATAACCAAATTTAAATTTTGGATACTTTGTCTCTACACTGCTTCCACTCAACAAATCAGTTCTCTGGCCATCAGAATCAAATGTACCTGTTGTAGATCCTAGAGAACTATGTAAGACATTCTTAGATTGGTGGACATTAATTATATACGAATATTCTAATACTGCCTCTTCGTAAGAAGCGTATATATTGCCAACTGTCAGCTCAATATCTAGAACGTCACCTCCAAGCTTCTTAAAGGTATAAGAAACTTGATCTGCGGCTCCAGTTACAAAGTTATTATCATAGAGGGTGTCACCGGTTGTTACATAAAGCCCAAAAGGGTAAAGTCCAGTGTTGCCGGCTCCGTCAGTTCCAGTGCCTAGCGTGCCTGTTGAAGGCAGTCTAACCGATGATATCTGTGAGCCGGGTGTTAAAGTGGGTGTCGCCATTCATATGATCTCCTATCACAGTATAATTAGTTGTGAAACAATGAATTAGCTACTTCTTATTGGCATTGGCTTCACGCGCTTCTCTTTTGGTCTTAACCAGCTCTCTTACACGAATTGAAACTTCTCTAGCATTTCTGATTTTGTCTAGAGGTGTTTGAAAGTCAATATTCTTTTTGGTTACAGTATCTTCAACCTCATGGTTGGCAATTGCTATGGTAGCATCTAAAATAGAGTTTTTTGCCTCTTCAAGTTGTTGCTTATCTTGCTCAGAGAACTTTTCTTTTTTTTTGGCTGAGCCTATGAAAGATTGTAACTTTTGAAATTGCTGTGCCAACATATGATATTTTCCGTTTTTTATATCTTCTGACATTATTTCACTTTTTTAGAAGTTGATTTTTTAGTTCTACTAGATGCAGGCGCTTTTCTAGCCGGAGCCTTCTTTACTGCTTTAGGCTTCTTAAGAGTTGCCTTGGGGCTGGCTGCTTTAGGCGCTTCGACCACCACAGGATCCGGAACGCTCTCTACTTCTACTTTTTCCTCTTCAACGACAGGAGTAGTGCTTACAGTTTTTTCTTGTAAAGCCTCAACTGCAATTGCTTCAACAACTTCTTTCTTTGCTACTTCTATTTCTTGCTGCTCTTGTTCTGTCACAACACCATCTGCTACTGCATCCTCAACAACACCTCTTAGGCGATTGTAGGTTTCTCTAACAGAAGCATATTTTTTAGCGTATTTTGGACTGTGTAGTCTTCTCTTCCTTTTACCCATAGTATAACTCCCAAGTTACTAATATAAATAGTATATAAAATAAAAAGCCCTTTGTTAAGAACAAAGGGCTTAGTATTGATAAGGCTGTTTATCTTCTATTAAGAAATGGCCATGCAGCCGTCAAGCTTGGTTTGTCCGTGAAAATAAAACTTTGATCCGTCACAAATAAACTCAACGAAGTCTCCAACCGTATCTGCAGCGTTTGCTATAGTTATTTGAGTTGCGCCTGTTGTACTTGGGCCGTCGTCGTCGGTGTCTACTTCAAGCTCATTAATTCCACCAACAAGCACATCAGTGTCTACGGATGTCTTTTCTGTAATAACAAGTGTGTTAGAGGCAACGTTGGTGCCGATGACAAATCTCACCCACCAACCGTTGCCAGCCTCTGCAACTGATGGTAAGGTAACCGTGCACCCAGCAGCGGCGTTGAGCATCATCAAAGTACCACAATCGTGCACCTCTAGTTGTTTCGAAGCAGTAATCGATTCAACTTTTTTTCTATCTGCGCTATATCTTCCTAATTTAGCCATGTTCGTTTTCTCCTTTTATAGAAGGCAATGCGCCTTATCAATCATAGTAAATAGTTGTATAATACTTTAAGTTCCAAATAAAAAACCCCGCCAAGAGAAAACTCAAGGCGGGGTTAGTTTAGCTAGCTTTTATCTTAGCTTGCGCCAGCTTCGCCAAGGAGGCCGCGACATACGACAAGACCGTACATATCAGGACGGACCATCTTCTTAGCGTAACGGGTCATGACACCCTTACGTGGCACGAAGTCTTCCGTACCAAAGATGGTAGGAGTGACCTGTAGCGGGACGTAAGGAGCGTAAACAAATCCGCTCTCCAAGAAGCTTCCACCTTTACGACCAACGAGAATAAGATTTCTCATGAAATAAGGATCAACATAAACATCGAACTTCTTCGAAATCGATCCAACATTCACAGCACCAACAGTGCCACGATCTGCATCGGCGGTGACGCTAGCACGGAAACCAGCAGTAAACTCAAGGATATTAGCAACTTCAGGTGATGTCACCAAGAAGTTAGCTCCACCACGAAGAGTCTTTCTGTGGATCTGGGCTGAAACGTCATTAATGGTCTCAATAAGAGTCTCGTACCACTCGCTAACCGTACCAGTGAAGTCAGGAGCAGCTGCCGTAGCACCAAGCTCTGCACCGGTTAGGCGGTTAACAAATAGACCAGGTGAGCGTGACCAGTAGTAAGTACCAGCGGTTGCACCCTGAACGAGATCATTGAGAATCTCACGATCGATCTCTAAAGCAATCTGCTCAGAGAGGATCTGGGTAAGCTCAACCTCAGCGTCGAGATTGTGGTAAGCATTGAGGTCCTGACCAAGTTCAGGAGTCCACTTTGCCTTGAGCTTTTTGGTGACAGCGGTAACAGCGATGCTGTCAACCTTGATGTCAATCTCAGGGATATCATCGTTAACATTCACGCCATTGAACAATGAACTATTGCCTTCTCCGGCACCTTCAAGTCCCCAGTGAGCCGTACCAACAACGGCGCCGAGTGCGTCGCCTTTTGCAAACGCATCAGCTAGTGGGTAAGACAAGTGACAGTCAACTGCAGCAACGTCTGCGCTAGAATCAAACGCGTTATCACCATGAAGGGTAAAGAGAATTCTCTTTGTACCATCAGAGGAAATGTGAGTTCTAGTAAGACGACGAACAATGCGAGCGTCCTCATTGCCCTGCTGACCAAATGCTGTACCATCAGAACCTGAAGGAGTCAAATTAAGAGCGATTGGGTTGTTGTGGTTGATTGAATTCCAGACAGCGTCTGTAACTGTAACCATAACCTGAGCAACTTTGTCAGTGCCCTCAGCGGCGAGAAGATCAGGATCGTAACGAAGCTGCTTCTTCTGTGCCTCAGAGAGCGCATTAATGTTGGTCTCAGTTTGGAGATCAGCAGTAATATCGCCATATCCCGCTGCGGCTGTTGTAGCATCTGCAACAAGAACAGCTGAATTAGCAATGATAATAGAACCAGTCGGTGATGCATAGCCGTTATTTAAGTTGTAGAAACTCTTATCAGCATTGTCACCATCATAAAGGAGGTTGCCGTCTCTCGCCTCTTGGCTAAGATCGACACCACCAGTAAGCTGGCTACCAACAACTCCACCACCGTACAAGGACTGATCTGCACGTGCATTAGTTCTAGTATCAGTGAAAGTGAAGTCCATGAAGAAAATGAGGCCGGAGGGCAAGCTCATTGGCTGCACGGAAACAAGCTCGTTGGCCAAAAGACCACCGAACACACGACGAACGATTGGGAATGCAACAGATGCAAAACCTTCAACGTCGCCACCAGCCATCGAGGAAGCCTCTTTAAGAAGCTGCGCGGCTTGGTTTTCTAATAGACGGGCCATGCCCTGTCTCTTGCTATCGTTTTCGATACCCTCAAGAAGTCCAGTGCGCTCCCACTTTTCTAGCAAAGCAGCACCCTCTTTCTGTAGGCTTCTCTCAACGATGCCTTCAGTTAATTTTTTTAAAACAGACATTTTGAAATCTCCTATAATATTAGTTTTTGTCTATTCCAGCAAGGAATTTCCAACGATTATACGTTGGGTTATCTTTTTGTCTACTGGCTCTCTCTCTGCCAGCCGACAATATCATTGAAGATTGCTTTTGTACTGCTTCGCCTAGTGATTTTGGCCGCGATTTGCGAGAGGTGCTGCCCACAGTGCCTTGAAGTGTATCAAAAATTACTTTTGCTTCTTCAACAGTTTCAGCGTTTGTAACAGCTTCGACAAGTTTTTGTTTTTGCCGCTCATTTAAGGAGTCGCTGTTAAGCGCTTTGTTTTGATATAATAACTTTGCTTTTGATAAGTTTGTTGTCTCTAGTTTTTCTTTTAACAACATTGTCACTTCTTTAAGCTTTTCAATTTGCAAAGTTTTTTGCTCTAGCAAGTTTGTTAAATCATTATTTTTCTTACTTAAGCTTTCGTTAGTTATTTTCATTTTTGCAGCTGCATCTCTCATGGCAGCGCGCTCTTCGCGAACTTTCGAATCTTGTTCTAGTGCCAGCAATTCTTCCTCAGCTAACTCTAAAACAGAAGCCGGTGTGCGCATCCAGCCAGTTTTTTGTGGCTTCATGTCAACAATAAGCTCCTCAACAATTTCTTGCAGGTCGCCCTCTTCTAATTCGATGCCCTCTTCTTCTAAGTCTTCGTCTAGACTCTCTTCTTCTAATTCGATACCCTCTTGCTCTAAATCTTCGTCTAGGTTCTCTTCTTCTAAAGCATCTTCTTCGTTTAGCAAGCTTCTTTTTAAAGCATCTATTTCCTCTGTTAACTTGTCTAAAGGAATTTCTACCACATCATCAGATTCTAAAGTGGCGGCTACTGGAATATGGGCTAAAACTGAAGATTCTTCAAAATTTGAGCCGCCGGCTTGCTCTTCCTGGTTAAACGGATCTTCCATGTCTCCCAAACCAGGTATTTCGAGAGATGGAGTTTCTTCTTGCTCTAAAAGACTTTCTACGGCTTCTTTAATTTGACCTGAAAATTTTTCCAATACTAAGGTCTCTGCATTTTTCACTGCAGCTGTTCTTAAGGCCTGAGCGTCAATTATCGCTTTTTCTAACATTTCAGACATAGAGATGCTCCTGAGGGTTTATATCATAATAAGTAGTCGTAAAATATAGAAAATTCCTTTCAAATATTATCAGAGCTTTAGAGAGCGACCCAATTAACAGTTACCTTGCTGTCATTTCCAACAGTACCGCCAGTTTGGTTGGCTATTGTAACAACGCATGCGCCGTTTTGCACATTGGTGACAAAAGGCAAGAGTCCAGTATTAACACCAAGCGATGCACTAGCAATCGATGCCACAACTGTGTCTACTTGTCTGATTTGGTTGCTTATAAGCGTGAAGAATATTGCGGAGCCGGCTGATAAAGAACCATTGGTTGTTAATGTGACCTGGCCTTTTCTGGTATGTTGGGTGATCGAGGCTCCAGATCCTAAATCTAAGCTTCCAGTTGAAAATCCGTTGACAAATATGCCACCTGAAACATGCAAAGATCCTGTCATGACAAAACCGCCGGCACTTGAGACTGTTAGGACATCTGCTGAGCTAACCTCTAAGACAACTACGTCGTCGCCGACTGCCCTAAGAGAAGTATCCCCATCTTCATCTAAAAATATTCTTCCTTGCCCATTTAAATCAATATCATCAACATATAATTTTTTCCAGGCCACCCCATCGCCGCCTAGGTCATCTGTGCTGTCAGAGCCTGGAAGCACATTATTGCCAGCTGGGTCAAGAATAATATCTCCACCAGAAGCAATCGTAAAATCTCCAGCAGCTGCATGGGTAAATGTGGTCGTATCCGCCGCGTCGTCGCCTTGGTCGGCACTGAGCGTTAGTACTGCATTACCGGCTTCAGCACCTGCTATGGTTAATCCTGAGCCAGTTATTGTTAAAGTGCCGCCGGCTGCTATTGTTGTGTCGCCACCATCAACAACAGTTATGGTTGTTGAGTCTGCTGCATCATCACCTTGATCTCCCTTTAACGTCAAGACTGCAGCACCAGCCTCCATGGCTGTTAAAGTAATGCCAGATCCACTAACATGCACACTACCAGTAACACTGAGGCCTCCAGCCAGTACAAGATTATTGCCGTCGAAAGTTAAATCAGCTTCTGCGTTCATCCCATCAGTACCAGTAGCTGTTACAACTCTATTATTAACACCATTGGTCATAAAATCGCTGACATCAACCGCAATTGCATTTGTAGAAACATCGATACCTGTGCCGGCGCCAACTGTTAGTGTTACAGCACCCGAATCACCACCACCTGTAAGGCCGTTGCCGGCTGTAACACCAGTAATGTCTCCATCACCACCAGAAGAAGCGGTTAAAACAACTTGCCCAGCTGATGTAACACCCAGATAGCTTCCTGGGCCGGCAAGTGAGCCACTCTCTACAGTGTCTGTATCAAATATAAGTTTTGAGCCGCTGAGTACAAGGCCTGCAGCAGATCCTGAAATGATCATCATATCGTCAACAGAGTCTCTAAACACTATATGGCAATCTGTTGCTGTATTTGTGCCAAAGCCCAATTTTTGATCTTCGACAACTCTAATTTCACCAGTATTTTTAACACGGAACACATAATTTCCGGCGCCATTTAAAACAAAGAAGGAGTGATCTGAGCCAGTGTTATCTTTATCTAGCTCAACATTAAAACTTCTATCAGAGGCTAATCTAAAATTAGCTGATTCTGGACCGACAATATCGCCGCCCTGTACAGTCAAATCTCCAGAGATTGTTGCAGGAGAATCAATAAACATTGATGTGCCAGACAAGAAAATGCCTTGTGATGCAGAGATAGTTAGATTGCCACTATCAGCAACAGTAAATGTTGTGCTATCTAATACATCATCACCTTGATCAGCCTTTAAGGTCAGAACAGCAGATTGAGCTTCCCCAGCTGTTATAGTAACACCAGTGCCGCTGACATGCAAGCTTCCCGTTAGCATCAGTGCATTGCCATCAAAAAGTAAATTAGCTTCAGCGTTTTGAGCGTCGGTTCCAGTCGCTGTTACAACTCTATTATTAGCCCCATTTGCCATAAAATCGCTTACATCGACAGATATATCATCTGATCCAACGTCAATACCAGTTCCAGCTCCAACGTTCAAGGTCACTGTGCCAGTGGCTCCGCCGCCCGTAAGACCATTACCAGCTGTAACACCCTCGATATCTCCTGAGCCGCCGCCAGAGGATGCTGTTAAAACTATTTGACCTGTGGCTGTAACGCCTAAATAGCTGCCCGGACCTGCAATAGATCCGCTAGCCACGCTGCCAGGATCAACTACAATTTTTGAACCACTTAATACCAAGCCGGCTGAGGATCCGGATATAGTCAAGAAATCATCGATAGACTCTCTGTAATGAATAAAAGAATCATCTGCGTTTCCAAAATAAATTTTCTTGTCATCGCCAACATGCATATTGCCAGTCAGGAGAACACTACTATTGTTGTAATTAAAGGTAAAATTATTTGAGCCGCTATGCTGGGAGCCAGTTGCAAAAATAATATGTTTATCGTTAGCAACACCCATGTGAAAAACTGATTCACTAAGATCGCCTATGACAACTGATGCCATAGTGTCTAAAAATGACAATCTTATCCATGCTGACCCACTGTACACACACCAATCATTTGCAGTCCAGCTGCTGGTACCATTAATATTAGTGTTACCTGCAGTTGATACTTGCCAATAATCTCCTGCAGCTGCTGTTAAGTTAGTACTAGAGTGGTAGCCATTACTGGTTAGAAGAGTGCCATATTTTGTAGTGCCATTGCTAGCAGTACCGTCATTGCGCGCTGCGTCCCAATTACCTTGGTACCTTGCTGCGCCTATAAATGCTAAACTTCCCGTTGCCGGCATACTTCATCCTCTTTTATTCAGTTATTCCGGATCCAGTTAAATGTGGCATTCTTCTTTTTGGAATATTTGTTAACTCTGCTAGCACCTGATATCTTAAATTATTTGTACCACTAGTATTAGAAATATATAGTTTTGTAAATTTTGCAGTCAACTCTAAGCTAGTGTTTTGCGGTACAGACATAAAATGAAGGCCTTCAAGCACATCACAGCCTGCAGTAATCGTCTGAGCGCCTGCCTCGCCAGGAACGGTCACAGCTGTTGCAGAGCCACTTTGAAAGTGCACTTGTATGTTTTTATTATCAGTACTGACATTGACAACTCTAACTTTTTTTGCCACATACGGCACTTCGACCATGTGAACTTTTCCGTTATCTAAGTTCAGCGAGCCAGTTATAAATGGATATCCCGCTGCTTGGTAAGAGCCAACATTACTTAACCCAACACTAGGCGCTCCGGGGTATATAACATTATTATTTGGGTCTTTCATAATTTTCTCCTACTTTATATCTAGTTTTTGATTTCTTTCTTGTTCGGCCTTTCTTGCATTGCGTATTTTTTTAGCCTTTTCCCTGCGTTTTTTTGAAGATGGCTTTTCATAAAATCTTCTATCTAAATAGTCTTCTAATATTCTTTCTTTTTTGACCTTCTTCATAAATTTGCGTATCAATCTAGTGATATCGCCCTTCGTTTCTCTTATATGTACTGATACATTTACTGCTTTTTTATTTGACATGTGAATTCTCTATATTAAATGCTTCCATCTACCTTTTGACAACTTCTCAATATTTGATATATCAACTCCTGCGTCGACCGGAGATACTCCTGCCAGTGCTGAAGATGGTGAACCATCTGCTATTTGCTTTGTACCTTCAAAAACGTCGGCGCCAAGTTTAGATTTTGCAGATTCGTTTAGTCTTCTTATTCTTTCCTGTCTGTTCCTCTCATATTCTTCAGCTTTTGCTTGTTGGTCCGCGGTTGAGAGATTGCTTGCTTTGGCCTCAACAACTAAATTACCCTGCAGTCCGCGGGCGACCTCCTGAACTATACCGGATAATATACCCTCTTCTAATATAACCTCTTTAACTGTTTGCTTAATTAGCGGCTTAAGTATTTTTTTAAAATCAGAAGTTTTCATTCTCACCTCGTGTTAATATTTTCTCAAATAAGTTATCTAAATCACTATTTTTTGATTCATTTATATATAAATTAATTTTATTATCCATTTGTGTGTTAGCACTTAATGTTTTGTCTAAGTAAGCGCCAGGTGTTGATGGCTCCGACACAATGTCAAAGCAAATTAATTGAAAGTCGTCCTCAACAATCGTTTTACCTTTTTCTTGTTTTACAGAACCTAGGCCTCTAGAGGATATTCCTAATTTAACATTTGCTTTTACAAGATCTTTTAAGATCTGTCCAGATGGCGTATCTAAAACCTCAATTTTTCCCATCACATCATTGCCCTGCCACCATGTCTTAGTAACAAGGTGCGAAGCATTTTTGAGATTGATAACAGAATCATCAGGATGGTCTAGTTCACCTAAAGATCTACGCTCACTAATTGATTTTTGATAATTAGCGACTTCTCTCTCTAGAGTTTCTTTTCGATAAACACGACCATTGCCGTTTTTTGTACCGGCTTTTTGAATGATGCCAACAAGATAGACTGCTCCGTCCATAACATTTCTCTTTTCTGATTCGTTAAGAGCATGCACGGGACATCTACCTTCAGGGCATAGTTCAAAATATTCCTGAAGAAGCTGTTTACTCATATTATTTACTTACCCTTTTTACCAGATTTAGCTTTTGCAGGCTTTCCAAAATTGCCTGGTGTTTTTGGGCATTGATTTTCTACCTTACCTTTAACACCAAAAGTGCCTGTGCCTGGTCCGTGTCCTTTTGTACCTTTCATAGTTTTTTTTCCTTATAAAAATTAATGCAGGGCTCACCCCTGCACGTAATAGCTACCATTACAACAACGTCTAACTTCTGGCTTGTTTTGCCGTTTCATTGTTCATCACCTCCTTTTGTATTTCTAAATTTTAAACCAAAATCGTCCAATATTGAGCTTAAGAAATAACTTGTCCCAGCGGATAAGCACCCTAGAAGCAAGCCGTTTATCAAGTTGTAATCATAAGTAAATAGTTCTGTAAAACAATTGATACTCCACAAAAAAACGCCTGCCCAAAACCCTGTACAAAGAGGACAGTGAAAAAGCTCTCCTAGTTTGCCATTTATTGGCCTTATGGGGTTAAATATCGAGCCGTAAACTAGGATATACGTCAAGCCATAGGCACACAAAACAAAATATAAAAGTTCCACATATCACCTATAATCTGTATATAGCCCCGATTCCGTAATTTAACTTAGCTGGACGCAGAGATCCTTTTTCTGGGGCATGCCGGTCTGCGTCAAACTCACTATACTCATCAGGCTCTGGCTCAAGAAGATTTTTTTCAACTTCCTGCTCATATTCTTGTTGATCTTTATAAAAAGGCAATTCTTCTTCAATAAATTGAGCAATTGCATATAATAGCAATTGAATTTTGTCACCGTCCTGAGCATCTGGAATAGCAGCTTCCGAAGACATGAACAAATCTCCACCCTGAAAAGTTCCAAAATCAACAACGCCTCTACCACATAAATTTTTGTAAAGCCTCTTTTGTGTATCATATATTTCATCATCCATCTCGGATTTAGGTATCATGACTAATTTACTTTTTTTAGATAAAACCATGATATCTATTTCAGGATGATCTGAAATAATTATGTTACCATCTATTGTCTTTTTAGCCTTCAATAATATTTTTTCTATTATTTTACCAGGCGTTAATTGAATTTTAATTTTATATGACATTTCTTTGTAACTCTTTAACAACTGATTGAATTCTAAATATATCGAATATTAGACTTTCATCCAGCTTTCTCTCTCTGTAAGTTTCTATTTTTTCTAATACTTTTTGAATTTTGCTTGATGTGTTGTCATCATAAGAATTTTTGTTTTCTGACAAAAAAGATTTTATATTGTCCATCTGCTCATATAGATAAGCCTTAAACTCTAAGTTGTTTTCATCTGTAGAGTTAACATAGTTAAAAACTAATCTTTTTTGGTCTTCACTCAGCACAGAAGAATATTTTTCATTAAATTTTTCAACAAAATTTTTCATCGCCAGGTTGTTAACTTTTGGAAACTTATTGTTTTCTTTTTTAATATCCACATACGATGACAGAATTTTCTGTTCTAACAATACTTGCTTCTTAGGAGGATTTTTTTGCACCAATATTTGGTTAATCGTCGCAAGGTTCTTGTAGTTTGGCACAAAGTTGTTCCACATTTTATCATCTAAATTATTAATTTCCTGTATTATACTATTTTGTATTTTAAAGATCTTCTCCCTGTTTAGAGATAAAAATTGTTTTTTTGCTTCTAAAAGAATTTTTTCTTGTAAGGGACGTTCAATATCATCCAAAGTTGCTATGGACTTATAGATCTCTAGATCTTCTTTTAATAACTTTCCTCTGGAGAAATATTTTGTAATAATCTCTACAATGCCTTGTTTTTTCTTTATATTTTCGCTCAACGAGGCTTTTGTCAGCTCTCTTATCAGGACTTCAAAAACAAAAGCTGTATTTCTTTTTTTATTATGGCTATACTTCATCTGTGGATCTCTCCAGTGATTCTATTAATCTTTTTACTTCAGTGCTCTCAGAGAAGATATTTTTCTCTTCTTGATCATAATAATTAGAAGCTAAATCTTCTGAAAGACCTTTATAAGAAAAGCGAGTTAATTCTGCTCCAGGTAAATAAGATCTTGGGCTAGTGCCTGTGTACTGCTGTCCTCCAGAGGCTTGCGCACTTCTTTTGTAAGCACCCAAAGATCTTTTATCAGACGGCTCGCGAACATACCTTTTGCCTTTTGACCTCTCAGTTACGTATCCATCATCTCTTTTACCAGGGGGCGGAGTTGGTGCGGCAGCATCTCCACCTGGACTAGCTAAAAGAGGGCCGGCGTCGTCTGCTCCACCTGCAGCAGGCGTATCGGCTCCTGGCTCAGGAGTTTCTGGTGCTGGAGCATCAGGAGGAGTATCTGGAGCGTCACCCGGTGCGTCTAAATCTAATCCGGCGCCGAGATTTCCACCGAGATCAGCAGCACCGCCACCGCCTCCGGCCGCAGCTGCTGCTTCAGCAACTTGCTCTAGGGCAAAATCATGCTTCCTATCGTAGAACATCTCATGTTGCATACGCTCAAACTCTTCCTCATTAACATTAAGGATGTTTTTGGCAACCCATCTTCTGCTAAAGTATCCTTCAGTAGCCTCAGCTGCGGCAGCAAATCTAGATTTCCAATGCTCTAGCTCTTGAAGCTCAGCTAATTTTGAAGGATTGTTTAGATTTAGCTTAAATGATAGCAAGTCATTGCCACGATAGCCTAAAGTAAATAAATGAATAATACAGATTTTTTCTAATTCAGAAATAATCGATCTTTGTAGCCTCTGTACAGTTCTAGCAAAACGTATATCTTTTTGTGCTAAAGTAGATTTATCTTCGCTAGCGCCTTCACCGTTAGAGAGGTATGCCATAGGTATCTTCAAAGCGCTAAAAAGCTTATCTCTTAAATATTTAATATCCTCAATATCACCGGTGTAGCTTCCGCCGCCCAAGCTTTCTATTTTTGTGCTGGAAGCGCCGCCTCTAACAGGTATGTAATAATCTTCCTCCACACTTAAAGGGTTATATCTTAAATCAACTCTTCCAGAGTTAACATCAACAATTTGATTTCTTTTCATCTGTGTCATGACACGCTGCATATATTGCTCTATGTCTTCAGGTGGAATATTGCCAACATCAATATAAAATACTCTTCTTTCAGGCGATCGAACAATTCTATAAGCCATCACTGCATCTTCTAATAATGTTAATTGGCGCCATATTCTTCGGGCAGGCTCAAGTATTGAAGTACCATATGGTGCAAACTTGTCATTACCCAAAACTCTAAAATGGCCGACTTGCCAGTTCTCTAATGTTAGGCCGGCAGTATTCCATTGGTATTGAATATAGTTTGGATTATTTTTATCTTCGCCCTCGATTCTTTCTACTTCATTTGTTGGTAACCCTATGACATTCTTGATTCCCTCATCCTCTTCAATATCAAGATATAAGAAAAAATCACCATATTTGCACATTGAGCGGCTCCAACCATATAAATTAAACTCTATGTTAAGAACATTATGAAGAAGGGTATCTATGACAGTTTTTATTTCTTGATTGGTACACAAAATGTTAATAATTGGCCTGTAGACTGAAGAAGTGGTCATTTCATCAGCATATATATCCAATGCAGAAGCTATTTCAGGGGTATATTCCATTTGATCAAAATCAATATATCTGTCAACCCTGCTTTGATTAGCATACATATCTGCTTGCAGTGAATCGTAAACGTCGTAAGAAGATAGTTTAAATTCTTGACCGCTGGCAGATCTAAAGCGAGTTTTATATTTATCTAGCTGTCTTCTTTTTAATCTTTTTGTATCTTGCCTTCTATACTTAACTAAAGGTCCTGAAAGGAGCTTTGTTAACTGACGGAATAGAGGACTAGTCTCATTCCTAGGATTATGTTTTTTGCCTTTTCTATATGGTTGAACCATTTTTTACCCCTTTAGCAACCAAGAGAAGTTTTCATACTGTTCTCTTTGTTTGTCAATTTTTTTATCTCGTCGCAACTTATCATATCCTATCATACCTGGTATGCTCGTGTTCAACTTTCTATCCGTAGAAGACAAAGAAGAAAGAAAAGCTTTTTGATATTGAATATCCCTTTGGTTAACATCATATGCTACTTCCCTAACCCAACACCCAATCGCACAAGCCATGATCAAATCATCATTATATTTTTTCATAGCCTGTGGTTTGCCGTTGTGCCAAACAAATGTCCTCATTTCATCATGTAATCTTTTTGATTTTATATTAATTAGTTTATTTCTAACAAACTCTTCTAATTTAGCGACGATCAAAGGTCTTGTCTTCATTGTAGTTGAAAAGCCAGGTACAACAGAATTCATTCCTTCAGCCTGTAATGGATCAACATATTCGTGTGTGGATTTTTTAGAATAATACACATTAGGATATCCTACCTCAATCAGTTTATTTACAACTGTCCAGCCAACAGTGTTGTTCTCAACTACAATCATACAATTTCCAAATTCTCTACCAATTGATAGAAGCATGTCAGAAAAAACATCTGGAGTGGGCTTTCCTTGATATTCTGCAATTATTTCATTTGTTTCAATTTTAAATATCATGAAAGTTGAATAATCTTTTCCGTCTCCTCTAGCTACATCTGCAGCTAGCATATAGTTGCTCTCATTTTCATATTCTTCCCATATCCACAAATTTCTATCAAAGCCTGTTTTATACTTTGGCTCGCATATATCTTTAGAGATTATTTCTAAATCCTCTGGGTGAAAGACAGTCTCACCAGACATGTTGAAATTACATTCAAGCTCTTGTGCGATTTGACGTCGAGACATGTTTCTAGTTTCTTTCTCAAACCAAGATTTGTCTCTTTCAGGATGCACATCCCAAGGTAAAGTTGTGATGTAGAAGTTATTTTTTTCAGACTGCGCATCAACACAAGTTTGGTGAAACCAGTTTCCTACACCATTCGGCGTTGACAAAGCAATACAGCGCCCACCAGTTGAGAGAGTTGGATAGAGGCCTGTCCATAATTCATCCAAACCTTCAACATGTGCTGCCTCATCAATGACAAGCAAAGATAAAGCCTCAGAGCGACCAGCATCTGAGCTTGTAGAACTAGCTTTTATTTGTGATCCATTTGATAACTCAAAAGAAGTTCTATTATCAATTGAAATGTTTGATATGCGCATCCAGTTTGGTAAATTTTTGTGTATTGATTTTACTTTCTTTACCAAGTTTGCAGCAGTGCCAAATTTTGTGGCTATGACTAGAACATTTTTGTCGCGGTGAAACAGCATCAGCCAAGCAATATAAGCAGCAGATATAGTAGATATACCTAACTGGCGCGCCTTCAAAACAACGTTAAAGCGATGATCATTAAAATCATGTAGAAGTGTGGTCTGAAAATCGTAAGTCTTAAAAGGAATTAATCCATGCATCGGATGAGATATTTTAGCATAGTTGTTTATAAAATAAACAGGATCCTTGCCAGATTTTAAGATTTCCTTTACTATATCATCTTTTGTTAGCTGAAAAGACATCTAGGACTTAGGGCTTTTTTGATTTTTATTGACTGGGCCACTTCCCCAAGCGCCTTGGTCTAAAAAATCTTTAAAGTTTTTCTCAAGCTCTTCGCGGCTAGGATCTAAAACGTCTAACACATCACCCATATTACCAATGCTGTATAGACATCTGGCAGTTGCCCAACAACGCACTCGACTTGAAGACTCAACTCTAATTTTAACATCACCTTGTTTAGTCAAAGTTAGGTTACTGTTTGTGTTGGCCTTAAATCTTTTTTTAAGTTCAGACACTATCTTATTCATCATTTTTTGAGTTTCCGCTTCAAAATCCTGGCTATAGATTTCTTTTAGTTTAATATCAGAATGATATGATAATATTAAAGTCTTACCGGATACTCCAATGTTAAATCCATCCATAACCCGGGAATCATATATAGGGTGGCCAGTATGTCTTTTCATGCCAAAATCAAGAGGCTCACCGTCAGCAGTGAGGGCGCCATCATAGCCAATATCCGCTGCGGCTTGAGCGATCCCTTCTAGAATTTCAAGTACTTTTTTCGACATTTTTTAATCTCCAATTTATTTATTATTTTTGCAAGGGACATGTCTTTCATATTTTTCTATATAACATCTCTCACAGCACAAGTACTTAATCATGTAAATATCGTCATTAATTGATTTAATTCTTGTATTACACAGAGTACAATTTAATTTTCTCTCTTTATTAAGTAGTTTGCGGGTTATTAAAACACCGTCAACATTTTCTAGTTCAGACGTGTGCTCAAAAGACTTCTCTTTATCAATACGCTCTTGTAATTGTTGTATATATTCTTCTTCTTTATCTCTGTTCCAATAACTAGCTGGATTCTGTATAGCCTCTTCACCATATTTTTTTTTAATTGCCTTTTCAAGACCAGCTATATAATTTAGATCTTTTTTGCTCATCTTGCAATTTCCACGCTGGCGTAAAATACCGCCACAGATAATAATATTCCAATTGTTACTCCTCCTAATACCCACCACTCTGTGTGGCTGGGCTTCATTTCTTCTTTCAACATTAAATTTAAATCGTTTATCTGCTGCTCTTTTATTTTAATTGTTTCTTCATGTATCTTCTTTAACGAATCATGGTCAATCCTTAGAAGATCGTAAGCCATTCTTTTATCAGCTAAATCTTTTTGAAACTCTTTCCTTAGCTCCAGCTCAATTTCCATGCGAAGATACTTCTGATCTACAATCATCTTTGATGCCGCAACAGAATCAAGTAAAACACCAGCAAATGGCGCTTCCTCATCGATAGCAAGAGAAGTTACTCTACCATCTAGCCCTTCAGCATTAGCTTGAAGGGGGAATACAAAAATAGCCAACGCCACAAATAAAGATATTATTTTTCTTAGCATATATCACCCTTTTTTTAAGAACTCTGAACTTAAAATTTTTGCAATGTCCTCTGCTAACTTTTCAGGTCTATCTTTGTTTTTTTCAATTGTTTCTGCAAGCTCTTTTTGCTTTTCAATTTCAAGCTCTTCAACTTTGATATCATGTTCTTCTTCAATTTTTCTGATTTCTTCAACGTGTTCTTCAACAGCTTGCTCTTTTTTAACGTCTTTTTGTTCATTGACTTCCTTTATAACTTTTATTTCTTTTTCGTAATTCTCTTTAGACTTCATCAAAAGACCAAAAAGCTTCTCTTTCAAGCCTTTACTGGACACCATTGAAAATATCAACAATATTATTATAGCAGGCCAATACCAATAATGTTTAACCCAAGTCCAAACTTTTTTCCAAAAAAGTGCGGAAAGCATTAGCAACCACCGCAACTCACACACTTGCAGCAAGCGCAGCAAGCTTTGCAGCATTCTTCTATGCAGCAGCATGCTCTCTTAAATAAGTTTAAAAATTTCTGTAATAATGATTTCATTTGTTTTCTCCTGTAATTATTGATTAAAGCGCCCTAGTCGATGGATAATTCTATCCAAATGTACTTCAGTTTTCATATCTCTAAGAGAACTCAAGGCTAAATCCATGCTATCATATTTCAAGCCTCTTGCTCCTTTTCTAAGACCCTCAAGTACTTGCTTTAGCCTTGCAGCTGCCATTTGTATTTGTTTGGCGGCTTCGATTCCCTCCTCGGGACTAAAAGCAGACTCAGCATTCTCCAGCTCTTCTTTAATAATTTGTTTTAATTTTGATCTTGTAATCTTCACTTTCCGTGCCTCCATTGTGTTGCGAGGTCGACAAGTGCTTGTGACCCAATATAAGCTAATGTGACTGCAACCCAGTCCTCGCTAGTCAAAGCGTTCATATAAACGAGATACGTAGCTGTACCCCACGCTAAAAACTTTCTTGAAATAAATCGCTCGACGTGTTTGTCAAGCCATGCTCTTACTTGTGACATAATATAGACCCCCTAACATACTAAATAGTTTAAATTTTACTAATAAGCCACATCTCTTAAAGACCTGTGAATGTAATTCTTTCACGATCGATACCCATATTATTTTTCCTAAGAAGATCTTGTATACTATCTCGCACAGCTTCTTTTTGTGAGTCCGTAATTTTCTTATATGTATCGCGCAGTTCATCATCTGTCATGCTAGTTTTAGTTAGAGATCTCATAAGATCAATGAAAATTTCAGGTGTGACCTGTATGTTATTAACAACTTTTACAACCGGCCTTATCTTTATCTGCTCTTCTTCTGACTCCGGCGGGAGCTGTGGCGTCGACACATCTAAACTTTGGCCTCCAATCGTTGATCCATGGTCTTGGTCAGAATATGGAAGAGATCTACCTCCGCGAGTAGCTTCAGACTCACTAACATATCTTCTCCAATTTTCAAACAATTGTTTCATAGTTATAAATAGTCATACTTTTGCTCTTTTACCAGTTATGTTGTGGTATCATATTCCCATACGCATGTTACAAAAGTATCGTTCATGCCAGCATTAGGGTTAATACTAACTGCCAAAGTATCACCAGCAGAAAAACTATGTGACTGAGATGTAAAATCAAATGTTTGAGTTGTATCAACTGCCAAAGATGCAGTCACAGCTGCGACTGCGGCAGAGTTTTCATTGACCTCTAATCCAACTGCAGTCGCACCAGATGCTCCACCTCCAGACGCTCCAGCACACTTTATTAAAACTTTTACTAGCTTTCCATCATAGGGCGCAATCCAGTGGGTCCATTCACTAGCAGCGTGGCTTGATGCATTAACATCTGATGTAGTGTTAATAGGTAAATAGCGAAGAACAGAAGAGTTCCCATCGTTAAAAGAGTGATGAGTAAAATAATAATATTTAGCTTTTATAGTACTGGAAAAGCGAAATTCAGCTTCATCTTCCATCCAAGTTATTGTGCCATCATTACTATTTGCATTGAAGGTTAAAACAACATCCGTATCTCCGCCCTCGCCAATGCTAACGGCATCAGACTGCAAATCAATTAAAGTACCAGCGTCTAAGACAATATCTGTAGCTACAATCTCTAAATCATTTGCAGTTGGCGAGTTAATAAAAGAGTTAGTATCTCTAAAATTAATTTTGCCTGCGGCTCCAAGCGTCAAGTCTGTGCCATCAAAAGTAAGACTAGATTCAACAGCAAAAGTATTATCACTAGTGACCCAAGAGATAATTCCATTATCGGTATCACCCGAAACAGACCTTGCGGACCCGCCGGCGCCTGAGGCCGTTGTCTTAATAACTCTATTATCTGAGTTTAAGGCTAAAAAACTAGCAGTATTCGCGATGGATCCAGCAGCGATATTTTGAAAATTAACGCCACCTTCAACTTTTAGATCCCCGCCCACGTGAAGAGTCGACTGTGGTTTTGTTTTGCCAACACCAATTCTAGTGTTTTTTTCATCTAAAAATAAAGTTTTGCCATCATTTAATAGCTTCTGAAGTTCTCTTTTTTTAGATGGAGTAGGCATGTAATAAATAGTCTACTCATTAACATATGCCTTGCCTTCTATTTTCTCAATCATAATTTGCCTGTCGACAATATCCTTCAGAGAATCTAAGTGTGATATTAAAAGCACAGTTTTAAACTGAGTTTTGATCATATCTAAAATTCTAATAAATCCTTCCATATTTTCAGCATCCAAAGCAGTGCCTGGCTCATCCAAGATGAATATGTCACCTTTTGGAAGTGTTGATACATTTAATAAAGCAAGGCGAATGGCCATAGCTGCAATAGTTTTCTCTGCTCCGGAGCCCATCTCAATTGGGCGTGCGTCATAACTCGGATGCTTTATCAGTATATCAAGTTTCTTGTCATCATTTTCAAAGAAAACTTCAAAGTCAACAATGTTTGTCAATATTTTAGAAATCTCATCGTTTATGAGAGGAAGTCTTTTTTTAATTATATCATATGAAATTCCGTTTGCATGCATGCAGCGCATAAAAAGATCAGCGGTTGTATAGGCCTGCTGCATATCTTCATAGCTATTTCGCTGTGCAATTAACTCCGTATTTTTCTGCTCAAAACGACCAACTGAGGTGTATAAATCGATTAATTCTAATTTTTGTGTTTCTACTATCTTCTCCAAAGATAATATTTCTTGTGATAGGTGTACTTCTTGTTTCTGTAGATCTTCAAGATTTTCTATAACTTCTCTATTTTCTTCATAAAGCTTCTCTTTTTCTTCTAAGGTTTCTAAAAGAGAGCTAGCTTTTAAAAGTTTAATCTTATCTTTCTCAATATCAATTTTTAGAGTTGACACCTCATTTCTTATAGCTACACCTCTCTCTTGAAGAAGAATATATTTACTAGAATATTCATCTAGCTTGTCGACATTCATTTCGTCTAACTTATTCTGTAAAGTTTTTTTATTTAGAGTTAGTTGATTTAAGCCAATTTTAACTCTGTTTGTGTCATCGATTGCATATCTAGCATCAGAAACAAAATAACATTTTTCTTGCAGCTTGTGATTACACGGAGCAGATTTAAGCAATTCAATTTTTTTCTCAATTATCTGCTTTCTTGCCTTGTGCTTTGAAATTTTGTCTTCAATTTCCTGCAGCCTTTGTATAAATTCACTTGCAATTTGTTTTTTATTATTAACATCTTCAATGTCGAAGCTATCAATAAAATTTTCAATTTTCTGTAGGAGTGCCTCTTCATCAACTACCCTTTCTCTTTTTTTCTTGAGATTGACTTCTATCTTTGAAGCTTCAGTTTTAACAGTCTTCAATTTATCTAGAACTTGTTTAATATCAATTACTTCATTAGGAATTGATTTAATTTGATTTTGTATGCCGCTTAAAGAATTTTTACAAGTCTGCAAAGCCAATATTTTTTCTTCGCTTAATCTTTGACGATTTAAGAGCTTTGTCTCCACTCTAGCTAGTTCAGTATTAGATTGTTTTATTTCTTCATTTAAATTACGATCGGACATCTTACGAATAGCGCCTTTGAGATCGCTTGATTCGTCTTTTGCTAGTTTAAACTTCCGCTCAAAAATCTCTAAATCTAAAAATTTTGCTAATATTTCTTTTCTTCTTGTAGAACCTTCATTGATATAAGATAGTGATTCCAGCTGACTGGCCATTGAGGTAGTAAGAAAATCCTCAATTGTTCCAAATATTTTACGAATATTTTTGTCAGTTTGCATCCTGGTGATGCCGTTTAGGCTGGTGCTTACATCAGTTGCGTTATCATAAACATTAAACTCTACATCAGTTTTCGCCTCATCAGTTTCTTTTCCTTTTAACTTTTTAGTGTATTTAGTGCTTTTTCTTTCAATACTATAGGTTTTAGTGCCTATATCAATCTCAACATAGCCGCGGCACCAGTCTTCGTCCTGGTTGATAAGATTAAAATTCTTCCTATTGTTTTTTGAAGTTGTATTGTATATGGTATACAGGATACTATCAATAATACTTGATTTACCGGAAAAATTTTTTCCTAAGATGCCAACAATCCCCTCCATTTTTGAAAAATCAATACAATTTGATTCTCCATAATTAAAAAGATTATCCCACGCGACTTTACTAAACTTCCAATTAATGTTTCTTCTTACATCCTCCTCATCTTCAACAACAGCGTTAAATTTTCTGTTCATATCAAAAACTTGTTTGAGCGCGGTAGAGCTTGGTTGGTAGTCCTTTAAGTATTCGTCAATAAACTCCTCTTGTACTGCGATATCGCGGAGATCTTCTTGAATTAAGCCATTTGTTAGTTCTTCAACAGAGCCTCTGTCGCCGGCAGATTTGTTCAAATAAGTAATGGCCTCGGGCTTAAAACGCACCTTAGCAACATCTACCGCGCGCCTAACAACATCTAACGGCAAATTATTCTCAGAAATTAGCCGTAATCTTGCATTTTTTTGCACTTCAAGCTTATTAGGCAGTCTACCTTTAGGAGTCAGTCTAATAGTTATAAAAGGCTTGGGATTGCGTAAAATTATATGCTTGCAAGTAAATGTATCTTTACCTTTGATATCCCAAATCAAAAAACCTTTATCGTTGGTTTCCCCGTGGTTTTGTTGTACCGTCGAACCCGGATAACGTATTTTTCCCGCTTTGTCAAGGGCTTGATTGGTTTTGTGTATATCTCCAAGAAAACCATAATCAAAATTATTAAAAATATTAATATCATCTTCACCGTGCTCCATTGTCCAACCGGTATCAGTTTTTACGCCGCTAATCGAGCCATGATACAGAGCAATATTAATTCGCTCGTTGCAGGTGGGATTTTGCCAATTATCTCTATCGAAAACCGAAAGGACATTAATAGTAAATTTCTCATCTAATTTTGTCTCTCCTGAGTTCTTAAGTAAATATAAGTTTGTGTGATTTAAAGCATCAATAATTGGAGATAAGGCATCTTGACGACTTGAGTTTTTCAAATTACCATCATGATTGCCTAAAATCACATATGTTGGTGCAATATCTGCTAAGCTCGATAAAAAATTTGAGCACATTTCAACAAACTCTGGACTAATTTGAGTTTTTGTATGGGCAATATCTCCGCAATGTACAATGTAATCGGGCTTTTCTTGTCTCAGCTTCTCATATAAATTTTTAAAAACAGTTCTATATTCTTTGTGATATTTTAAATTACGAATGTGAGTATCTGCTATGTGTGCAAACTTCATGTATTCTCCGGTCATAACAATATAAAAACAAAATATTTATTGTATTGCTAAATATTGATAATTCTATTCAAAAGGTAAGTATCAGAATCAATAGCCACAGACTGGCTTTTTCTTTGCTCAAATGTTTTTATAGGCATCTCTGCTACATCATCATAAAGTGAAGTATCAATTAGATTAGTTTTAATATTGTGTTTCAATAAAAGATTAATAATAATATTAGTTTTTCTGTCAGCATCATTGTCTAGTGCTAAAAATACTTTAGTATCATGATTGACAATTTTCTGCAGTAAATATGAATTTTTGTTTAGAGTTGACCCTAGAATCGGTATTGAGTTTTCTCCGGCTCTCACAGCATCAAACACTCCCTCTACCAGCACAATATCTTTATCAAAATCAATGTAAAGCTCATTAAAAATTATATCTTTAGAGAAACTAGGGTTTAGATACTTCTTCCAGCTACCATCATAGGATCTAGCTATAAAATAATTTAATCTACCACTTTCGTTGAAAGATGGAATAATAATGCGGCCTCCAAACTTACCAGATGCACAGTAACCCATCTTCCACCTGATTATATCTTGTTGTGTAAGCCCACGACTATACAAATAATTTAATGGTCTAGTTGCTGTAGAGGGTAGGTTTTTGTTAACCAATGAAACAAATTTTTTTGGAAGTTCAATTTTCTGTTCTTCAACCTCGTCAGCCTCACCAAAAAGTTTTTCAACAAAATTGTTAATCTCAATCTGCTGGTCAAATGAAAGCCATTCTTTTCTGGTTGATAGACTAGCTTCATTTTTGATAATTGTATACAGGTTTCTACCAGACCAATCACAGACCCAACATTTAAAAACATTTTTCTCAATATTAACTGCTAATTTTTTTTTGTGATGGTTACATTTAGGACAGCTAAAGAGCAATTGAGAGTGGTTTTCTTGAAAATATGCTCCGAGGACCTCTTTTAATATTTTAATTTTTTTTATTTTTGACATTGAAGATAACCAGCTTGAGCAATAACCCAACTATCTGCCTTGTCAAAACAGTATGGCTTGGGGTTGCCATGCTTAGTATATTCTATAAGAACATCCGAAACATTGTCAATCACATGCTGTATAACAACTTGTTTCGCTTTCACTCCTTTCGGCACTTTAATCCCACATTTTTTTCTTGCTGATGTAGCGGCGATATATTCAGGCTTTAATTTTAATATGCTGTAGCACAGCCAAGATACAATACCATTAAAGCGTGATAGTGTAGATAGAGTTTTGGCTGATGAAAAACCACTTCGAAAACTCTGCAGAGATTGTTCAATATAGACTCTTTTAATAAAAAAAGAAGATTTCAGATCGCCAATCTTGTCTTCGACGACCTTGGCCTTTTCAAAAAAATCTTTGTACTTTCTTAAATCCCAACCTTCATTATAGATGACGTTACCTGCCTCATCAATAATTGTGGCACCTGTTATGCTAGTGCTAATATCTAATCCTAAAATCATTTATAGATTATATCATATATCAAGCTTGAGTTTAAATGTATAACTTCGTTCTTCTAGCTTTTTAACTGGATTTGCTAATGATGCGATTGCAATTAAATTTCTATTTTCGTCGTAAACTCCAACTTTAGAAATATATGTTATTGGTTTAAAACTAGCCGAGTATCCTTTGTAGCTGCTAGAAACTATATTTTTTATGCCAGCGGTATTATTTTGCACATAAAAACTGCTGCCTGATAATGCATATAAATTGCCAGTAACATAAGTTGGATTGTTGGAAAAATTCAATTGATTTTCTTTAGCGTGTGCAAACATTGTTATAGTGTTAACATGATTAACACCATTAAACTCTATACTAAAGCTAGAACTTGGCGCGTGGGAGTGAGCATTTGTGGTTGCAAAATATTGCCAAGAGGGAGACACAAAGCTTGCGCCGGAGCCAGGGCCATACTTGTCTCTATTAGCCGATCCGCTTGGACCTTTTAAATCAGCACTTGAGGTTAACACCAAAAAGCCTTCGTTGTACATCGCTACGCCGACAACTTGATTCGTCAATGTACCTGTTGTTTGTATTATTTCGCCATTTCTGTTTATATCAGAAGCTTCTGCAATTAACGTACCAGTAATATAATATTTTAATTTAATCGAGCCTTTCTTGATCGATGAGCCATAAAAAATTGAAGGTATCTGAATCAATTTTATAATATTAGACTCTAAAGAGTTTATTGTTCTATCTTCATAATTATATTGATAGTGCGGGCTTAATCCTGTATAATAATTTAAACTATTTTGCATGGCTTGCAGAATAGTCTTTTTGCGGCCTGTGAAAGAAGCTGCAAATAAATCAGAATGAATTGAGGAAGTGACAACATAACTTCCTTGGATTGTATCCCCCATATCATTATTAAGAGTATAATCACTCAATGAGATAGTGTTAAAGGAAGTAAAATTACCTCTCTTAGTAATAAAAGGAAATATTAATTGGTTACTCGGCCTATTGACGTTTAAATCGTAAAGATTGACGCAGCCATTAGGTGTGTTACTGTTTTCAAACTCTTGATCAGTGTTGTTATAATAGATTGAACTTGTATATATAAAAAACTTTGTTTTTGGATAAGTTTTTATAGTATTTATTAATACATCATTTTTATCAAATTTAAAAAAATTACCATATTCTGGTACGTGAGATGGCATAAACTACCTCCCCACTAGTAATCTAACCTAACACGTAAAGTAAGCTCAGTGTTTGGGTCTTTTCTAATTGGCTCAGATAGTTTTGCTACGGCTAACATCTCGTTGTCTGCAGAATAAAGACCTACAGTTGTTATATATGACAAAGGTAAGTCATTAACATTGTTTTTAACAACTATTTTGCTGCTGTTAACATATGTCGGATTAGAACTATAATTAAATTCATTGTGGTTGGCCCTACAGAAATAAATTGTAGAATTTAATTCAATTGTATTATTAAAACTAATGTTATGAATCCTGTGTCTAAAGCCTCCTGCTAGTGTGTCGATAGTGGAGCCAGTTGAAGCAAGCTTTATGCCAGTGCCAGTAGCACTAGCAAGCGCATGCGCAGGGTTGTGCTTGCCTTCGCCGGCAGCAAAAGAAGCTGGAGTGCCAAACTGGTCTAAGAAAATCGCTGACGTTAAAACGACTACGCCGGCTTGATAAAATACCAATCCAACGGATTGTGACTCTTCGCCGGCTTGGGCTGATGAGCCTGTGAAGAGCAAGCCATAATCGCCAGCGGGGCTAGTTCTAAATTGATTTGCAGATAAGTAATCGCCTATTGTTGTTTTATTTTTTCTAGTTGAACCGTTGCCATCAACTGCTCCAGAAAGATGAAGCCCAATTCTAAATGAATTTTTCTTAATTTCATCTTTTGTTAATAATCTAGAAAAATTAACAAAGAAACATTGATTCATAATACCGGTATTATCATCAAGTGTGCCGTCAGAGTCAAATTTTCTTATGCTGCCACTTTCGTTGTAGCCCATTAAAACTTGAGCCATTTGATTATAAATATTGAGTTTTTTAGAGTTTTGTATATTTGCGCTTGCGCTAGCGGCTGAACTATAGCCATATGAAACATCAAAAATGTGGTTAGCTGAGGAACTTAAGAAAGGGTAATCGTAAACTGACTGAAACATTCCATGAGAGAATGTTTTTATATTTAGTTCAGTGCCTGGCGTATTCTGATACGTGCCGGAAGCTATCGTACCAGTGACAGGAATTGATTCATGTAGAAGTGTCCTTGTGTTAACAACATCATTATTTAATAAAGTTTTAAAAGTGCTGGCCATAATTTTTCACCTATGCTATTTTTACATATCTAATTGGAATATCTAATCTAAATCCAGTGTTTGCTCCAACAATTCGTACCGTTGAATCAATAAAGTAAGCAGTTTTGTTTGCTAAGAAGCCATCAACGCTTTGATTCGCCAAACCAAGAGTTGTGCTGGCAGATGCAGCCTCTGATCGACCGATTTGAGTGAACAGATAAGTCGATGAATTAAGCTCTTGCGAAGCATGAATTCTAAGGCCTAAAGTATTTCCTCTAGGACCAGCGAAAACTTGTGGGTCGCCAATAGCCTCTAAGGCTGATTGTGTTCTCTTGTTATCTGTTGTCCTAGCATTTGCTGGAGTTGACATGTCGCTTCTGTTAATGTACGTATTATTGCTTAAATAATAGGAAGCAATATTATCATCGTCAATAAAATTAACTGCTGCAGGAGAATTAACTGTAACAGGCTTAACTCTGCCTAAACGATAATCTAATTCTACTATAAAAGCTGTCTCAAGTAAATCTGTGTCTAAGCCTATCTCAGGCGCTAGCTCATTTGTATCTAATCCTTGATCAATACGAATAAAGTCCTGTGCCTCTGTTTCATTACCTCCGCCGAAGCCTCTAATAACTCCTGTAAACGTAGGTACGGGGTCGCCATCACCGACAGCGCCGCCGACGCGAAAAGTTGACAAAGCTTTGTAGGTATCTTGGTCAACAGCAACATAAAACCTAGTGTCAGTCTTGTCAGTAGCAGAAGTTGCGCCAGTTCGATTGTACATTTCAGATGAAGCCGGCTGGTTGACGGGGCTACTCGTATTATTTTTATTAACCTTAAGAGTGGGCATAAATAGAATATTAGTTCTTGAAATTGTCAAAAGCTTAGTTTTTAAATTTGATGTATTGTTAGTAAAAGCCTCTAAAACTGGTGTTTGCAAAATCTGCAAATCGTAAAAAGCACTGCCGCTTGAATGATTTTTATCATACAAACCATAGTTTATTTCATCATCACCAAAAGCAAATTTGCTTATTTTAAAACTACCGTCACCTTGCGCTAACCTCAATCGACCAGTATCAGTCAATACCGCATCAAGAATTATATCACCTGAGTTATCTAAAAATGCCATCTGTATACTCCTCTTTAACTAAATAGTTAATAATCTTAATTATGTATTATTTTAATGTTTCTCTTGAATGCAGACTAATATCCGCCTGAGCCGCCGCCGCCTGAGGCGCCGCCTGAGGGGCTGACATTGCCCATACCACCTGGTGTTGGCCCTGAGGGCATGCCAGTATTTCCAACAATGCCACCAGAGCTTGGAGTGTAACCACCATCTGACTGACTAGAACCTCCTTGATTACCTCCAGGTGTTAAACTAAGTTGATTTGCCTGATCAACAGTTTGAATGGTGTTGGTGGCTGCTGTACCTTGAACTGGAATTTTCTCAGCTGATACGAGCACTTTTTCCTCTTTCTTTTCAAATGCAAGGTTAACATCAATCTTCTTGCCGGATGTTTTTGAAGTTAATCTAATTTTATATTTCTTCTTAACATCTTTTGAAGAAAAAATACTATCGACATCAGAATTATCTGAGTTAAATAATTGAATTGTTGAGGGTGATATATACAAATATTTATTAAGCTCTATCCTAGGGTTTTCTAGCTCTGGTACAAGCAGCGGTACAGTCCTAATTATAGGCCTAACTGCGCCTTGCATATCAACTAACTCGACTAAATATATTTCAGACGGGTTAGATATGTGACCATGAGAGTCAATAGATCTAAATGTGTAATAGTATTTTTTATTCGGCAATATAGTCTCTTCATAAACACTACCATTGACAGTCGCATAAAATTCAAAATCTCCATATGATTCTGGATGAACTTCACTCCGGAAGATCTGAAAAGAACTAATTGGGTCATCAGAGCCAAATTCAATTTTACCATCAGGTGTAAGCTGCGCATCTTTAATTGTCTGAAATTGAATTTGATCAGACTCAAGTAACGATATTGGCTCTTGCCTGTACCTATCTACTGAACCATCAAGTAAAATTTTAATCTTGCTATTTACTGCTCTATATGGCACAATATTAACTTGTGGAGGTATTGGTGGTTTGTCAAGAATTGTCATGACAGGAGTCTCAAAAACTTTATCTGCAATTAGTTTAATTGATGGCTCAACCTTTACTCTTAGAGTCGCAGAAAAGTGTGTAAAATAATTATCATTCTGTGTCCCAATGGCATTATCAGCCATCAAACCTAAACCACCTAGTGTCATTGCTAGTCCTTGTGGGCCCAGGCCCGGGCCTTCAGCATTTCCAAAACTAATTTTAACTCCCTCAGCTAAACTTTGAAGATCTTCAGTTAATTCAACCGGCGAGTATGGGCCCTGGAGATCTTCTGGCAGGGCAAAGCCGGCTTGAAGAGCACCAATAGAGGGGAGGAAAATACTTAAATCAGTATAGTCGTCTGAATTAATATCCGGAGTGATTCCAGCAAGAACATCCGGATGAGGGGCGGTCCATTGATATCGGTACTTTGATCCAAAAACTATCCTATGGGCGTGGACAATATATTTGTATTTAGCCACATTACCATATTTAACTTGAGTATCAATATATTTCATTATATTGGTATCGTCTATATTGGGGAAAAACACATTTTGTATTGGTGTCTCAGATCCGTCATTTCTAATGATATATTTTGTTACACTATAAAAAAGATCCTCTGTGTGGGCTGGCTTGCCATCTAGAATATCCTTGTAACTTCTTTTTGTGCCTTCATATATTTTCAAAATATTTTCTTTTAATGCCGGAACATTAATGTTTTTATTATAAACATTGTCCATATCTCCAGTTAACATAGTTGATATAATTTCGAAAAAACCTTTATCGCTCTCACTTTGAAGTTGGCATAAGAAATTTCTAATATCATAAGTATCAGTGTTATAATCATCAAAATAGTCTTCTATTTCAATAAATTTATCAAGCATCTCAATAACATCAATAATTTGTTTAATATCTTGTACAGGTTGCTGTGCAGGAATATTAACAGGAGAACCATCATCAATATTTTGTTTTACCGGAGTGGAATTTAAATCAAAGAATCTATATGGTACTGCATAATCAAATTTTTGTGTTGCTGGATCCTGTACTTTTGTATCAATTGAATCAAATATTGTATCTTCTTCTACGATTGTTTGCTCGCCAGTAACAGGATTAATTATTATTTTTGTTGTTGGTGAAGTAGAGGCTCCAGATTCATCAAATTTATTAGTAATATTTTTGTAGGGCAAAGATGAGTCCTCTCTTTGTTTTGAAAGTGACGAGGCAAGATGATACATAAATAAATTATGTAGATTATACTCTTTAATTAATTTTGATATTGATACATCTCCACCCTTTGCAGTTGAGCTTGTATTTTTTTCAGTAGAAAATTCTATTTCATTATAAAAAGGAAAATAATTTTTGTATTTATCAACCTTGTTCATTATTGGTATGATATTAGGGTCAAATAAAACATTCATCATACACTTTTCTAGAAATTGAAATTTCTTGTTGAAAGCAAAATCATTGTTAAACTTATTGTCTGTGGTTAGTCTGAAAGTGTATTCATTAATATAACTCTCAAATAGGCCATCAATGTCAACACCAGTTGGTTTTGGTCTTTTTTTGTATGGATTAAACGCCGTGGTAGAATCGTATGGCGCACTTAAAATTTTATTAATAATATTGGAAGTTTTTTCTATTTTTGTGGTTTTAGCAATATCATAATCAACCGAACCTATAGAGCCATATAAAGTTACCAAAGTCTCAAATGGGTAATGAAAAAGAATATTATTAATGGCATCAGCGCCAGGCTTGTTAATTTCACTATAGTCTGCAAGCAAATCACCTTTATCATAAAATTTCTTTATCGCGCCGATTGTTTGGTTGTATTTTGCTTGCTGGCCGGCTAAATAATTTGTATCACCCTCTAAAATCTCTTGGCCGGCGATGATTCTTAGAAAACCGTATACACTAGGTAAGGAATTATTTAATTCGTTACGATTGGCGATCGCTGTTTCGTAATCAGCACTGTTTATTCTTTCGTTGTAGTATGTTTTATAGTTAGCTATAGAAATATTTGGGCCTGTCATGTTAAACTGCAGCTGCTCTTTTGGTGTAAAAGGACGGCTTGTAACGTAATAATGATCAAAAAAATCTTGAGATGTGTCAATAAGCGGAGGTACAAAGTCTCCGTTTGATTTAATAACACCCGTCTTAACTGCTGCCAGCCAAGAAAAATAACCTCCACTATGTCTTTCGGCTTGTGCTTCAGGTAATCCCAATGAAGACTCGCCAATCTCATTTAAATCACAATAAAAAGATATTTTCTCAACTGTCGATTTTTTATTACTATCAAGCTCAAATGAAACGTCAGCACAGTGTTCTAATTGTATTTTGTGATTGTAGAAATACCTGAGAGGCCTCCAATTATTTCCAAAAGACTCTTTCTCTGTATTTTCATTTTGCCTAGCTAGATCCCAATATTTGCCTAAAGCTATTCTAGCAAAATCTTTTTTAAAGTCGCCAAGCCTTAAATTTGATAAATTAGTAATTCCTATTACTTGATCAATATACTGAGGGTCATACCTGCTAAGATCAGTAGAACTTCTAGGCACTTGGGCATATGAAGTAGCGTCGACCACTATTTTCTCTTTTCCTACTATATTATCTTGTTGAGCCATAAAAATTCTCTTTTTCAATATTAATTAGGTTACTAATAATTTATTAGCCATTGTATGGGCCGGCGCCTGAGCCGCCTACAATTATGCTCTGGGAGCCTCCAGACATAGATGAACCTTGGCCTTGTTGATTCAACTGCTGACCAGGCGCGAGCTGAATTTGAGGCGCGCCGGATGCCGGCGAAGCTTGTGTTGCATTTTCTTGCACTTGCTGACTTTGTGCAGTCAAATTGCCTATTGAATGCTGTTGATTTTGTTTTCGCCACAGTGCTGTACTTGCCGGAGAGACCACACTCGATTTAAAGCCAAGCTCTAAAGGAATTATAACTTGCTGGTGATTAGGCGTAGAATAATCTGAGATAGTGAAGTATTCATTTATAATAGGTATATCAATTCCGTCAATATTCTTTTCTTTATAAAATTTTAATCGACAAAATAATCTAATTCTAGGATCTGAACTAACTCTGATTAGATCATCATTTGTTAAGAGTCTCCAATGTGTATTATCTTCTTTTGGAATTGCATCATATGAAAACCCAGTAAATACCTCTACAGCTACTGTCATATTGTAGTGAAAAAATATAAAAGATTTATTTTCTTGAGGGTTCTCCAACTTGCTGCGCAATATATCATTTACTTCAGGACCAACTCCATAATTTATCCTGTTATTCATATATTTAACCATCTTAAAATTATTTGGTCTTTTCTTGATCTCTACATACCCGCTTTTTACTCCTGCAAAATCTGGAGTTGGTATCTTTACAATTGATGAATTTTTATTCAGTTCACCAAAATAATTAGTAAGTTGCTCTTCGACTTCGCCATAGCCAGCGGCATCAGAGTATTGATCAGCCCCAAGAGGATATATATCGCTGAAAGGTCTTTTTACAGTACCATCAATTCTCCCATTAACTGCTCCGGGCTCTTTGTCAAAAAACTTATTAAATATAAGCTTTTCATGAAATGTAATTCCTAGTCTAGCTAATAAACCTTTGTAAGTGCCAATACTAGGCTTTGACATGATTGGATTATTGAGGTTTCTCACATCAGAATGTTTGTTTTCTTTTTTAGTAATAGTGTAGCTAACTAACTCGGCAAATAATCCGTCATAATCCGTGAAAAAATATTCTGGAGCTAATACATCAAAATTATTTGATAATACCCTAGATACAGAATTATTAGCAAAGCTGCTAAAGAATAAAGCGCTCCTCTTCGAAGAATCTCGGTAATAAAGCGAGGAAGGTGTTAAATAGCTGTAAGCTGTTGAAGATAAATTATCAGAAAAATCTATAATAACACGTATATCTGGTCCTGAAAAATTTGATTGTTGTGCTTCTTTTATTCTTTCAACTGAATTGTAGTAGCTAGTATCTGGTACCAGCAAACCAATGTTTGTATTTGCAAAGGAATTATTATCTTTTGCTAGGCCAGTAAACTTGCAAGCATCAAGCTGGCAGCGGGCTCGGAAGTATTCCACTGATAAGTTTTTTAAGCCAAAAAAGTTTACATTTGTTATAGTGCTTAACCCATCGCCAAGATAATCAACAAAAACAGTATTTGTTGAGTCCACTCTATTAAGAGATCTAGGATTATCAAAAGTATGATGCTCAATGATTGTTGTTAGTGCTGGTGATGATAGCAGTTCATCTAAATTATTAGTTTGTCCAGAGGAATTATTTTCCGTTAAGTCAGAGCCTCCGGGCTTTTGTTTGTTCGCACCTGTTTTAGTTTGTATTTTTTTTATAGCTGTGTCAAAGAATTTTATAAATAGCTCTATACCCTCAGGAGAACCAAATTCAGGATTAATCATTGATGCTAATGTATTATTTACTTGCGTATCAATGAACTCATCGGATAGAAGAAGCTTACATTGATTTAAATTGTCAATAGCAGTCTCCCATATGTACAAGCCATCTGAATTTTTTTTGCACACATTTTGAGCCTCACTAATAAACTCAGGTTCGAAAGTCCTATAAATCATATTGTAATACGGTTTAAAAAATGATTTTCTATGTTCTTTAGAAATTAAATCCGCCCTATAGTTTTTAACTAATTTATTGCTTCTAACACCAGAAAGTGATAAATTGTAATATTTATCTAATTTCCTTCTAGCTTGTTTAAGCTCATGTAAAAATTTGTTTAAAAAATGATATGTACCGTCTTTGAAATGTAGTTCAACTCTATATTGATAAACACCTGCAGAGATATCTTTAGTTTCTAAATCTGAAAAACTAAAAAACCTCTTGCTGGTTGTGCCAGGACTAAGAGACAACTCATGTATCTGTGGGCTTGGTGTCGTAGTTCCATAATCATTTTGATCACCAATTACAGCAATTAATTTTGATGGCTCTTCATAAGACGTATCATCTTTAAACTTTTTATAATTACGCCCAATTGTGTGCTCGTTTATGCGATCTCTATACACCTTTAATTCTATCAACCTTGAATTAGAAAGCACCTCGGGCGCCCAGAGCGGCTGCTGAGCTTTAGTAGCGACTGTATCAGACATGAGTCCCTGTACAGAGCGACGAAGGTCACTATACAACGTAGAATTATTTTTTAGCAAATTGTCAAAATCAATAAAAAATAAGCCGCGGGTGCCACCAGATGCGTCGCGCGTTAAATAAAGCTTTGAATATTCATCATCATTGTCTCTGGTAAAATATTTTTTAGTTTTCTTTTCATAACTACCCAATTCTTTGCCAATTTGTTTTAATTGTAGCTCTGGCCTTGGGCCTAGAGTTGATCGATCACCTCGGCCGACTACCCCCAAGACATTTGGTGCCGTAGGTGGAATTAAACTACCTCTAAAATCATCTATTTTATAGTTTGGATATTCAACTAATTCTAATTTTGGCTGTGATGCACCAGGAATATGCAGCTGGCCTACCATCCACCCTCTATTATAACCAAAAGATCCATCTCCAAAGTATCCTGATGGATCTGGATTATCAGGGCCATGTAAATGCACAGAGCCCTCCCAAATCTCTCCTCCAGGCATAAAAAAAGATTCTCTATTCTGCAACACATCCCCGGCATCAAAAACTATTTCAGAATTAACCGGGCCTTCAATGATATAATCTTCAAACTTACTAACACTATCATCGTTTATGTTGTTAAAATTTGCCTGAAGAAAATGAGGAACATGTAGTAAGCTGTAAAACATGAACCCTAATGATGAGCCTGCAATCTCAGGTGATACTATTGTATATCTGTATTCTATTGGTACTATATAATATGGCTTGCCCTTTCTAACCTCTTGCCTCACTTTCCCTTGAGAAATTGCACTTTGTAAATCTAAAGGTTGTTGGCCGCCGAAAGCAGTTGATGTAGCTATTTGAACTGGGGGAGGCAAAGCAAGATTTGAGGTGGCGCTAGCTAACAAACTATGCTTGCCTACATAGCCAACTTCAGGCGAAGAATCAATTCCAATTATTTTTGACATAGGCCCTCGTGGGAGCCAATTTTTACCTAATATAGCCCCTGCAACATATATGTTACCACCATCATCAGATCTTTTAATTGATAGTGGATCATTACTAGGCTTAAGTACGTCGACGTTAACAACAGGCACAATTTGGACAAACAATGAATTGAACAAGCTACTTTTCTTGCCATCTGGGCCCGGAGGCGCGTATTGTCCAAGCCAAGAAGAGTGAACATTTGTAGCATTGGCTAACATTTCTAGATTTAAGGTAACAGTTATATTAGCTGTTTTTTGCTCAGTATTGTTGCCTACTATTACTTTTTCTCTGTCTAAAATAATCTTTCTGCAGTACACGTGCGGCAATAAACCTGCGCCCTCTATCATATCCAAGTACTTCATTGCTAACAAATCTCCCCAGGATAATCTGATTCATCTTCATAAATATCAAAAGTTCTATCTCTATCTCTTTGGGAGATTTCTTCACAAGTGGCAACGTCTTTTTCAGCAAACAATCCAGATCTAGTTTTGTTGTCTTTTACTACGTCATACTTACAGATAACTTCGTCTTCAATTTGATTATCGACTCTAATATCAAAATAATAGTCAGCATATTTAGGTCCTATCTCTGGACCTATATTCTCTAATATTTGAGAATTTGTAAAATTATCAGGAACAAACGAGAGAGTTCTAAGTGTCTCTGTTGTAACACCACTTTCTGTTGTCTCTTCTATTTCAAATATCTCTAGGTCAAAATTAAGTTTTTGATCCCGAGAATTAGCTTCTACAAATTTAATTAGTATAAAATTTTCATCTTCAGCTGCAGAAATTATTGTTGACCCGCCTGAGAGGCCGGCTTCGTTAATATCTGTGACAGCCTGAGAATTACCAAATGTTTTTATTTCCATAACAGAATCAAGCTGAGGAATATCTAACACTATATTTGAACCTGTTATGTTTGCTGGTCCGGAGCCAACTATGGTCAATGTGTTTGATGAGCCAGTTATAGAACCTTGCAGAAAATTTACTCCCCATGCTGGAGCGTGTTTGGAGTTTAAATCCATTGTGCCGATCGGCTTTGGAAGTCTATAATTTTTTTCTGCACTTTTCTGCAAATTATCATATCTATTTTCATCATAGTGATCAAATAGAAGTTCAAATTCTTTTTCTAGTGATGTAAAGCCAGTTTGTGTCTTCATAGTTTGTGTCTGTTTTATTCGCTCAATCGATTCATTTTGCTCTTCAACTATGCCCGCCTTTCCTGAATCGTACATCACATTGTCATCGAAAAAAGAATAATATTTAGGTTTAAATTTACCCCTAGAAAGTAAATTTCTTCCAAATTGAGTTAATTTAAGTTCGATGACGTCTTGTTTTTTATTAAAATATTCCATTTTTTACATAGTAATTTCTATATCTAGCTTAATTGCCTCTATAAGAGAGAAGTAATCATATGGCCAGTTTGTTCCGTATACCTCGTGAGTAGATCTATTCTTGAGAGAATTATCAAATCTTGTCGGTAATTTTAATTTTTTTCTGTCAGGGTCTTGGTCAATAAATCTTGATTTAATTGCCCGGGCGATTTGTCTATTTTTATAAGTATCGTAATTTTTTTCTGCTTTTTGTTTAAGTTTGAAAACCATAAATTTTAAATTCCTATAAAAATCTTTTACTGTCCAATCTGGTACCAAACCATTTTGTCTAGCATCACTAATTTCGTCTACCCAATTTTGAGTAAATATCATTGGGCTCAAAAAATCTGCCAGATTTAGATTAGATAAGCTGCTTACAATCTCATCTCCATCACTATTTTTAAAAATTTGTGGTGAATAGATGTTAGAATCTACAATCTCTAAAATTCGTCTAGGATTTGTCGCGGCTAAAGAGAGTTGTTTTTCCATACGCATACTTATATCTGGCATAACACCTTGATAGATATTTATTAAATCTTGCTTATGAAGTTTATGAGCAAAAGGAATTACAATCATCTGGAATGGGTCAATTGCTGCATTGTTTAAGAAATCAAATTCTGGTGGTAACTGAAAACCGCCAAGATTATTTTCAATACCCATCATCTTCTTTATCATGTGTCCACAATCTGTCATTGATGCATTATTATAACTTTTAGTTGATGACCCCCAAAGCTCTTTATAATCTAGTTGTGCTGGGTCATATAACTCGCGAGATAATAAGATGCTGTATATATTTTCAAATATTTGTTTATTAATTGGCAAAAAGTGTTTTCCAGGGATAATATGCCGTGTAGAATATATTTCTGACTCACTGTCAATTGGTTGAAAATTAATTGGCTGTTCAAAGTAAGGAATAACAACAACTGCCTCAGATACAAGCTTTGAATGGGCTATTCTGCCTATCTCTACAGACTGCTCATCAAAAAGATTTATATCGCTCAACAAAGAACCTGTTGTTTGTATCTCGGCGCGGTGGGCTGTTCTTTCAGTAAAGAAATCTTTTCCATTGGCTGCGGAGAGTCTGGAGTCAACATTGTTGTCTTGACTAACTAAACGGCGATTTTCTAAAAAGACATCTTCAACTTTTAGAACAATTCCTTTTTCCATTGTTGTTGGATCTATGTTCAAGTTTTCATAAATGCTGTTCATTGCTGCAGCATCATACGGATCGGTGCCATATCCTGCCCATATTGATTTACCAGTCGATGCACTATGATACGGGTTTTCAAGCAACTTAAATTGTCGTCTTAAAGATAAATTTGCCTGCTTCGAAGAAAATCCAGATATTCCAGAAGATCCGGCTTTTTCATTGTGAGTAAATTCTTCATAAGCTGATATAGAGGATGAAAAATCTAAAACAGGGCACACCCACTTAGGATTAATATACCATACACTTTTTTCCGCGTCATTCTGGCCTAAAGTCTTAATTTGTACCGGATTGTTAAACACATCAACACTAGCATCAATCTTCATCCTACCAGTTGTTATTTTCTGAGCCGATCCAGAAGTTGGAATGGTAATTGCTAGCTTGTTATCTAAGTCATATTCTTCTTTATAAAAAGATCCACTTCTTTCGTTACATTTAGAGAATATTGAAAACAAATCGTTTGTTGTTGTATCGGGCGTAAAGCTAAACACCATGCTGCTTTTTCCGTAGAAATATGGAGGTGTATATGTTTGATAAGCAGGATCTTGTAGATTATACATGTAGTATTTTTCTGAGTCTTGATAGTGTAATGAAAAAGTATCAATAGTGCCGTCATTCTTAAGAGAAGTAATTCTTTGGTTAGAGGTATCACCCACTGCGCCGACATCCACTATTTCAATTGGTGGGCCGTATAAATAACCCCTAAGAGAAGACGTAACATTGTGTGTTGTATTGGATGATGCCGGAATATGTAGTCCTGATTCTCTAGGACCCTCACACATAATTTGATCTTTGCCCATCTCTAATGAAATTGCTGCATAATATGTTGAATCTAAGTCTGCTGCCAGTTCCGTGTCAATTGCATTTGAAAACAATATTGGCATCTTTACACCGGGCGTTTGATCGCTTAAGAAAAATTCCATTGTTTCTGCTAGGAAATTATGCATTGAGTCCTGGTATAAATTCTGTGTATTACCCTTCGTAGTTTTAGATATCTTTCTATTGTCCATGTAAAAATGCACGTTGGGGGCATTATAACCATTTGTTACTATATTTGAATCTGGATTATCAGATTCCCTGTGTCTGTTTTGATCAAAATAGTCTGGCATCAGGAATGTTCTTATTGGATTTTCTTTCTTACCGGCGCTGAAATATGTCTTTAATTTGCCGACATCTCTTAGAAGCTCAAAATTAAATCTAGTAGTAAATCCACCACCAGAATTTTGAAGAAATGACTGCACAATACCAGGCAGAATCATTCTTGCGCCTTGGGCTTGAAAGCCGCCATATGGAATTGATCCTGTTACTTGTATATCTAAAGGCTGAAGTGCCACAGATGCAGTTAAAGTTGGTACGTAAAAGTTCATTGGGGAAAATGTTGTAGTGTTAACAGTGCCATCAGTCCTATTAACATGATAATCAACAGCTATGCCAGACTTAATAGAGTTGTATAATACTCCTGGCGCCATTGTAGGCTCTAAAAGAGCTTGCAGCTTTGAATTAAGATCTAAATTAAGATCTGATTGCAACAAAGCCTCTTGCCCAAAACCATTTTTAAAGTAAGCGCCGATTTGCACAGTGCGCGTAACTGGGTAAAAACCATTATAAGGAAGTAGTTTTTTTAACCCTTTGCACCTAAAGGATATCTTTTGTGGTATTAAATCATCTCCAATAATTTTTGTGTCTAATAGTTTAGTAAAATCTGTTAAATCATCAGTGTGTGCATATCTCTTTAAAAACTCAATTCCTTGTGGATCTCTCTTATAACTGTGTATGCCTTCTGTATTAGGAACTGCAAATCTTTGTCTTACCGGATTTGATGTTAAAACCTGAGATAGAAAGCGGGCAGCTGCAGGGTTTAATTCTAGCTCTGGCGACCACTCATATAGTTCACTAGATGGCGCTAAGGATTTATGCGATTCTGCGCCTCGGTATGGCCCAGAGCCAGTAACTCCACGGGCGCCTTCGAGCTTTAAGAAATCTAGCTTATGATATCTGAATGTTTCATTGTTAGAAAAATAGTCAGAAATATCTGCGCTAGCTGCTCTTAATATTCTAAACTTTTTAGATTTTTTGTCTTGTTTTTTATAATAAACAAGCGGTGAGGAATTTTCATAATTGCTTATTAAGGGAGAGTAGTAGGAATAATGATCAGAGTCAGATATTCTAAATTCAGAAATTATTGAGTAGTCTTTTCCAACATATCTAAGATCTTCGCCTATAAATGATTCATAAGAGTCATACATGGGGTTTCTACCGACAATCTTATGCGTCGCCCAAAATGGTGAATTATAGGGGTAGACATGCCTGTGGAGCTGTAAAGAAGCTGTTGTGTTTAAATAACCGTGTATCCCAAAAGATGAAGTGGTTGCTGATCTGCCGCGTCCGTCAACGTCATTTGCAGCAAAGTCTGGTTTTGTGTGTAGAGTATTTGAATCTGACGCCTGATGTCTTCTATAGAATATTGTAGGCTTCGTGCTATACACTAGCTCGCCAGCAGATCTTGTAATAAGATTCATTGTGCCTGTTATAGCACTTAAAAAACTTTGACTTAAATGAAACAAGTGCTGCAAGCCGGCGAAGCCTTGATTGGCTGCGGATGAAGTCGCAGAATGAGGCGTTAAACCTATCATAACTCCATTACCACCACGAGAAGAAGTTAAATAATTTGGTCTGGTATAGACATCATCCCTAACGTCTAGAGGCCAAGTGCTCAATAATGTTATGGGATATGGCTGATAAGCATCAAGCTGCACCATACCGCTTCCTGTTGAAGCATTTCTAAACTGATCAAGGCCACCACTAAGGCAATTAATTTGATTTGTTACAATTCCATTTACAATATATCTTATTACATGATCATCAGCACCAATATCAGTATGATTATCCATATAAGGCAAATTAACAATTGTGCCTGTCACTGCCATTGATGCGGTGCCGGCGGCAACAGCAATGCCGGAATAAAGTCCTGGAATTGAAAAACTTTGTGTCACTATTTGTGAATTAACTGCTATCTCTGGATCTCTTAGCCTAGATGATAAAGTAACTCCGCGCGATGATTGAGGATTTTCTTCATCTTGATTTGCCTTTCCTGGTACAGACGCACTTATTGCGGCGGGTGGCTGAGAGTTTTTCCAAAAAGTTCTATACTGCTGTACATTATAGCTGGTCATGCCAAACTTCTCTGGGCTTGCACTACCATTGCTTAATTGAGAGTTATTCTGCTCATATCTTGGTTTTTCAGTTGTAAATTTTCTGTAAGTATTAATAGCTCTTGGAAATATTGTTTGTGAATATTTAAAGTTTTGAGCCCCAAGCTCTCTAGCCAATTTAATAGTTTTTAAATGCTCATCTTTGTTTTGTATTGAGCCTGTAGTGGACGGATCTCCATCTGATAAATGCAGGCGATTGTTCAATTCATTATTAGAGAAATATAAGATCTCGTTGAAAAGTGTATGTTTGGCTTTAACACTGCCGATTTCATAAGTCAGCGGTTTATAATGTGAAATAACAGATGGTTCATAAAAATGCCTAAGGTCTGGCTTTGTGGGTATGTCACCAAAAGATGTAGATTTTATAAGCTTGTGTCTTAAATCTGGATGTGGCTGTGGAAAATACTTATCGTGGTCATAATTTTTAATTGTTTTTTTTGGTTGACTGGCATCAATTGACATTGTATTATTAAGACGTAGATGTCTTGCAACAGGATGATCGCCACCTCTAATTTGCTTCCACGATGGGTGTTGATATGGGCCATTCCTTCGATGAAGAAGCGTATTTAACAAAGATGCGGCGCCGATGGGATCTGTTGTTAATAATTCGTCGACAAGACCGCCTCGATAATTAAATTTTTTGTTGTTGACAACGACTTGTGATGGAAAACCTAAAACATTAGTTGCAACCAAAAAGTTGCTGGGATGATCTTGCCCTTGGCTTCTTAGCCCTGGATAGCCTTTATCTACATTACCGTGCGTACCAGATATTGGTTCATATACATTTGTATTGAGTCCGACAAAATCATTAGGTATGAATCCAGCGTTAGCTGATCCAGTTACACTCCGAACATTAAGCCTTACATTATTAGCTGCAACCCAGCTGCCTACTTCACTGGCTGTTAGAAAATTTAATGATCCGCTTATAGCCATTTTTTACCTCTTTCCTATCTTATAAATAGATTATAATCTAATTTAATGATGCTGTTATCCATCTTGTTTGATTCTCTGTTCGCGGTATCATATGAGAAACAAAAGCATTGTCAAATGAAGAAGCTGTTATAACTGTCATACCTGCAAAATCTGCAGAGGATCCTGAAAGTTCAAGCCTCTCTATATTATTTCTGTGATATTTATGCCTCGATGCATCACCAGATATAGCATAATCATCAGATCTAATTGTTCCGACGGCCTCACTACCATATACCCTGGCAGTATTGGTACCATGAGAACTAACGCCATATCTTCCACTATGAGCTTGCAATTGTGAATTGAAAACTTTTCTAACCCAGTTATTTCTAAATGTCATTGCATTGTAAACAGAAAAAGTTTCATGTGCAACATCTAAAAAGCCACGAGACATAACTTCAAACCCACCTGGTGAGCTAAATTTTGTTTTAATTCTAGTTCTATTCCTTATACTGCCAGTTAGAAATGTCCTATCTAAAAGTGTGTAGTTAACACCAATGTCACCATCATCTAATCTTATACCAGAATTATTGCGTCGTGGTGTGCTTCCATCGATTAGTGAAGCAACATTCAGCCTGTGTTCAATACTTGAAACATCTAAATTCAGACTTTCGGCAGTCGACCTTTTGATTTTATCGGCGTTCTTAACGAACCATGGATCATTTGCCTCAGGACTAACTGTGCTAACATATTGATATCTATCTAAGAAATTACCAGCTTTTGTTGGTGAGGAAGACGTCATGTGTATATTTCTAATATTTACAGGTCTTTTCGCAAACTCTGGCCTCATATAGAACGCGCGCGGTCGATTATGATTATCGTGTGTGGCATCAAATAACTTAAATGAGTTCCTCTCGATACCACCGTCGTCAGGACCTATATACAAATTTATATCTGCAATTGCACAGTCACCTAAGTGAAGAATTCCAGAAGTATATAAAAACCTTAAGTAAAATCTTTTACCTATAAATTTGTCTAAACCATTGCCAAATGCAGCATTCGCTGTTGTTGTCGCAACGCGCCAAGGGTCATCAGAAGCAGTTTGTTGTTGGCCACTAATTGATCCAATTGCGTTAAGTGTGGTGGCTGTCGTATTTCCAGCATACCAATAAATTGGCAAGTCAGTTACGTTGTTATTAAAATCTACACTAGTACAAGCTTGCACTTTTAGAGTGCCTTGGCTTACGCCAAACATATGATATCTAAAAAACAAAAAGACATCATCATCCTCAGCCACATCAAGTAAATCAATTAGTGGAGTAACCAATCCAAACGTCTCACCTACTCTGTCGGGCAAAACCTCACAATATGCATAGCCAGCATTTGGTACGTATCCTATTGATGGGCCGGTATGAATACTATCAGTTGAGCCGCTGAAGAAAGACCAACTGTTATCAGTGCCTAATCCATTTCTCCAATACTCTTCTTCCCCAGGGTCGCCGGCTGCGGATCCAGAGGGCAAGTTCAATACTGTCACATCTGTTGTTGCAGTATCAGTGGTATTTGCAAAAGGCTCGTAAACTAGACTAGAAGTCAATGATTCATTTAGAAAAGATTGTAAATGCCATCCTTCAGGTCTTGTTAGTTGTCCATCTAATTTATTTAAATTATTAGAGTTCTTAACAGAATCGTGGATGTTTAAGCCAACATGGCGATGTTGCATACCACCAACATGCATCTCAGTAAAAGGGCCCTGAAGTGGTATCTCTGCATGGGGACCATATTTGTCATCATGCATATTGGTAAAGTCTAGGTTTATCGCACTTGGGCTAAACTGAGCTATATATCCAGTGTTGAACGAAGATGAATAAATGCTAAAAGGTAACAATAATGTACTTTTATAATCGTCTTCCTCTGCTACAAAGTCTGCACGTGGATTCTTTGCAAACATTGTGTAGGCTTTCATAATAAAGAGTTGTTTATTAATCTCAGGTGGAACGTTTTGATCTCGTATATCGATTTTCTTATTTTCATTATCTAAGTCTATGTAAATAAAGTCATCATCACTACCCCATTTAATCGCGTTCTTATAAAAATCATGCACTTTATTATTGGTCGGATTAGAACCTGCCTTAAGGTTGTGAGATTTTCTGACAAAATAATTAGCCAAAGTACTCACAGACCTAACACCGAAGAATGAAGATCCATATCTTGTGCCAGCAGCAGTCTTAAGAGTAGGCTCAGAGCTTGAGACTAGTGTTTGTGCTGTTTTCAAGAATATATTTCTAGCCTCATCAACGCCGGTAACTCCAGATGATAACTCTAGAACATCCCTTTCGGCTCTGTTTTTCCACCATGCTGCTCTAATATTTTGAGGCGCGGGAGATTGACGCAGCGGTGGCTGCAGCACTTTATAACCTCTTGCTGCATGCTCCATCGCATCAGCATTACCTCTTATGTTGGCCCTTTCTGATCCATCCGGCTCTACAGTATGTGGTAAGTTTCCTATACCTTGAAGTGATGCTCCTAGATCTGGCGGCTTAAGAGAGAGAGTTGGAAACTTTGTCCAATACTTATTTCTTTCAAGCACATGGCTTTCAACCATATTCCTAAGCATTTCAGATGTGTTAGAAGATGCGGGTATCAACTGAATAATCATTGCAGTTATAGCATCATCGATCCATTTATAGTATTCTATAAACTTGTCTAGATCTGGCTCATTCTGAACCTTGTCAAAGAAGATATCTCTAATTTTACCTAGTTTTTTGTATTCTTGCCTGTAGCGATTGACTGGATCGCCAATCAAATTGTTAAAATCAACAATTGTCGAAAACATTCTGAGCATCTCATCAGATATTGTCTGATACATGCTCTTCTCAACGGATAGTATATGCTGTACATACGTGGTATCTCTAGTGAAAACAACGTCATCTTGCTTGTTTAAGATCTGTACCATGTCATCACTATTGATAACCTCCGGTAAGTTCTGACGAGCTGTTTGCACAAATTCAATATCAACTGCTTGATCACGTTGAGCTGAGGATGATACAAAGAAATCACCTCGACCTGTATAATTATACTCCGTGAAAGCTGACATTGGGCCATATGTCTTAGCTTGTCTTCTGCTGGCAGAGCCAGATGTAAAGTCTTCGATTATAAATCTTCCGCTAGCATCTGAGCCGGTTACATTATCCATTGTCCAATTCAGAGCTAGAGTTTTGATTTGCGGCATGAAAGACTTAGCATCTCTATCATTTCTGTTATCTGGGCGTCCAGAAGTTAATTGTACGTGATTATTCTCATAAGGGTTTAAAGCTCCGTAATTAGATGCATCTCTAGCATGTCCCTTAATCGCTTCGTCAGAAAGATAATCAAACCAAACACGTGTCGAAGAAACCTTAACGTCAGAGTGCTTTAGAATACTACCGGTATAATTTTGTCTTTTAGCTCCAACATATATTCTTTTTGGCTCTGCAAAAAAACGCATTGCTCTTTTAATTGTCATCGTATTTGATATTTTAAATTCATTTTTTACAATGTTAGAGACTGTATTTACTCCGTAAAGTTCATATGTATAAGAATTTTTTTCTGTATGTAAACTTCCTGTCAGGGAGCCACTTACCATTGGTGCTGCTGGATACCTCGTAGGCCTAAGTCGAAATGCTAAATTCCATTTTTCATTATCATAAGCAGCTGCATAAGTCTCGGGTGTTTCAATAGAAGAGAATGCAACTGGGTTGTCAGATGAAATTTTAAACTTAACGTTTCTTCTATCATGATCTGGCTTGGTTGCAACAACATCAAAAGTTGTTTCAGTGCCCGGTGCATAAGCATAATCTGTATCAGAGGCGCCGACTGCACTAAGACCAAAAATGGCTGTTTCGTCAGAAGGGAACAAAGAATAGTTATCGTCATTCGCTATTGTTCTCTTGGGGAAAAATACTTCTGTCTCAATGGTAAATGAAGACCCTGACGCCAATACATGACTCATGCTTGGTATATATGAAATTGAATTTGAATCGTTAGGGTCTTTAAACTGATATGCAGTGGCAGTATAGGCGCCACCATAACTATTATTCTCAGCTAATCTAGATTCAGGGTCATCAAAGTCTAAATATTTTTTTCTATATGCAGTGCTTGTAAAGTTGTCTTTTAGCTCATACTCATCGTTGCTAGCATATATATTAAATTTAATTAGCTCTTCGTCAACACCAAAACATCTTAAAAAGTTTCGCATTGACTTGTTTGTGCCTTTTGATTTTTGTATAAAAGTTAAGTTGTTGTAGATATTTTGATAAATTGTATTTTTAACATCATGAAGTTTTTTCTCAAATAATCTTCTTTCATCTCGTTGCAAAAATTTAGCCAGCATATCAGCATCAGAAAATAATTCAGGTGGGCTGTAGCCTCTGGCAGATAATAACCTGTCAGCAAAAGGAAGCGGCTTTTCATACTTTGAATCATAGGGATAATTTATATCTTTTAAAGTTGGTAGCTTCTCCATCTTCAAATAAATTTCGTCAAAGAAACTTGACATAATCTGTGTTAAGAATTTTAAATGATCAGACCTTTTCTCATCGTCTTCCAAAATCCAACCTGGCATTGATCTGTACAAAGAAGAATTATTTTCATGGTCATGTATTGATCCTGATGCTTTCTTAGATGCTAGCAGATTAGCGACAGCTGGATGGTGTGCATATAAAATAGGATCTTTAAATTCAGAAGCGGCAGCGGACGATGACACAATTGCAGAACCAATAGATCTATTCGCTGCTTTATAATTAATAAATTCACCATTTGATATTCTTCCAGAATAATCTAAAATAGTTTTATCTGTCGCTGCGACACCAGTTATACCTTCGTTAAATTTAAAGTACACCCCTAAATCAATCTTGTTATTTTGATCATCATACTTTACATTATCAGTATTTGTACCGCCATTTATTGGTGTCCTAAAGTTTCTTCCAATTTGTTGTGCGTTTCTTTCAGTTTTCCAATATCTGAATTCGTCAAAAGAAGTAGCTATAATATTGCCCCAGCCTTTTTCTGCGTTATCTAAATCAGAGTTTGATGGGCCCGCGAGGGCGCCAATGGATGCGACTAAGGTACCAGTAATTGGATTAATTTGTGCTGCAGCTGTTTTGTCAGATTTTAGCTGACCATCGACATACAATCTTGTTTGCGTTGATGACCCAACTTTTTTTGCAGTTAGTGCATAGTGGTGCCAACCACTACCAGAAATATTTGATAATCCTGTTATGTGATCGTGTGAGAATGCTGTAGTGCCTGAAGCAATTGATAGGAGAATTCTAGATTGCAAAGCAGCTGTCGTGCCTCCTCTCATCATAACCTTCACATTACCAAAAGTACTTCCGGCAGCACCAGATGAAATAAGATTAAATATAGTTTCATATTTTGTTGCAGAAGTTGATAACCAAGCATCTTTCTTCATCCAAAATTCAACTGTTGCTCCTTTAGATAAATCAAATTCTAAATTATTTGTTCTTTGGCTAGCGGTGTGATATACATTGGCCTTTGATATTCCATCTCTAGAGGCGCCAGCTGAAAGATCACTCTTAAAATCACCTTTTGAATCTGGATTCGGACCACCTTTAAAATATATATACTCCGGAACACTACTACTAAAGAAATTACCTTGGCCAGTGTTAGTGTACGTGTTTTGTGTTGAGTTAAATTTTACATGCCCGTTTGTTCTTGGATATTCATTCTCGAATATAAAAAGATCTAAACCAGTGCTTTCATTTTCCCACTCTGTTTTTTCTGCTAATGAACCATCGTAAGGGTATGTTTGATATACACGCTTTATAGAATTTTCATAGTATAGCTCTGCTTGGCCAAATCTTGCAAAATTAGAAGCTGTTGTGTAATCAACATCTGGAAGAAACCGATCTCTTTTTTCTATGTAAGCATCAATGAATCTAGGGGACTCCACATCTTCACGCAAGTTATCTAAACTTTTATCTTTTAGTAACTTAGCAGAATATCCCTTATCAAATAATTCTTTAATGCTCATATTTTAAACCCAACTCTATAGTCTTAATTATCTTCAACTCTAAATTTAAACACCTCTTCTTGTTCACGCCAACCAACAGAGGTATAATAAGCTAATTTTATACCGTACAAATAGCCAGGCTCTAGCAAAGACATATCTAAATCAAAGTAGCTTCCAGAGTTGTCATATGATAAATAAGTATGATAAGTGCTGCTGCCAGTTGAATTATTTATTACGGTTGCATTGTCAACCATTCTTATTATTTCGTACGAAGCGCTTTGGATAATTGTATTTTCCGGATCCAAGCTTGCAATACTATAAATTGTTTGGGATGATTTTCTAGCTCTTGTAAAAACTCTAAACCTAGCCTGTTCATTACTGACATATAAAGGTTTAAGATTGGTAATTTTTGTTGCGTAACGTGGATAGTTATTCCAACCAGGTGATGTTAAAGTCTCTGGCTTAATAGCACCAGTAAAGAACTCAGTTGAGCCAGTATGCCAAACATCGTACAAAGTCTTAAGAGACGTTGACCCTGTAAAAGCAAATGAACAAGAGTATATGCCAGTAGCCACAAAACCACCGGTTATATTAAGATTGTTTGTATCTCCAGTAAAGCCCACGCCGCTAGCCTTATCATTTCTACTAGGCTGCAATTTTGGTCCAAATGGAGCAGTATCATCTGTAGACCCAGAATATATACTGACCAATATGGTACCAGTGCCTACAGACGGTATATTTGTTAATCTACCTCTAACATAGTTGTAAAGATAAATTGTATTAAGATTATCTTCTGCTGGTGCTAATGAGCTGCTATAGAAAAAACTTCCTCTATTATCCAGTCTTCTAGAGTCCCATCGAGCTTCAATGTTAGGTTTTTTAAAAAAGAACTCACTAGTTCTTGAAAAAAACCTCTTAGTGTAAAAACTTGTCTTTTGACCTGCCGTATTAGCCAACACAAAGCTATCTGATGCAGTTACAAGCGCAGAAAAACTAGATGTCAGGAATATTCCAAAACCATAATTTGCTTGGTTTCCAGCAATCCACTCTTCAACAGCAGCAGTAACATCTAGAAAAATATCCTCATCTCCATCTTCAAACGTAAATGTGTAATTTGGCATTGTTGTTCCGGGAGCATATGTTGAGGAATGATAAGTGCCACCAATTTGAGCCCATGAGTCTGTTTTAGATCTTCTTATCCAGTTTGAGCCTACAATTGCATCTTCTGTTACATCCGTATAGCCCTCCATATCCAAGCCATGGCCTTCTTGCCAAGACTGAGATACAGCTAAAACATTGACTGTAAAATCTCTAGGTAGTTGCTCTGAGTGCCTAGCATTACATACCCTCAAATAAAAACTCACACTCCCAGAAGCAGGAATATCTCCGTTGGTTCTATCTGCAGCAATTTTTGTTATAGGAAATTCGAGCAATACGCGAGATAGTTCTGCCGATGATGTTGTATTCCCCTGGCCATATAACGAAAAAACCTCTAAAATGTCTGACGCGCCCATATTTGAGCCTGTGCCTCTAGTAGTTAAATTAGATTGAAAAGCATTAGTGATAGTGTTGTCTTTATTAGCTGTGTATCTCTTGACGCCCATTATTTAATAGTTCCTTTGATATCTGTGTTTGCAAATTTTAATTCATAAATTGCATTTTCAGGAGCATACAATATTCTTCCATCAGCGGAAGTGTAATGCTTAAGATTGACACTTTCGTCAGAATATCTTTCACCAACTTTTTCAACTATCTCAACATTTACTACATCAACTATTTCTTCTAAGTTATTAAGTTTATTAAATATATCAATAATATAAATTGGTTGTCCTATATCTAGTTTCTCTTCAAACATCCCTTCAATTGATTCAATGCCTGCATTCAAAGCCTCGTATTTATCTTGATCAAAATTAACAACAGCAGTAAAATTAATTCCAATATTTATTATCATCGGATCTAAAATGTCGACAGTATCATTTATCATTTTGTAATGGTTTATCCACGTTTTGACATTATTCTTTAAAACGGGATTAGCTACAGCTAATTTACCATCTAAATCTTCGCCTAATACATATAGATTTAAATTTCTTTTAAATGAATCTTGATCTCGAATTATTTTTGCTCGTTTAATTTTTCCAAATTTCGATGGCATCCTGTATATTAGAGCTTGATAGTCTTCAGCAGTCACTGCTCTATTTTGTGAAGAGAAAACATCATTAATTCTTTGTTTCAATTCAGAAACTGTTGGAAGACTTACATCTCCATTTATTGAAGTTTCGTTGGTGCATTCTAAGCTGTTCTTAACATAGTTTATTTTAGCGGTATCTGTTGCACTGCTGGGAAATACAAATAATGGATCTGAGATAGATGACAATTCACGTGCAGCTAAATTAGAATTTTCAGTTGTATTCGCTCTGTACACAACATTTAATATTGTATTTGCTGGTGATATGCCAAATTTGTCAGTTTCAATTAATTTTGCTGGATCAAAAGATGTATCTTTTTCGTAATCTCTGCCATGCATTTGCAAAACAATTTTTGATGGGTGCGTTGTATTGTCATTCTTGAGAGAAGATTCTGAGCCATATCCAAACTTTAATAATGTTTGGCCGGCTCTGCTGAATACGGTAAATCTCCTTGGTATGCTAGTCGCAACCATAACATTTGGTGTTAGATCTTTTGATTTATTATCTTTATTAATTACAGACCTGAATACAGTATCTTGTGATAAGTAATCAACTTCAAAATATTGGTGTCCCTCAGTATCAATTACTGATATGATCTCACTAACATTGGCATCATCAATCGAAACAGTCAAGAATCTTCTAAAATCACCAACTGAAATAGAAGTTGTTTTTAGTTCACCAGAAACTACTTTTCCAAAAGATTTAACAGCAAAAGATGTTGGATTACCTGAGTTATCTGACGTAGCTGTAATTATTTCATTGTTTGTGTCTGCAAAGTTTACATCATCAACCAAAGAAAAAACTTGTCCTGAATTTGAAGTAATTTTTGTTCCCTTAGCCAAAACTGGAAGATAATTTAAATCAGGCGCCGTTGCATTAGGTTGTGTTGTGACTAAAATATAAAATGTTGCAATTCCAAAAGAATTTGCCTTTAAAGGTTGTTTATAGCCAACTTGCTCACCCATTCTTAATATATTATTATACTCAACTGCGGTATCGAGAAATGATTCATTAGCTTGATAATCTAGATAAAAAGAAAGAATGTCTCCAACATAAGACACAGTATCTAACATTAATGATCCAAAAGATGCTTCTGAAAAATCTTTATGGATAGAAGGGTAATAACGCTTTGCATAATCTACTAAGCCTTCTTTTATAGAAGTAAAATCTCTATTTGTATATTTTATTATTTTTTTATCTTTGCTCATATCTTATTTGTTCCGTCAGTAGATAAAACTAAACTAGTATTTAAATTTAAACCAGGAATTGAATAATCAATAGACAAATTTAGTATTTGAGAATCTTTTGCAAAATCTTCACTCAAATCCTGATCAAAAGAAATTTTATTCACTTCAATAAAAGGAAGATATTTTTTTGTTTGATTTATTATTCTCTGTCTAATTTTAGGTATTGCATCACTCTTTTTTTCAAAAAGAAAATTACGCAGCCCAATACCAAAATCTGGGTTCATAACTCTCTCTCCCGGAGAAGTTAGTAAAAGATTTTTAAAATTTTGATTAATTTGTTCTGGAAAAGTAGTGGTGAGACCATAGAAACCATGCTCACTATCTCTTCTCAATGGTAACTTTGGTCCTATTCCTATCATATCTTAATCCTTATAATTCATCTTCGCAATTAACACCATCTTGGTTTTCAATGCTTTGAGATAATTCATGCTGCTTCTCTTCATATCCATCTATAAATAGTAGTGCAAGATAAATCATACCAGGAATGGTGCTCGGTGGACCAACAAAGAAAGGTATTGGTACTAATCCTCCGAGAAAAGGCAGCTGAGAAGGCACTAATGCAGCCCACAAACTAGGCAACAACCACGGTGATGAAAATATATCTTTAAGCACTTGTTTTGCTTTGGTGACTTTTTCATCTATTTCTTTTGTAATCTCCAACATTTGCTCTTCTAATTCGCTAACGCTGTCTTTTGCTTCTTTGTATGCTTCTATCAAATCCGCTGCTGAGTCCATCTGTTCTTTAAAATCTAAGAACGATTCATCATCCTTTAAAGTTTGCGGTACTTTGGACATATTCACTTCAAATTTCCACTCTGTTATTTCATCTGCCGATGCGTCAAGTGTAATTGCATCTTCAATGTCTTCGTCAGACCATCCCTCAGGCGCGACCGCTGATTTCCAAGCAGGGGTCAAACCTGTTTTGGTTGCACTTAAGGCAGCACTAACTGAAGAAGCGTTAACTTCTATTTCCGTCATTGAGCTTTTTGCTTCATCTATGGCCGTTTGAATTCCTTGTTTAACTGCTCTAAGTGCTTGCTCTACTGCTGCAATGGTCGCTTTTTGAATTGTATTTGCTATATCAATAATCGATTTTGCAATTATAATAGCCATGTCTGTGACTTCAACAAACCCTTTCAATATAAGCATTGGTGTTCTTAATATTATCTTCAAGATCTCTTTCTCTAAATCAGGATCTTGGCCGCGGGTATCACCCATATCACCTGCTAAAGCTGGATGTCCGCCCGGGCCTAGAGGGTCAGGCTGATACTCAAATCTATCAGAATTAATCAGTGCTTCAAATATCTGCCTTAGCGCTGACTTTGACTGCTCTAAGATTTTTGTATTGTCTGTTATAAATCTAGACAAACTATCACCAGCATATAAAAATGAAAGAGTCATGTATCGGCGAAGTGGTAACAAGTGCTCAAAAACTAATTTAAATTCAGCAGAATTCTGAAGTTCAATTAATAAATCAGAAGCAAGATCTCTATAAAACAGTTGAGAAAAATTATTAGAAAAGTGAGCTATTAATCCGTTAATACTATCTTTTTTGTCAAAATCAGTGCTCATTTCTCTCAACACTGTATCCAAGCCAAGAATTTTGTAATCAGCCACAACATTATTCTTGTCAAACTTTGAGTAGAATCCTAATTGTGAGTATGGTCGAATAGGACTCTCATCAGAATCAGTATTGTATCTAAAGCCTTTTCTATCAAAAATTAATTTTCTAGACACCTCAACAATTGGTATGTGTATTTCATTCGATGGAGTTCCCGCGGCGTCTTCACCTATGTATATTTTAGATTTGTTTGTAGTATAGTCATATACTTCTCGTCGACGAAGACGCTGAGATATTAAAGTTTTGCACTCGTTCAGGCCTCTCCTATTCATATGCTTACCCATGAAAGATGCAAAGTTTTTTATTCCTTCATCATTCACGGCACTGGGAGATTCTACAACGTGACTGCATGCATATGTCATACGAATCCCAATTTCTAAATTTTTAAAAAACGGTTTTAAGCCAAATCTATCAAAATATTTTTTTAATATTTCGTTATTTTCTATTTCTTTTAAAAATTTATTGTGGTAGAAGTCTGTCCATATATTTAAAGGAACATAGCCATACAAATGTGTATGCCAAGGATTAGCTCCGTAAATATTTTGTGCATCCTTAATATAATTACCTGAAGCATCAACCTCAGGTTTAACTACAGTGCCATCTGCCAAGCCCTCCCTGTAATTTATTAATATTGGAAGATGCTCTTCTGGGTTATATTCAACAGGAGTGCCAATTGATACATCGCAAACTTGACCAGTATTTGGATCTACATACTCAACAAACCTAAACTGATTCAAATCGTCCTGCTCAATAACTTTTACATAAGTTTGAAATATGATATTTCCTATTTGAGCATTTAAGTTATTAGACACAGTTAATTCATGAATATTTTCTTTATCATATGGGAGTAAACCCTTGAACATGTCTGAAAAAACAACATCTCGGGCTGGCTCGCCTTCATTTTTTCCTTCGTCATAGTTTGCCCAATTTTCACTATTTATAAACTGGTCTGCTTTTATAACATACGTGCCGTCTTTTGCGGAACCCTCGGATAAAGAATTATAATCTGTTGTAGATAAATCCCCCAAAGCTTTATCATAAAATTGTCTAGTTGGCAATGAGTGGAAATAATCTTTTTGTCTATTTCTTTTCATATCTCGTCTTAAGGATGATCCTACAATGTCATCATTTATACCGAAGTTTTGATTTATGTCCGTAACCGTGTTAATATTTTTAAAGCTAAAGTTTGAATTTTTAAACGGGTGCCCATGATTAAAGCTATAAATATTGTTGTTTAATTTAGCATCAACAATTATCTCATATCCAAAATTAAGATAAAAAGATCTTAATATTTCAGCTTCCAGTGTAATGTCTTCGTCATTAACAGATTCATATCTCGATCGGTATCTATCAACAAAATCTTCATCTGCATTAGATAACTTTGTAATATTTAGTTTTGTTGTAATTCTCTCTCCATTAATAAACATATCATCAATTATAGAAGATATTTCTCTAGACTCATTTTTAATTAAGATATCTAAAGGACTCGATTCGACCAACCTACTCCAATTGTCCTTGTAATTTAATTTCGTTTGGTTGGTGACTATTTCTCTAGCATGCCTAGATATGAAGCTTATGTCACCAAAATCATTAATTATATTTTGTAATATTACTTTAGTCATCAATTCATCTGAAAAAATATCTTGCATATCCATAACGTCCCACGCTATGACGCTAGCGATGCACATCTCCAAAGAATATATTTTAATAATTAATAAAACTATACCTTGCAGTAAGGAATTTTTTACAGAATTTTCGCCCTCAGGGGAACTTTCATACACATCTCTACAAATTGATTTTTCATAATATTCCATAATATGACTTTTAATCGCACCAATATTAAAAAAGTCAGTATCAGCTTCTTTTAGATCTTTTGACGATGTAATACCAAGGTTATTAAATATTTGCTGGCAAGCCTCATCTGCTTTTGATGTCTCTCCTCTAGCCTGCGGCGTCTTTAATATCTTATCCCATAGCTTTCTTAAGAACTTTCTTTTATTGAGTCTAGAAGTACGAAGGCGAGCAAACATCTGATTAGTATATGCAAATTGAAGAGCTGAATATCCATATGTAGCCATGTTAAATTCAATTGAAGACATAAATTCAGCCACTTGCTCAGTTGATGGTGGTACATATTTTTGTTCAGTCTCAACACCTAGACCGAGGGCGTTTAAAACTGCGCTAGCTTGGGCTACTTGGGCTGTGTTTGTAGCACCGAGGACTCCTTGGTGGCCACCATATTCTTTATAGTATTTCTCAAATTTGTTCCGGAGCAATCTTCCAAATACTTTTGCCTTGTAGTTCATTGTTTCTAAGCCGCGAAACCTTTCCTCTTGTAGGGCTTTAGTTTGTTGGTCTGATGGCGCCTGAGCTAGTAACCCTTCGGTATCTGGCGAGTTAATAATAACATCTTGTACTTTATTAAACTCTTCGTCTATAACACTATGCATAATATCATTTATAGAGTTGTTTTCTGCGGCGGTAGGATAAAGTTCTTTTAATAAACCCTCTACATCGCTATCTATATTTTTAATAAACGAAAAATTGTAATCGATATCTGCTACATGATTATGAAATCTTGAATCAATGCTGTTAAACATTCTTGGTGGATCGTTTGAGATAAACTTTGCTTTTGCAAAATGATAATCATCTTTAAAACTATTATATATTACACTTGCGGCGCCGTTTTGATACCATATTTCTTTATTACTATCAAATGTTGATATAGAATCACTAATCCCCTGTATCTGTCCTTCGTCTCCTAGGACAGTTAAATCACTAAATATTTCACCAATTTGTTTATTTAATTCGCTCTGATTAACGCCGTAAACTATTTTGTTATCAATCGGCAGTGGATACCTCAAAGTATTAGGATTAAAGTTATTATAAAATGATGGCACTCTTGGCTCATATTCAGAATCTCTTTGATAATTTGATGTGTTATTGGTAGGATCCTCTTTTTTAAAATTACCATCTGGTGTAAAACCTAAATACTGAGGGAATAAATCATTGTCACCTAAGGTTTCATAAAATTTCTTGTTAACTAAATTTTCTCCCATCTCCCACGAGCCAGGGTCGTCAAACATATCTGGCTTGCGAAAATACTTAAAGAAAGTTACCGCTAAGGGAATAATTTGAGGGTGGCTATTTACATGTAGCCTAATCTTTGCATGTGTATTCGTTCTGAAACCATCAAAGTCACTATTTTTAAAAGGTGGATAATAATCTTCGAAGATTGGTACATGTAATTCTTCTAAGGCTGAATTTAAAATGTTCTGCAGACTTTCATAATCTATGACTCCGGGAGATTCTAATATTTCTATCATAGCGTCAATTTGTTTCTTTACACTCTTAAGTCGCTTATTCAGCTGCTTACGAACTTTGTCGCGATCGTCTTGATATGATTCGTCAGAATCGTAATCTGATCTGGGTGGAGTGTAAAAATCAATAATATCTTCAGAAATTGAAAACTGTGCGTCCTCATGGGCTCTTATCTCAGATTTTTTATCATCAAGCTCTCTTCGTTTTTTATCTTTTGCTTCATGTTCATATGAAGGTATGTCTCTAAGTTGTTGAAATAATATATGTTTTTCTTGTTCGAGTTCTTGTAGATGGTCGTTATAATCTAAGGTTTGCTGTAGTAAATTTACACCCCCAATTGATAATTGTGTTCCAATGTCTTCAATTGCGCTTATAGAAGTCGCGCTATCTATATGCCCTATGTCACTATTGTCCACTAGACGGCCGGTGTTTAAACATGCCGAAGAAAAAGAAGTGCCCAATAAGACATGTTCAATACTTAAGTTTTGTTCTAAATTTGGATATATAGCTTTAATTCTTTCTTGTGTTAGCCCGGAGGCCTCAGCTAGTGTCATGTGCATAAATGCCCACGCTAGATTACCAATATAAAGAGTTGTTGTCCTAGCCATTGTCACTTCTTGATCGTAATCGCTCAGGCCGGCCTGGGCTAATTTTCTATCTATCTCTTCATCACTATAATCCTCATCTTCCCATTGATCAATGAGATTTTCAGCTGTTTCAACTCTATCTGGATCAATTCCAAAATGAGAGCCAACCTGCACAGTATGAGGGTATGCACTTCCATCGCCAATATAATGTGGACTTTCTGTTAGTTTTACTACTCCTGGAGATGTAGCCCTCCACACATAATCTTTATCATTTATATCATGCTTATCATCACTGTTGGGGTCATATATAGTTTGCCAAGTGATCTTTGCGCCTGTGTAATATTGTAACATCCCGTTCCAATAATTTGGGTTAGGGTTAATATCTATCAACCTATCAGTTAGCTTATATTTTTTCTTCCATATAAATTTTCTGTTTTTATTAGTGAAATCTACTGCAGTTTGCTTTGTCTCCTGATGGTTTTCCATAAAAGCTGCAAATTCTGCTTTTTTATCAGGCTTGTGGTAGTTGCTGTGGCCAGGTGAAGTTGAAAGCCCAAAAGAACCTCCAGTTTTCAAATTGTTTATTTGCCCGGAATATTGTCCGTCGTTTCTGCGGCGGCGTGGGGCGCTATCATAGGACTTTTCGTCCAGCAACATATCAACAGAATAAACAATGTTATCCAAACCGGGAGGTTTAATACTTTTTTCAAATTGCTCATAAATAACTTTATCAATATTTTCTTTTGTTTCAGTATTAGAAATTGTAGTATATTCAGAATTTTTAGAAAGAGATTCAATATAATTTTCAATAAATGGTGCCAGACTATCATATCTGTTTTTATAAGTATTAAAAAATTCAATTGAATTTTCTGTTAGCACTCTGCTGTTTTCAAAAGGAAGATCGGAGTTGTCTAAAAGATCAGAAAGATCTATTGGTGATAACAACTCTCCAGCTAGAGGATTTGATGACTTACTAGACCAATATTTCGTACCCTCGGGAAGCTCATTAAAAAACTCTGTCATAAGAACTGGCAACATCTGCTCTCTTCCAAATAAATTTTTTCCGCCATTTCTTATGAAATGGCCTATATTGCTATTGCCGACTTCATCTGGCCATGGAAGCTGCATATTTATTATTTTTCTGGCTAATGACACATAAGTCAAACTAGCTCCATAGCCAGCAAGCTCAGGGGCGTTAGAAATAGGATCGGCAACTCCTAAAATAGGTACTCGCGGGGCAGATACATCATCCATTGAGTGGAAAATTAACTTTTGTACAGGGTTTTCCAATAACGCATTCTCTGGCGCTTTGAATTGCGCTGAATTATAATGTATAAATTCATTGTAAGTCAAGCAATAGTTGGTATTTCTATATCTATTTTCTGTATCGGTTGAAGTATTTATAAAGTTAGGGCCAACAAAAGCGAAGCACTCAACTTTATAAGGATCTCTAGTAGCCTCTAAAAATTCTGTTTGCGCAAGCGCCATCTCATTTGGATCCGATATGGCCATTAAAGCTCTTGAGGGCAGGGAGAAGAATTTTAATGTCGACAAATCTCGAAGAAGAGTGCCTTCAACATTCATCAATATATTATCAGTAACCCTGTTCATTGTGTCTTTAATCCCCGCCGGCAAGGAAAAGGCGCCTTGAGGGCCACAAATTTCAGGTAACTTATTAGCAATTGGGTTACCTGTTGGGTATAAAAGATCTGCAATGTCTTTTATTGTTCCACTTAAATCTTCTAACTCACGAGCAAATTGTCTCCTGGCTTGTTCATCAGACATTCCTGTATCCACAAGTTGTGTAATTCTAGCTGCGCTATTATAATCACTCTTTTGGCACAGTCCTTGTGAGGCTATTATGCGCGCGCCTTGAATAGTATCACATATGTCAATATCAATATCTTCTGATATTCTTGTAAATATTGATTGGATAACTGCTCCGGAATCAATGCCGGCTCTATAAATACCATTGTGATTTGTAATTGTAAACTCAACACACTGGTTCAAAAGATTAGTAGACGCCTGTGTTTTTAACAAAGCACATAGTTGATCTGTAGAGAGAGTCTCAACTATTTCAGTAAGCCACTTCAACAAATCGTTAGACCTGACTTCAGCGGGACCAACAGACTGACCTCCTCTAAAACCAGCTAGCTTACCAATGTCAGGTATCAATTGCGACGGATTGTTTCTTCCTAAAGATGAGCCTCTATCCTGTTCATCATCCTGCTCAAAGCATGTATTAAGATAGTGGGTAAGAACTGAATTTAAAATCTGACCAAGCATGGTGCCTACCGTACCCAAAAAAGTATCTAAAAGCATGTCTCCATAATCGCCCATAAAATTATTTGTGTTTAAATTATCTGAAAGATCAAGCTTTGGAGTGGGAAACCTAAACATTTTTTGTAAGTTCTCCCAATAATTTTCATAATATGAGGAATTAAACCCTTCGCCTCTTAGCAAATCTCTAGGCATATTCAATAGAGGACCTATGATAGCTTCACATATCTGCCCCAAATCTACAACTCTTTTTGCATAGGCAACCCACGCTTTAGCATCCTCAGCAAAAGCCTTAGTCGCATTAGACGTTTCAGCTGTAGCATAAACAGCTGCATTGTTAGAATAATTAAAAGCGTCGCCTATGTCCCCTAAAGCATCAAAAGTACTGTTGATTAAAGAATCATACTGTTCTTTTTTAGGAACCAAAAAACCATTTTGGACCATTATAGCATTTGCTTCAGCCACTGAATATCCTAATTCTTTTAGTCTCTGTCTCTCCTCTTGTATACTGCGTAAGTTATATCTTTCTAGATTTCCTTGTGCATCATATACCGGTGGCCTGATTACTCCAGGATTTAATTCAATCGCTACACCGCCTTTTTCTAAATTTTTAATGACATTAATTGCATAAGGGTCGACAACGCCAAATAATAAAGCTGCTGTCGCGAATGGTGCTCCGTCGTATGTCTCATCTAAATTTAATCCATCCTGTGAACTAAATTGAACTTCACCTGTGATAGGATCAGGTACGCCCTCAGAACGCTCTTCGCCTAAAATTTTGTCTAGATTATTGTCAATTCTATCTCTTAGACCATCTGCTGGATTAATTCCTAAAGCCATGGCTAGCGTTGGATTATAGTCGATCAATGCTTGTTTGAAGCCCATAGGATCGCTTTCAATAATTTTGACGATCACTGCCTCACATATTGCTTCAGCAGTTAGTGGCATACCAAACTTAGATTGCAAACAAGACATTAGAAGAGATAAAATACTTTGTGGATCTAAGTTGTTAAGAAACCCTCGATATAAAATCATTAATTTTTCAAAAGCTACACTACTTGACTCCTCAAGTTCTTTTTGCCTCTCCTCAATGCTCTCTCTAGAGGACTGAGGACCAACTGCTGGAGTTGGCTTTTTAAATTGATCAAAGTAACTAGCTTGGCACTCTGGGCGACTATAAAACTGTTCTAAAATTTTTCGATCAGCTGTTGTAAGATCTGTCGACATTTCGTTAATTTGCTTTAGTAACTCTTGACAGCTTATCATCTCTGGACTTGAGCTTTTTTTCTTAGATATATATACTCTCAATGGCGGAACAGAGTGTGTCATTAACATCTCTATCCATGGGTCATTAATATCTTCAGTCATTGACGTCGGCGAGCTGGGGGTTTCCTCATATTTTACTAAGTGCCTAGCGTTCATTAAATAATGTAAAGTGCGTGTACCAATAACAGAAGATGTCTTAAGAATGCTTGGTGGCGAATCTCCAGATGATTCATCTGCTTCACTTTCTGATACAGCAATATCAGCTATCTCGTTTCGTAAATAACTTAAGCCTTTTCTTAAAATAACAGCTGAGCGATTTTCTCTTAAAAAACTTTCTGTTGGGCGGTCTGGAAAATAAGGGTCAAAATCAAATAAATCAAGCTGATCATCTTCTAAGTCCCTTAGAGAATTGGGGTCTGGAGAAAATAAAACGTGTGAAACTGTTAGCCTTACATCTTCACCAACTTTGCCATTGTCTCTTAAACCAACTTGAATTATATGATCGAACTCGTCACTATCAGAGAAAGATTTAGATATTAATTCGTTTAAGCGATCTTGCTCCGTAGTATAAGGTGACCACTGCCTCTGTAAAAAGCCTTCAAATTTTGTTCGAAGACCTTTAAAAGCCTTTATCTGCTCTTCAACTTTATACTCTAAATCATATGGATCTGTTATTTTGTTACCGGCATCTTCAAAAGTCTGTATTTGACTTTTAAATTTTTCAAAAACTTCTATCAAATTATCTACTTGTTTTTTGAAACCATTATTTTTTGTTGTGAAATTAAAAACAAAATTGTTGCCGCTATAGAATTCAGAATTTGTCGAAAATGTATTGAAATATGGTTTTGTCGACATTGGTAGTGAGTCAACATATGACGCAGGTATAGCAAAAAGAACCTGCTGCTTTCCTGTGTTGAGTCCACTAGTTTGCATCCTTGTTGAAACAGGTGCAAAATATTCGTCTCTTAGCATCTGCAAAAGATTTACTGGCACTGTAGTATTGCTAAATGGGTCTTTTCCTAGATATCTTAAAAGATCATTAAAGGTTTTATTAAGTATGGCTGGTGGTACCTCTAAGCTAGTTGCTAAGCCAATGCCTTCTGACTGTCCTTCACCAACAATAAAATAGTAATAACCCTCAGAAAATTTATGAGTTTTTTTAAATCGACCAGCAATATATCCTTGGGGCGTCAATTTTATTTTCTTATTAAAAACTTTTTCAGACTCTAACTCATTATATTTATTAAAATTAAAGTACCCCAGCCTCACGTCCATGGGCTTCATTTCATTTGTCCAAGTATAAGTGATTTTATCATCTGCCAAGACTTTTGAAAACTTATCACTAGTTTTTGATGCGGGGCCCTTAGTTAAATTGTTTGCCCCATAGCTTGTAATATTTGTTGTTAAATTTAATTTAATCAGAGGGTCTGGCAAGGAATTAACAGAAGCCTCGCGCTTTCTTAAATATTCAGGCCTAGTATAAAGAATCTTTTGATAATTGTTGGTAACTTTATTAACTAGCTTACCTATTTCTGAGTCTTCGCCACTTTCTGTACCTTGGCCGGAAAAAACAGGTACAAAGCCAACCCATATACCAGTTGCACTAGAAACTATCTCAGTAACAAAGACTGTCATTCCTAAAGGAAATTCAACTCCAGATGAATAGTCAGTGTAAAGACCCGATACAGCTATCGGCTCTGCTTTGCTGTTAATTAGCTGAAAGTCAGGATCATCCCAACCACGTGGAAGTGGACTAGAGCCTTTTTGTGGGGAATAACGTACAGGAATAAAATCTTTATCTGTTTGGCCTTTGGCTTCTTGGAGTTGTGAGAATGTCTTTTTTAAAATCATTCCTATGTAATAATCACCAACAGTTATGCCTCGTCCTAGTAAGCTAGCTTCCAGCTCAGCATCGCTCTTAATGATTGCAGTACCAGCCTCAGCAGTATTAGGTACTGATCTAATATCACCCAATAAATTAACTTGTATGCCTAAAGTGTCAAGAAAGACAGACGCTGCACCACCTGCTATCAGCAACCCATCCAACTTATCAAATAAATCTTGCTTGGGAACTGGATCAAAATAATTTGCTATTGATCCAGTTCCATCAAAATTGTTCCAGAATGGATTTTCTTTAGCAACTAATATATCCTCCAGCAGTGTCTCTACAAGAGGGCCTATGATGTTTTTATAGAACGAGTATTCATCAGTGCCTGGTGGATGACCAAGAGCTACAGTCTGCACAATATTTGTTATAGATCCCCTGACAATGCTCATAACTTCCATAAAAGGATTAATTTGTGCTTTATTCGCGTCGGGAATTTGTGTATCGTCTGCATTATCTGCTAAAGACCAAACATCTGTTTTAGGGCCCCACTGTTGAGCAACTGGGCTGTCTGGATCAATATCTACCTCAACTTGCTCGCCGGCTAAAAATACCGGGATGCCCATAAAAGTTACGGATCCGGTTGAACTTACACTTAATACTTGATTAAGCTCATCAATTAATTTAGCTAATTCATCTTTAGATTTTTTTGCTTGCGCAATTGACATTTATTACCTCGTCATATTATATATTATCATATTTAATTTGTTTTGTTATTTGGGCTGCCTATATACTTACTGCCACTGTCATAAAAATATTTACTTTTTACTGCAGCGAGATTATGAGAGTGTTTAAGCATGTCAACCTCAACTTTTGAGGCAACGTCAACGTCTAGAGTAAGGCCCTTCATGAACACATCTAAATTAAGCAAGCTGTTGAGCGCAAAAAATGGCGAAACATGATCATGATTTGCAATGGCTTGATTAAATTTTTGTTGATATTTTATGTATGAATGCATGCTTTGAGCAATTTTTTCTACATGAAACATCACTCTTTTCATGCCCTCAGCCAGATTATCTCCTAGTACTAATGGTTGTAGTGTAGTGTGGTCATTGTTGGCGATAAGCTCAATTCCAGCATTTTCTCCAGATATATCACCATTTTGTGAGTTCTTTTTGTCAGTTCCAGTAACTAATCTCAAGCTCTCCCTAGCAATCAATCTTACATTATCAGCCTTGAGTGCTACGGCAGATTTAGCATTAAAAGGACTAGCTGCATCTCTTATGTTTGATTTACCTTTCATCTCAGCTATTCCAAAATTTTTGTCAACGTCCGTTTTTTGACTAATATAAATTCTTGCGGCGTCAACAAAAAAATTAGGATTTATTTTAATTGGCACTTGTATATTTCCACGTGGCGTGGTACCATCTATTGTTGTATCTGTAGCAGCAATGTCGGCAGGCTCTTCTACATATTCTCTAGGATGAGGGCCTGCCATACCTACAACAATATCAATTGAGTCTGTTTGTGTATGGCCTTTACCTCCATAGCCTGTGTGAGGAAAACTAACTCTGTCATTCCCAAGAACTATAAAAGCATTATTGTCTAACCCTCTTATAACTTTCTCACATGCCGTATTTTGCCTGTCAATCATTGGCTGCAATCTTTTTGCGCCGAAGACTCCAGAAACGCCTAGGGCACCTCGCTGTTGCTCGCTCAATTTTCTATAATCTTGCAGTCGAGTAGAGCGTACGCCGGCGATGTATCTTGTATCTTTTGTTTGGCTCGGGGGCCTAACTGGTATTCTTCCAGAATCTGGCTGTCCTGGATTACGATCTGGTGGTTTATATGGGCTTTCTTCTAACTGTTCAGAACTAGTTGTTTCAGACAATTTATCTAAATTATTTGGACTCGGGCTAATTATTGGCCCTGCGGGGTCAGCAGGCTGAATATCGATTGTATCTGCCAATGGATTATCTTGGCCACCATTTATAGTAGCATTGGGATTCTGTTTTTTTACTTCATTTATAAATCTTTTAGCTTCTACTGCGTTAGTTGTGTTTAATGATTTTCTTGGTACTCCGTTTTGATCAACAACGTCTATACTATAGTATTGATTAATACCAGCGGCACCTGATTGGTTAACGGTCCTAAATAATATATCTTCTTGCGCCATTTTATGCAACTCCCTGTGGATTGTAATCGCCGCGCGGGTCTACATTCATCATTTTGACCTCTAATTGTAAGGCTTCATCTTCGAGCTGATCCCATGGAATAGAATTAACTGGATCGGTTGGTAGAGGATTCCAAAACTGAAAATATGAATGATTATCAACTTTAGTTGTGACACCCGGCCATGATATAGCTATAATCTTGTCAACAACATTCTTAATGCCATACAGTCTATCTAAGCGTGCTTTTTCCCGGAGGCTCCACTTATACTGACCCGTAATAGCATTTCGCCAACGACCAGATTTGAATCTTCTCTTCATGAAAAAGCTATTACCCCACTTCATACCTGAAGCTTCACAGAAGGCTATAATCCACCTAGTTGGGTTTGATAGAGGGTAACCTGATAAAGGCACGATCGGGGTATCAGTAGCCTCAACTAAAACTTTTTCTACTTCGGCTGTATGTAAATCACTATCATGTAAAGCAGCTTTTTCGATATCGTTTGTTACTAATTGAACTCTGCTATTATAATCGCCGTCCCTCCAACAATTCTCTCTAAAAGACTCATAATGATTATTAAAAACGCCTAAGTCATATAGCTCTTTTGCAAAAGCAGGATGCCCACCCAGGCCTGGCGACCAAGCACCTGTCCATACGCTCATTGAGCCATGGCCGGGATTATTAGGGTTGCCGCACAAAAAGGCATCGATGTTCAAAGCCAAGCCGTAAGCGGCCGGCGACATTCCGGTATCATACGCAACAATACCATCTTTACCACCAGGCTTCCCTTTGTAAGAGCCAACTATACCAGAAGCTACATGAAAAGGATAGTAATTTGAAGCTGCGCATGCTTTTCTCCACGCCATTTCAATTCTGGGTGCGAGGCAAGACCATACAGATACATCACTTTTTTTTCTTTTAACGGCGCCATTTCTAGCCCTTACCTGGTGAAAAAATTTGTCAGCCTCAAATTTATATTGAGAATACGAAGGAATTTTTTCTTCAAGTTTGGAATCTTCACTAGAAATGTTTGTTGTTATTTGTTGGTCTGTACCTTCGAGAATAACTGAACTAACAGTATGGAATGTGTAATCTGTTTTCTTTGGCGCAAACGGGATATGCTGTATAATTTCAGCAGCAGTGCGGAAAGCGCTCTTGAACTTTTTATCTCTGCAAATTGTTGTTGGTGCTGTAGACACCGCGTCAATACCTGGCGCTTGATAGGGAGATTCTGCCATTCTGACTGGGATTTGTTCACAGTCTCCTACGCGCTCGGGGGCGCCAATTCTTTTTAATTGTTCTAATTTTTGCTTCGCCTTTTGAGCTTCGATTTTCAAGGAATCCAATTCAGCTATTTTTTTTACCAATGGGGTTGTAATTGCGGCGTCGGATTGACCAGGAAAGACTAAAGGCTCGCCATAAATTTTGGTTACTTCTGCAAGATCTTGAAACTTTGTTGAAACAAAATAAGATTTTAGCGCGCGGAAGGTATCTTTGTAGCTTAGCCCAGATTGACCAACTAAAACTCCAGACCCATCGTAAACGCTGTCAGCTTCATTTTCTGCTAAGGCCAGTTCTGTATCCTTTAGGTTTGCCTCTTGAGCTGCCTGCTGTTGAGTGCGGATTTGATCTTGTAGATATATTTCATAGTTTACAACTCTTTCGATTATTAATAATCTCTTTACGTTAGTCCACCACTCGGACATGTCCCTCATAAACTCACCGTCTTTTCCAAAGTATAGTAAATCTCTCTTACAATACCTTTTATATTCGTCTATTTTACAAACATTGCTAACATCACCAACCATTTGAAACAGAGCATTAGAGAAATACTCTATTTTAGGGAGCATCTCATCCCTCTCTCTAAGCAATATGGTTGCGCTAGAAAGGCCAGTTTGGCTAGAGATTGCGCCGGCGTGATCTGGCATATCGGAAGTAGTAACAGAATTATAGGACTCTTTTCTTCTCATTGGCTCTTCACCAGTCTTGTAGACCATCGCGTAACCAACAGCTTCATCAGCGTCAATGTTTGGACCCGTAATATGAAGATTTACAGTTAAATTATTAATAGTTTTGGTAAACTTTAATTCGCCGGCTTGGACAGAGGGCGCTACAGCAGCTGCATTAATCTCATTGGGGCTAACCGCCATGTTAAATTGAGTATTGACTTCAGATCCGTGTGTAAAGAACTCTCGGCCGGCGCACTCAGAAGATTTAAATTCTTCTTCCGTTGCAATATAATTAAACTCTACTCTCCTAGATGGATTATTTTGAATTCTCCTCTGCAAATCATTTTGAAAAAATTCTATTGGTGGAAAATGTTGAAAATGAAAAAATTTAGATTTGTCAATACCTCTAGAAATAAAATCAAACCTATCAATTGGCATCGACAAAAAAGATTTTCTTGCTTCATTTTGTGTTCTTCTTTGAAGAGATATTTTTGATAGACCAGCTAGTGTTACGGCTGCCAATCCGTCAGCTATAACAGAAACATATTCCACACCTTCATAAGTTATACCTAGGTAATTTTGAATTACCTGCAGAACTTCTTCGTGCATTGCCGCAAAATTGCCACCTGTAACACTACCATCAAATGTACTTAATTCGCGCTGCTGTAATCTTGTGATTTGTGATAAATTTTCGTTTGTCTTTGAAGGTATTGAATTAAGATAATTTGTTACCTCGGCGCGCATAGATGGAACAGTGAAATTAATTTTTGTCCTTATAGAAGGATTTGTAGTTGTACTGGCTTTGGAAGGTGTTGTTCGTGATATTCCTAGCGCCATATCGCTTACTCTAGCGGCATCGCCATTTCTTGTACCAAATCCAAGTGAATAAAACATTTCCGGGATTACCAGTATAACATTTCTTTTATTTTTAATAAGGTCTTTAATAGACGGCGCTATTTTATTTTTAAAATCATTATTAGTACTAATATCTACTCCAACTGGCGTATTTGGGCCCGAAGACCAAGAATTTCCAAATCCTCCTATATCATGTAAATAATATTTTATCTCAACTGGCTGAGATGCATCTAACATTTTAGAGGCATATATGATAGTCTCTCTTCCTGGTGATATTGGTCTATCTAATAAATCTAAATATCCATTATTTTTTAAATGACCAACCCAAACAAAAGCATTCTCTCCATCAGGTGAAGGTCCTCCAATTTTTCCTACAGCAGATGGCAAAGGATGATTTTTAAGAATATTAACAAAATGTGATTTTGTTTGTGCTGTTCCATCTCCATATATACCGGTTTTATTTGTTGATTTTATAAATTTAAAAGATGGTGATGGAAGATTTGCACTGGAAAACGTACTAACAACTAATTTTTTCGCTCCAGCATCATTATATTCTGGAGGTGGACATTCTTTATCTATTTTTGCGCCGGCTAGCTCCACCACAGTCTGCATTCTTGCTATTACATTTTCGTGAAATGGTCCTAGGAGTAATCCTGCGGGATTTCCAGTCAAGCTAGCAGTTCTAGATTCTTTATTTGGTAACGAGACAAGAACTAACTGGCCGACCGCAAGACTGTTAAAAGACTCAGTATCACCTATTGCCCAGAACTCACCATGCAGAGAGTCTAATAATTTATCCCATGGCTTTGGAAGTTGAAAATCTAAATCTAAATCTGTATCGTAAACCTTAGCTATGACTCTAATTGGATTTTCTGATGCTGATCTTAGTTTTTCTTCATAAACTGCATCTGATAGCATAAGCTCTTGTTGCAATCTTTGCTTACCGCGTAAATTTAAACACTTAGTCTCACCATATCCAACAGTATTTGGTCCTTTTAAAATTCTTAATATTCTTGCAGGATGAGGGCCTGAACTATCAGGAAGCATCTGATATTTAAATTCATTATCTAATATGCCCCTAATGTGCTCGAATACATCAACGCCCGGGTTCTTGCGCGCTCTTAATATATTGCCATGAAGACTGGTAAGCCTAGAGAATTGCTCTGAATAGAGCGCTTGAGTTTTTAAATTTTGGGTGTTTGGTTCTTCTGCCACCTTTCTCCTCCACTATTCATCTTTAATCAGATCATATATTTCATCTTTTTCAAGAGAAGAAAGGTTAGAAACAGTAGTTTCTTTTTTTGATATAAGAGTAGCTAACTTAACCATTTGTTCATTAGAGCGTTGCAGTGTTTCAAGATACTTTGCTGCAACAGGGCCAGAGTATTGATGTTTCGTTGTATCTTCTTTTAGCATCTTCATGAGATCCAGCAGTAATGTTGAGGCTAGCGCTCTATCTTCTCTAAGGTTGTTTATAGCCTCTGTTGCCAACTCTTTTGAATCTAAATGTTTCCCTTTTCCCATTCTATTTTAAAGCTCCTATATCTACTTCTTATACGGTTTAAATTATTAACAATCTGCTTAGTATTCAAACCGGTTATCTCTCTCATGTATAGGTAAATAGCTTTTTTATTAAAAATTTCAATTTGTTCTATGCTATCAAAAAGTATATTTATTGCATCAAGTACTTTTTTTTCATTATCTTTTAATTTAAGTTTTTCCCACTGTTTCATCTCTTTGAATAAATGCTGCCAAAACTCTATCTGCTCTCTATCAGTTTCATACGTATTCTCTGTAACAAGTTCTTTTAACTCAGTGTCACTTGTCAGGTCTTCATATTTAAGATCTCTTTTTAACTTTTTAGAGTTTTGTTTTACTTTGTGAATAAACCAATTTTTAGTTATAACGCTAAAATATGAAAATGCTTTAGATTTTTTGCTAGGGTCGTATTTATCAAGAATTGTCATTAGCCATATTTTACAATCGTCTTTTAAATAATCAATATTTGGTAAGTTGTTGAACTTATAAGTATATACAATTTTATCCACCATTTCATTAAAGGCTGGTTCTATAAAATCTATGTACAACTCTGTCCTTACCATTCGATCATCATTCAAGGCATATTTAATAATTGCCTCTTCATGTACTTTAGTAAAGTAGTTATTCTTTTTTCTAGTCCTTGTTTTCTTCTTCTTCATCGTCATATGTTTCAACTTCTACTTGTATATCTTCATCGTATTCTACTTGAAGATCTATGATATCATTCACTAAACGTCGTGAATGTTGAATTAAACTTTGTAACTTTTCATCGCCGTAAAAAGCTTCTAGTTGGTGTATGCTCTCCAAATGATCCAAAAAAGATTCAATAGAAGTAAAAATTGACGTGATGTCATCTCTTAAGTTTTGTTGCTGTCTAAGCAGTTGGATAGTGTACCAAGCTAATACAATATTAGCCACTACACTAACAAACAATAAAAATGAAAGTGGACCTATCACATACATTATTAATACTGAATTAATAACTGCTGACAATATTAATAAATAATTAATCACTTTTTTCCCACATTATATTACTCATCTTTTCTTTCTCCTCATTCAATTCTTCACTAAATTCGTCAATTGATCTTTTTACAATATCACCTATTTTTTCTTTTTTATTAATTTTTTGTAAAGAAAATTTTGACGGCAGCTTCTCTAATGTGTTGTTATTACCACACGTATCACAATCTTTTTTAATATCGCTAACAGAGTGGTAAAAAAAATTTTCAACATCACAAGAACTACATCGGTAAAGATATTTTGGCATTATTCACTGCCATTGCTGTGAGGATATTCATCATGCTCCTCATATTCTTCTTTAAATTTAACCAATGGTGGATTCATGACAAACAATTCTTTATTTTCGCTCACCTTAAAATTAAAATTTTTAAGAACTGGAACAATATCACTTTGTTCTAATAAAGATTTCTGCAGAGCCATCATAACAGCTCCTAGTGCCTCATCTGATAATTTATACATTACTTCTCCTTTTTATATTATTTATATAATCTTCTAAATTATGCTTTGTTTTCCATTTTAATTCTTCCTCACATCTTCTGAAAGGTATAACTGGATCTTTTCTATTACCTTTTTGTTGCTGTATATATTCAATATTATTAGAAAACATACGAGCTACTTCTTCAATAGAATGTAAAGAATTACTATCACACAAGCAATATCCATCACCAGAACCATGAATACCTATTTTTTCCAAGCCGCTAACAACGTCTTGTATATGTGTAAAAAATCTTTTTTGTGTGCCAGGTCTAACAACTTTTAAAGCCTTGCCAGCTTTATATAATTCTTCGAATATACCAATTACAGTAGCATACTTGCCATTTGATATTTGTCCGGGACCATATACATTAAAAAAGTATGCAATTGCATATTCTAGTCCAAACCACTCAGAATAGTTCTTAATTAACTCTACGTTTTTTGCCTTAACCCAGGAGTACGGAGTTAAATTTTCATCCCTACCGGAATTTCCAAACTTGCTACTTGATCCGCCATATATTAATTTTGAATTGTTTTTCAAACAATATTTCAATACTTGATATGTCCCATCAACATTGTACTTCCATACTTTATCAATATCTTCAAAACTAGTTGATATTCTAGCATATTCACCAAGATGATATACAATATCTGCTTTTATACTAACTAAATCTAAAATATTGTTAGTGCTACCGGGAATATGGTTTACCCGTGTGTCAAAGAATAATTGACGTCCAGTAAAGTAATTATCCAGACAATATATATTATTAGATCTATCAAGTAGAAGTTTTTCAATTAAGGCTGATCCTATAAATCCGGCCCCACCTGTAACTAATATATTCATTAGTCTCCCTTAATTAGTCTATAACTGTCTTCATCGAAATGTTGAGTTGAAAATTCAAATAGCTCTGTATCCTCTAGCGCAATCATTTGATGTCTTAGTCCAGTTGGGACGTGAAAATTATCTCCTGGAACTAATATTATTTCTTTAGCGCAATCCAAATCATCATATTTAGAATACTTTACTTTTATTTTACCAGACTGAACATAAAAAACCTCGTCTTTGATTTTATGATAGTGCCAAGAACATCTCCTATCTTTGACAAAATAAAGTAATTTTCCGCAATATTGTTCTTTGTTAACAATCCACTTTTCAAAACCCCAGCCTTTAGGCACAAAATGAATCGGTAAAAAACTTCTCATCATTAACCCCCTTATCATCAACATAATAATCTGCAGCTGGTTTTCCTAAAAACAACTGATGATATTTGCATCCCCACTCACCAAGCTGCTTTGCAGTTAAAACATAAAAATCTTGTATTGCTTTTTGAGCATTGTTATCATGCCTGCCCATACCGCGAGCTGTCATATAGATAATTTTATGGCCATCATCATACAAAGAATTAATAAAACTAATTCTATCTCTCATAGGCTCCGACAATAAATAATTGCCACCACTCAGCTCACACTGTTTAGTACAAATAGTGCCATCAATATCAAATACATATGTCATTTTTTCTCCAATGCCTTAGTTGTTGAATACCCATCAATATACCCAAAGATCTTAACCCTAGCAATATCTTTTCCAACAACTTCTTCTGGTTTGTAATCTCCACCTTTTACAATTATATCAGGCTTTAGCTTTTTAATTAAGTTATAAGGTGTATCTTCTTCAAAAATTACAACCCCATCAACATATTTACAAGACTCAAGCATAAATTTTCTATCCTCTGCAGAAAAAATTGGCCTTGAGGATCCTTTGAGATTTTTGACACTCTCATCGCTGTTGATACCAACTATTACGTCCCCCAAGCTTTTACAATATCTTAAAAGCTCAAAATGTCCTCTGTGTAACACGTCGAAACAACCATTAGTAAAAACAACACTCATACCGTACTAACTCCTCTTTTCTGCACAACAGCTGTGGCGCATTGATTAGCAAAGTTAATTGATTGCTCTATGTTCGATGTCTCTACAAATTTAACCACCAAGGCAGATATAAATGTATCGCCTGCTCCAGATGAATCTTTAATCTCAACCTCTGGCACTGGATATAAAACATTAAGATGCTTACATCCATCTCTACTCATTGTCACAATTAGTTTGTCTTTTATATCATTAGATATAGTGTGCTTTGTCTTTTCATATTCAGTGTTGTTAATTTTTATATATTTAACATGCTCACACCAATCACCTAATATTTTTTTTGTGTCCAGGAACACACAATCATGTTTTAAAGAGATGTTTTTTATATCGTCTTCAGATAAAAATCCTTTGTTATAATCAGAAATTATAACAGCATCATAGTTGTCAAAAGATATATTATTAATGTTAGATCTTCCATATTGTTTGTCATTTTCATCAACTCTCATAAACATATGGTTCATATTAAAATCTATATATCTAGTCTTTGTAATCCCCTTCCAATTTTCATTGGTAAGCAAATTAGCTTTAGCTCCTAATGAAGAAACATTTCTGTATACATTTCTTGCCATACCACCATTATCAACTGATTTTACAGGATTAAAAACAGGCACTGGAGCTTCAGGGCATAATCGATTACATTCGCCATAAATAAAAACGTCCCTACAGCTCTCTCCGATAACTAATATCTTCACTCTAGCCTCTAACAACATCGCATATGTGTTTTATTTCTTCAAATGTCAACTCAGGATAATTTGGTAAGAAAAAACCGTTTGAGTGTATCTTATTACTCATTCGGTCATTAAACCTACCGTACCTTTCATACCAAAAAGGATGCAAGCCTAGATTTCCTGCACTGAATATTCTAGTCTCTACACCATTTTCTACCAGTCTTTCTACTATCTGCTGCCTATGTTGATTACTCTCAGCCAAAGCACCAAAGGAGATTGACACAGGTTTGTTATTAAACCAATTTTGATACTGTACATATCCGTCCAAAAGGCGCGCATATTCTAAATGATTCTCATATCTTCTTTGTGTTGCCCAGTCAGCTTTCTTAACTTGTCTAATTCCTAAAAATGCCTGTAAGTCAGTTGACCTTAAATTAAAACCAGGCACAAAAAATGTAAAAGGCTTATGAAAATCATCAACCCTATATTTCTTAATTAAGCGACCATATTCTTTCTCATCTAGATCTTTTGCCCAACCATGGCTGCGCAGCATAAGCAGCATATCGTATAGCTCTTTATCATCTGTATTCACCATACCGCCCTCAATAGTTGAAAGCTGGTGGCCAAAATAAAACGAAAACGAAGACATATCGCCAATTGTACCAACCTTGCTGCCATCTTCATACTCTGCGCCTAAAGCAGCACATGCATCTTCCAATAAACAAAAGCCATATTTTTCTTTGAGTTGTAGCAATTTCTCCTTATAATGTGGCACTCCTAATACCTGCACATATATTACAGCGTCAGGCTTTTCAGTCTTGCAAATAAATTCTAACTGGTCTAGATCAATACCAAAGGTTTCTTCATCAGCACCAACCATAATTGGCTTAAGCCCAAGTTGAATCGCTGGTGATATTGTTGTGACCCAGCCAACCGAAGGCACAGCAATTTTTTTATTCTTTATTCTGCCAGACATTAAAGCGGCCGCAACCATCAAGAGATTTGCTGAAGATCCAGAATTATTAAAAACTGCATAATCAGTGCCAATAAATTCAGCCCAATCTTTTTCTACCTGCCAAGTCAGCTCACCCTTTGTAAGTCTAGGATAGCTTTTTAACCATGTACACAGTGCATCGATATCTTCATCATTAATTGTTTCTTTAGCTAGGGGATATTTAATGTCCATATTACACCTTTATATTATATTTTTTATGTTTTGCAAAGTTCTTGCAAAGATTTTCATAAACTATTTTATCATAAAAGTCATTTTTTTTAATACTTTCATGTGGTAAATTTGTAATTTTAAATTCTGTCTCTTCACAAACTTTTTTTCCTATTAATGCACAGTATGTGCCAAGCCAATTATCACAATAATGGTGAATAAAAGATTCAGCGAAGATTACACCATCTAAATATTTATCTATTGTGTCTCTTAAAAATAGAGGATATCTTATTATCTGTGGCGCATTTTTGCCTCTGCCACTAAGTCCAGCTGCGTATCGAGCCCAACGAGGTATAACAAAAGAGTGATTGTTTTCATCACATGGAGATTTTATTATAAAATCAGTACCGTTATTATATTCTATTTCCATTTTCTTTATTAAATCATTAATATTGGCCGGCGGTAGTGTAACTCCTGTTAGACAAACAATAAATTTTCCTGTAGAGTTTTTATAAAGATTATTATAACAAGACACACTAGAGCCTGTGTCTTCAAATATTTTATATTCTATATTATTTTCACAAGAAATTTTTTTTGGACTGGCAATCAATATTTCATATGAGTAATCAATTTTTATTTTATTGAGAAAATTTATTTGCCTTAAGCAATCATCCAACGAGACAATTAGAAATGATATGTCCATGATGCCTTCAAAAATCTAATCCAAAAACTCTACTATTTTAATTGGTGCTCTTTCATAAAGCCTGGTATCTGCTAATTTAGGATTTGCATACTTTATATTAGCTTGTTCTAGGGTCTCTTGTACAGAAATAAAAAGTGTATCTCCTAGTTTAGAGTATATCTCTTTATCTAAATATTCATATCGATAATCTTCTAGATGAGCTTTCTTTCTAGTTTTTGCATCATAATACAGAGAATTAGGATTGTTAGTAATTACACCAAGGTCAAAAGATACCCTTATACCACCTTCGTTTAAACTTGTTCTGTGCAGACATGCATGGTCAAAAACGCTTATATAGCCCATTCTAGCATATCCTAGAAATTTTTTATCATTAAATTTTTTTAATCCCTCATCATAATTTTCTAAGGGCAAAAAGAAATCTTTATTAACGTCACATGGTTCATAAAACTCTAGTTTTGTAGAAGGATCTCCTGTTAGAGACACGCCTAGTATTGCATCTCCAACATGAGATGCCCAAGAATCAGAATGTAGCTTTGTTGTAGCTAATGGCCTTGTGTGGTCTAAATCAGCTGTTTTGCCGGACATAACTCTTACAGTGCATGGCTGCACAGCCAAAAAATTATCTAATATATTAACTTCTCTAAGTGCGGTTACAATATGTTTTTGTAGATTGTTATACTCTACAATATTTTCTTTTTTTGGATGAAACGCGCCATTGGGGGTTCGATTAGGTAATCTTAATATTTCTTTTTCATATTTTATTAAAAATTGTTCATCAATAGCAATTTCTTTTTTTTGTACGACAGAAAGTGCTTTTGCAATGTATTTTAATACAAGATCTGTCAAAATACCATGTGTTTGTTCAGATAATTTAATATCAAAATATATTCCGTGATCTCTATCCAAAATACAGTCAGGTCTTAAATAATCGTATAAACTGGATCTTTTTTCTAGTATCTCTTCTCTTTTTTTCATATGAATGAGGCCTCTTGATCTCTTATAGATAAAATAGGATTGTTTATTGGCCACTTTATATTAAGCGTGGGATCATTCCACTTAATAGATATTTGATTTTCTGGGCCATTATATCTCTCAGACCACTTATAAAAAAATAAACATTTTTTACTCACACATAAATGGCCATTCAAAAAACCTGCTGGTACATAAACCATTGTAGGTTTTTGATCAGACAGGTGAAAAGTCTTTGTCTTTAAGAAAGTATCTGAATCTTGCCTAAAATCAACAACGGCAAGAAATATCTCTCCATGTAAACAACTTATTAATTTACCAGTAATATAGTCTCCATGTAAACCTCTTAAAACATTTTTGTAAGATATTGTAATCTTGTCTTCAATAAATTTAGGTAATATGTTGCAGTCCTCATATATCGACCAAATTTCACCACGGTTATCTACATGTTTATCTAATTTTATTTCTAACAAACCATCTAAATTATGATTAATTATTTCTCTTACATACTTCATGGAATGAATTTACACTTAATTTTATCATAACACAACTCGTCCTCATTTAAGAAAAAATACTCGTTTACCTTTTCTAGTAGACGAGATGAATTTTTTGCAAATCCATTTTCATCATAGGCATCTGGATTGTGTGGCATAATTTTATTGCACTCTTCGTATCCAACACCGCATTCATACGCCTCTTTATCATTTATAAATGCTAGAGCATCACGGCCATAAAGTAAATTATTCCATGTATTTGAATGCTTATGTGAGTGATGAGAAAAACCTGCAGAAGCGCCGTCGATGCTAGTATGATGTCTTATTTGACGATCTGCCATTATCACCCATCTTTGAGATGATGCCGCGGCAATATAATTAAATACAGATTCTGAACAATGCGCTGCAAATACGTCAGGCTCAATTTTATTATTACAATTTTTAAATATTTCCTTGCTAAACAAGTGAGTATGTTGATTAATAGATTTACCTATGGGGATTATATAATCATCTCCTGTAATCTGCATTTTATCAGTTGTATGTTTAAATTTAGGATCTAAAATGTCTAAAGCCTCATCAGTGTCCACTTGCAGCGCAACAATTCCATTTGGGCCAGATTTTAGACACTCATAGGATTTTGCTAGTATATCATCATCTTCAAACCAACACCCAGAATCAACATACATATAAGACTCAAACTCTCCTAGATGTCTTACAGATTCTTGACATGCCTTATTAAAAGTTATATTTACAGTATGAAGCTCTGGAGTTAGACAGTAGGATATCTGATTGCCAAATGTTTCTAATATTTTTTTAATACATTCAGGGCTATTTTTGCAAGACGACAAAACAACCCTAAAGCCATCAAAATTTTGATTTAAGAATGTTCTAATGCATTTTATATAATGCTCAGTGTTGTCTCTTCTGATGCCACATGTGTTATAAACCAATAATACTTTGTTTTGCATATTTTCCTAAGGGATAAACTTACACTTTATTGTATCATAATTTAATTCTTTATTTGACAAAAATAAATATTTTTTTATTACACTTTGTAAATTATCTATGTTCTTGCATAGGCCCTCTTCATCATAGGCATCTGGATTGTGTGGCATAATTTTATTGCACTCTTCATACCCTAAACCTGCATCTGCAGCTAATTTATTATTAACAAAATCTACCGCGTCTCTTCCATATAGTAAATTATTCCAAGAGTTATTTTTAACTAATTCACCACTCTTATTTTTAGATTCTACTCTATGCGTAAATCCTGACGAGGGGCCATCAACAGCTTTCAAATGCCTAACCTGATAGTCGGCCATTATAGCCCATCTTTTGCCAACTGATGCTGCAATGTAATTCAGCACAGACTCTGAACAAAAGGCAGCAAAAACATCAGGATAAAGCTTCTTATATTTTTTAAATATTTGATTACTAAAAACAGCAGTGTGCTGATTAACAGATGTTCCAATTGGCACTACTAGATGCTCGCCAGTAACTTGGATATGCTTTGATTCGTATAAATATGGATAGCCTAAATTTTCTAAGCATTCATCTGTATCGGTCTGTACCACAACAATACCATAATTATTTTCAACTAAAGTTTTATGAGATAGACTGAAAATATCATTTTGGTCATCGAAAGTACATCCAGAATCAACGTACATATACCCATCAAATTCACCAAACTTCTTTACAGATTCTTGAACTGCCTTGTTGAAAGTTATATTAACGGTATGTAATTCTGGTGTCAAAGAATAAGATATCTTATTACCAAATTCTTGATAAATTTTCTTAATGCAATCAGTACTATTTTTACAAGAAGATAATACTACTCTACAGTTATCTAAATTTTGAGCTAGCATACTTTTTAGTGAGGATATATACCAATCCGTGTTATCGCCATTTATTCCACATGTGTTATACACTGCTAATATTTTATTATTATTCATATAAATTCTGGATGTTTAATTTTTGAAACAATTTGTTTTTGCGCATCTAAAAGCTTTTGCTTATCTAAATTATCAATATCTTTATACAATGTCCACATCATTTTATTGCTCTCATGTGGCTTACAAAGCTGTGTACATTTAGAGAAACACTCAACATTATCGATTAAATGCATAACTTTTTGTCTTTTATTAACATTTTGCCAAATATCTTTAAAACTACTGTCGTACAATCTACCATAGCTATATTGCTTATACCCTCGATGATTTGTACAAACATAAACATGGCCGTCTGCGCCAACGCAGGGTTGGATTTGCGATCCTAAACATTTTTTATAGTTTCTTCCATATAGAGATGGATCATTTTCTAAATCTTGCAGCTTGTACCCATTAATTTGATATTTATCCCCTAATATTTCTTTAGCCTGCTTGAGCAAGGGCTCTACCTCTGTATTCCAAAAATCAATCTCTCTTTGTACACCCTCTTCTCTTTCACGATTCACAACCTCGGGTTTAAACTGGCAGTAGTCAACATCAAATTTACTAAAGTATTTAGCAAAATCTACAATCTCACTATAGGTGTCAGGAGTTATAACAAAACCAACACCTATAGTTATTTTTTTACCTTTATTATTATTAATTTGTACTAGTTTAGCTAAGTTATCAGACATCTTTTGCCAGCCTTGATTTTTTCTAGCTCTTCTAACTGAATTATATGTTTCTGGGGTTCCAGCATCAATCGAAAAGCGCACCCAAGTCATATTTTCAACAAATGTATCAAATAGATCCCACCTGTCAAGTAAAACACCGTTAGTGAAAATACCCATTTTAACAGAATTAGCTCCTAAAAATTGAATAGCCTCTTTCAAATGTCTATTAAGTGTTGGTTCTCCGCCGCCGGTCCAATTTACTGCCCTAACTTTCATGTCAACAAAGTCTCTGCAAAGATCCATTAGGACCTTGCGGGGCATAATTGATCGATCAAAAGTTTCTAAATTTTTTGATTCTGGAAGGTGTATATACGAGGATATACAAAAATAGCATCCGTGATTGCATGCATTGCTAGGATCAACCTCCACTAAAACAGGATTTGAATAGCCTGTTTCTAAATGTTCTAAAGCTCTGTCGACATTAGCGATTATCTTTGCTTGGGGGTTGAAAATAAGAGAATCATTTAATAAATCTTCAATTTTCATTTTTATTTTTTAGCCACTTTAAAAAATATTCGGTAGGATCTTTAAAATATTCACGTATCACGTCGTCAAAATATCTTTTAGCTTTTTCAGCTCTTTGTTCCAACAATTTGTGGGGTATATTATTTATCTCCTGAAGACATTCTTTAATATATTCTGGGCTATTATCCTCCTTACATATTCTATAAACAAAACTAGTATCGTAAGTATCTTCACCAACTAAAAAATAATCATAATCTGATATTAATATTGGTACCCTATTATAATAGCAGCTCTCTAGCAACCTTACACTATCAATTCCAGATCCCCTAGGACACAAAGATATGCTACTTTGCAACATAGTATCGATGTAATCTTTTTGTACCTTTGATCCAATTTCAGATGGACCAGACCAAGTCCTATTGATATGAAGATTCTTATCTAAATCTGAATGATGAAGTGCATGGACCATCATTGCTCTAACAATATGATTTAAATATCCACGAAAACCAAAACTTTTTTTCCTGGGAAACTCATACTGTTCATTTTGATTATCAATAATATCCAATAAAAGATGAGAAAAAGTTGGTCTGGCAAAAAGATATTTAATATCTGAGTAAATCTTAAGTGGACCCATAGTTGTGATGATACAATTGTGAAGCCAATTAGGTATTTGCATTCCACCTTCACCTTCTATATCACATATATGCTTATCTTCATTTCCGTCAAAATATTCAAAATCAGATTTTTTAAAATTTTGATATTGATCATTGGGGATCTGTCCCATATAAAAATAATCAGCTTCTTCCGGGCTGACTATTGTACAATGATCTCTAATTCCTTGCTCACTTAATGGCACCGTATTATAATAGATTTTAGTATCATCATGCACATGTTTTTTTGCATTAGGATATACGTATAATTTCATATTTATTCCATCGATTCGCTAACATTAAAAATACTAGGCATTGGTGGATCCTCAGAAATAGGCAGAGGCTCTACAATCATATTTTCATAAAATTCTTCTCTAGGAAGATAAGGGTACATATCCTCTACTGGAGTACTCCAGCCAACTATTTTTGGCTCATATGTATGGTATTCATGGCAATTAACGTCACAAACCATTGGGCCATCAAACTCTAGAAATTGTCTTATCTTGTCTCTAACTTGTTCATATGTATCCTCTCCAGTTATAGTCATTGTAGGTACTCCATATGCGTCTGCAATTGCAATGAAGTTTGGCGGCGCATATCCTTTTGGGCCACATGCTTCACTTCTTCCTTCAAAGTTGACTTCTTGAAATGCTTTCGTAATTCCGTATATATGATTATTTAAAATAACTGTTTTAAGCTTAATATTGTAATTTAAAAGAGTCTGAAGCTCTTGAATATTCATATTAAACCCACCGTCTCCAATAACACAAACAACATTTTGATCTTCGCTAGCAGCGAATACGCCTCCCATTGCTCCAGCAAAAGAAAAGCCCATAGGTGAATTTCCGTTATTTGTATAATATCTTTGACCGGTCTTTGTTTTAAAAGCGTGGTTCAACACAACAATATTACCGCCACAGTCTCCTACCAACACATCATTGGATTTCATTTCCTCTGACAATATTCTTGCAAAAGCATATGGATGAACAGAGTCACCCTCCTTAAACATATCTTCCGTGACAGGATCATACTTCTCCTTCCAATCTTTTACTTTAGTCATCCACTTAGAGAAGTCTGGCAAATAAGAGCCGGCAGTAGAGTTATTGCAATATGCTAGCCTTTCTCTTAAGAGCTTTATAAAAAGCTTAGCATCTGAATGAATACACTCATCGAATGGAAGCTGCTGCCATTTTTTAACTAAATTAGCTTTGTCAATGTCAACCATATATTTTTTTGCTTCTCTAGCAAAAGTACTAGGCTCACCGCCAGTTATCCTACCAGATATTCTACTTCCAATAGCTAATATTAAATCAGAATTCTGTATACCAAAATTTCTTCCAGCGCCGCCGTATGTGCCGATTCTACCACCATAATATTCAAAATCAGAACAAACTATGTCAAGAGCGTTCCAAGTTGGAAAACAGGGTATCTGTAGTTCTCTAGCTAACTCCATAAAATCTTCATTTGCATCAGCAAGGCCCACGCCTGCTCCAATCATCAAGCAAGGCCTTTCAGAGTTTTTTAAATCTTCTATAAACTTATCAATCTGAAAATTAATCTTGTCGACATTAAAAACTGGCTGGTTAATCTCTTTGTTGTAAGACCTAAGAGAATCAACCTCAACTTCCATTTTTGCCACATCAATTGGTAAATCAATTAGTACAGGGCCCGGTCGTCCAGTAGTTGCAATGTGAATTGCCTTTTCCAGCTCATACCTGATGTCCTCTGGGTTTTCTACTAGTTTAGCATATTTTGTAATTGGTTCTACAATACTGACTATATCAGTCTCTTGAAATCCTATTTGCCTAATTGACTCATCAGGTCGCATGTATTGCGTCTTGATTTGACCAGTGATAAATACACATGGAACTGTATCATAAAAACAATTGCCAATTGGTGTTACAAAGTTCATACCACCAGGACCACTGGTTGCAATAGACACGCCATATTTTCCAGAAACCTTTGCATAGCCCTCTGCGGCAAAGCCACCAGCTTGCTCATGCATAACAGCAATATATCTGGTTTTATCATTTCTGGTGAACGCATCAATCAAATGACCATTAGCTGCTCCATAAACTACAAAAACTTCTTTTATACCATCTTCTGCTAAGTGATCAATAACATAATCAGCAACTTTTTTTTTCATTTATTCCTCTATTGTATACCATGCATCATTATAAGCTCTTTTTTAAAATGCTTAAATTCTTCCGCGTCAAATTTTTTATCTACTTTTTTTTTACTGTAGTTGTTTCAGGGGTGGCGCTATGATTCGTTGGAAAGCCCTGATCAGTCTCATAAACAACCTCATCGTGCTTCCAATTACCACCACCTAAGAGCTTCTCTAGTTCTTCCTCTTTAATAGCATAAAAGTTCTCTTCTGAGGGAAACTCACCAGACCTAACCTCCTCTGCATACTTAGTTAAAGCAGATTGCATCATCTGGCCGGCCTCACAATATCTTTTAACAAACTTTGATTTAAATTCCCAAAACAAACCCATTAGATCATGAAAGATTACTAATTGGCCATCAACTTTATCTCCTGCGCCAATACCATAAACAGGAATATTAAGCTCGCTAGCAATCATATCAGCTGACTCGCGGGGCATGCCCTCTAACAATAGAAAAGAGCAGCCGGCTTCTTGTAGTTCTAGAGCTTGCTGGAGGATAATTTCAGCTTGTTTAGCTGTTTTTCCCTGCACTCTATAGCCGCCTAGCTTTGCTCTGGTGTGAGGTGTAAGGCCTAAGTGGCTCATAACCATAATACCAGCATCTGCAATTGCTCTAATTCTCTCAGTCATTGCACCTTCGACTTTAACACAGTCCATACCAGCTCGAACAAAACGACCAGCATTATGAACTGCTTCTTCATTAGATATCTGATATGACATATAAGGCATATCACCAATTAAAAATGCGTTTTTAGCACCTTTCGAGACTGCCTCACACGAACTAATCATTTGGTCCATACTAACAGGAATAGTTGTCTTATAACCTAATGTAGTCATGCCCAAAGAGTCGCCTACCAAAATACAGTCTACACCTGCACCATCAGCGATTCTAGCTTGCGGGTAATCATAAGCTGTAGTAAGAACAGTTTTTGTATTTTCTCTCTTGTGTCTTCTCAATCTGAGAATAGTTACTTTATTTTTATCATCTGCTGGCATTTTAATCTCCTAAAATTTTTCTTTTGAGACTTATTTTAGCAGTCTCAATAACGTTTTGTTCAGCTCTTTTTCCAAATTTTTCTCTTAAAAGCTGTAAGTATTTTGGATTAGTATGGTATTTTGTCCAGGCTTCATCTCGAAACTTTAAAATTTGTGCAGCCGTAAGACTATCTGTTGGTAAATTTTGTGTATCGTAAGAATGCTGACTGTAACCAGTATAACTATCCGGCAATTTCATGCCCTTACTTTTTGCTTGTATATATAAAGGACTACCTGGGTATGCCATAGCTGTATAAAAATTAACCATTTCTGTATTTGACTCCATGGCGAAGTTTAGCGTATATTCTAAAGACTCCATAGTGTCCATAGGTAATCCAAAAATATAATTTGCCGCTATGTTTATTCCAGATGATCTCATGTTGTCCATTATATCACCAATCTTAACATCTTTAAAGTTATCTTTATGAACTTCTTTACGTAAGATTTGGTCTGGATTTTCTATGCCTAGGCCGAGCCAATTAACTCCTGCCTTTTTAAGAGTGTCCAGGTATTTTGGCTTGCAGGTATCAATCCTAGAATATGCCCAAATATTAAAATCATATTGTCTCTCTATAATCATTTGACATATTTTTTCAAAATGACGAGGGTTTAAAACAAAAAGTTCATCTGCGATCTTAACGTTTTTAACACCTAGGCTTGCAATATAATCAAATTGATTAATTATAAATTCAGGTGACCAATACCTCCATACGTTACTTTTATCGCTAGCTACTCCAATTGATGAGTCTGTTCTGTTGATGATGTTAATCATGCAGAAAGAGCATTTATATGGACAACCTAAACTGGTATACAAAGCAGCAAAAGGCTCTTTCTCTGTATTGTTGGACCATGAATGCCATCCTGCTGTTCTGTACTTTTTTATATCAGGGAGCAAATCCCATGCCATTCCTGGTAAATCTACTTCAAGTTTATTCTTGGGCACTATTGATTGTGGCTTGTTTAAAACGATGCCTTCTTCTGTCTTGTATCCCAGGCCATCTACTTTTTTTAGCTGCACTTCATCAGAAAAATTAGTTACTTGAAGAAAATTACTTATTGTATATACACCTTCATTTTGACATATATAGTCAACACAGCTCTCTGATAAGACTTCTCTTGGTAGCGCTGCGACGTGGCCGCCGACGAAGAGCACATTTGTATTGGGGCTAATTTTTTTTAATTCTTGAGCTGTAGCAATTGCACCCTCCATATTTTGAGTAGATGCACTAGGCTGCTGACCATACACAACAAAACAAACAACTCTCGAATTAATATCTTTAATTTGTTGTGCTGCTGACAAATAATCTAATCTTTCAGCTTCGCAGTCTAATATAGCTACACCAAAACCTTTTATACGACAATGGTTGGCTAACATCGCAGCCCAAATTGGAGGCTCAATAGCAGAGTGTTTGTTGCTCAGATCTTGATATATCGCCTTTGAGGCATTTGGGTGCACAAATAATATGTCTAAATTTCTCATATTCATCTTAATAGTTTGCATACCAAGGGCTTTCAATTAGTGAAAAAGCTTTTTTAAGTTGTACGATTCCGCCGTCTAAGTCAAACCTACAATTAAATCCTTTATCATAAAATTTCTGACTGCTAACAATATAATCTCTGGTATCCGGATCACTATTGAACTCAGCCTTCATAATTTCTATAGGAATGTATTTTGAAACTTTTTCTGCTAACTGAAGTTTATTCATATTAATAGAATCGTTGCCAACATTATAAGTTTCGTTTTTACATTCTTCCCAATTGTCAACTACAAATTTAAATGCTGAACAAACATCATGAATGTGAACATAATTTCTCATGAACTCACACTCATATAAAACTAAAAGTCTATCTCTAAGAGCACGCAAAACAAAATTATTGACTAGTAGATCTGATCTCATTCTAGAACTAGGCCCAAAAACAGTTGCCAATCTAAATGTCACATAATTTTCTACACCCATAAAGGCCTTTTCTGCATCGACTTTTGTCGTACCATAGAGAGTCAAAGGATTGAGTGGTGATTCCTCAGTACAAACTCCATCACTTTTTGATCCATATCCAGAATTTGTGCAAGGATAAACAACCATTTGATGTTTAGACTTATTCTCTGCCAACCAAACATTTGCATCTAAATTTATTTCTTTTGCATCTCTTGGATTATCTCTGCACAAAGGAAACCCAACCAAAGCGGCCAAGGGTATTATTACATCTGCACGGGAAACTAACTTTTCTAAACGTTTATAGTCTCTAACATCCCCGCGCTCGAAAACAAAATTAGTATGGTTGGTATATCTCAATAGGGACGTAGCATCATACATTAAATTATCATATACTACAACTCTGTGCCCGTCTTTTAAAAAATAATCAACTAGCTCGCTGCCAATATATCCTGCTCCACCAGTTATCAATATATTCATCTTAAACCTCTTTTCTTGCAACTACTCTTATTATTACTGGATCTTGATCTTTATATACAGCTAAATTTGTTGCTTCCTTATAATAACAAATTTCAAATTGATTTTGAAGTAGTTTTTTAATAAAGTTAGACCCATTAATTGTTCTTCTATAATGGTCATCAATAAAAGAATTATCTTTGTCTGATCTAAATTCAAAAGCAATATAATTAGAAAATTGCAATATTTGATCTTCTATATCTTCAGTTACAGAGTGAATACCAAAGCGACAATATACAAGATCATAGTTACTAGGCTTTTTAAATTTTAAAAAATCATTTATATCTGATTTTATAAAAGTTATGTTTTTACTTGAAGTTATTGTTGAGGCATAATCAACTGCAGTAATAGAGCTACAATGGTGTCCTAACACAAAAGTATCTCTACCATCACCGCAACACAACTCAAGCACTCTCATGTTTGTTAAATCAATTGTATCACAGACAAACTTACAAAAGGAAGAAGACAACGTAAATGCTGCCGTCTCACTATAATATTTTTTCCAATATTTATTTGGGTTGTTGCCAATCTTTTCCATAATATCTCTCAAAAAATTTAATAGGTTTATTAATACATTTAAAGTTTTTTTGTTTGAAATTAATTGTTTTCATAGGGAACATTTCATCTTTTTTAAGATTATAAAAACTTCTGTGTCCCTGTTGTAAAAAATCACTTTCTGGTAAATTCTCATACTCATAAAGATCAATAAAAACATCTTCTTTAACAACAGAATATAAATTTGAAAACTCATTTCTTATTAGTTTATAGCCATTAGTGTTGTGTAAGTAATCTAATTTTTGTATTACTTTATGTTCATCTTTTTTAAAATAACCAAAATCAACATCCTCATCATGCTTAATCAAATCATCATCTCTTATCATTCCTAATAAAGTACCAAACATTGGCCAAATATCAATATCTTTCGAAAAATAATCGTAAAACTCAAACATAATTTCTAACGCATGTTCGCGAAAACCATCATTGCTAAAGTTTTTAAAATTTCTTCTATCTAGATGTATTTTATAAATGGTACCAACTGATTTTAGCTTTCCCTGTAGATCGCACCCCTCATAAAGCATATGTCGACATATTGATTTTGTGCGCCATGTATGTGCTGGGTCTCTACCAGATATCTCTTCATCACTCATCTAATAATCCTTCCCAATATCCAATCTCTAAACATCAACATATCGCTTAATTTAGCCATAATAGGACTAGAAAATGCGGCCGGCTTATTCTTCTCAAAGAAATAATGTCCCGTCCAAGCAAAAGGATAAACAACAAATGGTATCAAAGGAAATAGATACCACATCCAATTATATAGAACATATAGTGTGAAAATTATAGTAGTTAATTGACCAGCGACATGCAGACGTCGATTCCACACATTTGTGTGCAAAGTTAAATAATATTTGTAATATTCTGTCAATTTCACCAGCTAATCTCCCAGTCCTCAAACTCAGCTGCTAAACAATCAATTTTATAATCTTTTCTGCCGCCGGCTACTTCTTGAATTTTATTTTTTGCTGTATTCCTAATACCGTTCAAGCCATGAGTTAATTCTAAATTATTACCATCTTTAATTCCTTTTCTATAATTTGATTCATTATGCCAGATATGTAAATTCATTTGCGATAATACGACAATAGCTCTTACAAACTCACCATCAACACCATCTGATTTCGGCAATAATGTATTGATGTCATGAACTATATCTTTAATTTCCTGTGCATATTCATCTTTATGTTCAGGAATAAAAACTTCCTTTAATTGCACGATTGATAATCTATCAATCAACTCAGATAAAGTAGGCAAATATTTTCTACTACTCATTTTTTCTCCTAGGTGAATTGTCTAAAATATGGATCGTATACTTTAAAATTATTTCCAAATAAATGTTTATACTTATAAAATATTCTTGATTCTTCTTTTAATTGTTCAATATTATTTTCTTTTTGAGATCTGCCGCCTGTTAGATAAAGACCAACGATCTTATTCAATTTTTTAAATTCAAAGCCACTGTCAACTGCCCTGAGCCACATATCCCAATCATCTGCAAAATTACAGTCCTCTTCATCAAAAAAACCACATTCATCATGAATTTGCATTTTCCATAGTGGCATTGGCCCTGGTAGACATTTTACCATATTTTGTTTAGAAAATTCATATGTAGAGTGGTCAAAAAGCACTTTTTTATTCTTAGCTTCATCAAAAGTTTCATTTTCGTTAATAGTTTGTGCAACATCGCCATATACCAAATCCACTTTACTACTTTGTAATTCATTATAAAGATTTTCAATACAATCTTTACTTTTTCTATCATCAATAAATCCAAAAGTGACGTACTCAGTATTAACTTTCTGTAATGCCATGTTAAAACAAGGAGTTGGTGGAAGCTTTTCATCAATGCGATAATACCTTATATTATCATTTTTTTCTGTAAATTCTTTAACTATTTCTTGCTCTCTACCAGGAGAGTTCGAATCGATTATAATAAGCTCACACTGATCAAAAATGGTCTGCTCAGTTATATTCTCTAAAAATCCACGAAGAAATTTTTCGCCTTCATAGTATGTTGTGACAATGGATATTTTCTTTTTTTGTTTTTCTTTTTTAGCCTCAATTAGTTTGATAACAGTATCAAATATTTCTTTTCTTTTATTAATCATATAATCAATCAAAGCAGGTCCTTTAAGAGAAAACCATGGCTCATGAGAAGCACCAACTAATGAATTAGTAATCACATTAATTCCCAGCATTCGAGCCTCGACAACTAACCTAGATAAAGTTTCTGGCGTTCTTGGTATAAAAACTAGCTTATTATTCTTACTTAATTTTTTTAGAAAATCATTATAATTCTCACTTTGTATCATTTCATATTCTATGTTGTTTTTTTGACAATATTGTGAAGCTCCATAAGTATTTTTATGAATAATGTTTGATTTCATCACAGAACATATATTTTTCTTTTTATTAACTGTCAGCGCGTTAATAAGAGATAAAGTCTCCATAGACCATAAATTACCAGATAAATTTACAACATTATCAATGTCTAAATTATCCTTAACAATACCTGCATGAAAAGACGATTGAGTTAAAACTTTGATAGCATTCTTGTAAAAAGAGTGATTTCTAATATGCTTCTTGGGTACCTTAAAGTTTTTGAAAGACGCAGGGTTTCTAGTATCTACATACTTATGATCATGTTCATATATGATATATCTAGCATTCTCTTGGAGCCATTGTTTGCACTCTCTTTTCAGATTGCAAAAATTTGATATGATGAAAAAAGAATCTTTATTTTCTTGCAGTAACTCAAGATTAACTAAATGAGATTGACACTTTATTATATCATGACCATCTTCATCTAGCATCTTAATTAACTCTTCATCATTAAGTTCTCCGCCACCAACAATATGCATTAAGAAGAAATCAGAAATGTAAAATACATTTTTATTCATATTCCTTCACTATACTACTAATTTCATCCATCCAATCATCTTCAGACTTAATTGGTAAGACCTCTAGAATTGAGTCAACATATTTTTTATATTGGTTTTCTTGACTAAACTCAGTGCATATCCACTTCTGTAACTCTTTAGCTCTTTTTTTGAATCTGCCATAATCTTTGTAAATTTCTTCTAAGTTCATTTTTATCGAACCGTCTTCTGGATAAGCCCACATAGAATCTTTTTGAAGTACTCCATCCCACACAGCCTCTGGCTGAATTGGTGCTAGATTATAACTAATTCTTGAAAACATATGTTTGTTCTTTGTCTTTCCATTTTTTTGCTTAGTAGTTTTATATAGAAAATCCAAATGCCCACTCCAATCTGTCGCGGCTACTGGCAAGCCATAGTAAGCAGATTCGAATATAGGTAGCCCAAATCCTTCTCCATGTGTTGTCGAAACAAATGCTTTAACCTTGGGGTTTTTATAAATTGCTGACATCTCGTGATCGTTTAAACGACCATGCAGCAAATATATCTTGCACTTTCGATCACCTAAAGAATTTATCATATTTCTTAAATTATTCAGTGTGTGCGTTCTATCAATAATAGAATTTTTAGCAATATTTGTTTTTAATATTAAGCCAACATCTTCATTTTCTCTAAAACAATCAATAAAGTTTTTAATAAGCGCTGTTAAATTTTTACGTGGGCTTATTTGTGCAACAGAAAGAAAGTTAAAGCTAGTCTTTAAATCAAGCTTAACACTCTCATCCGCTTCATACTCATAAACAGGATAAGAAACATAATCAACAGGCACTTGTGTGCGAAAATCAATCTCTTCATTTGTTTTATTATTAGTGGCTCTATAAACTGTATTGACATAAGAATCTTTTGAGTGTTTGCTAATAGTAATAATCTTATCCATTAAATAAGATTTCTCAATCCACTTTGGTGAAACTTTAGTGGTCTCAATGCCTGCGGTGACACCTATGTTAACAGGTGCTATTTTTTCCCATTCATTAGGGATAGATATCTGTAAAGATGCATCAAAAATACCGCCGGAAGCTGCATATTCAACAGTCTTAGTTATGGCAGCATCTATCCAAAGTCTCTCTTCATCAGTATCCGCCAACCAACTAGTCTGTCCCCAGTTAATTGGTTGTATGTAAATATCAAACAAATCTTCCCTAGATCTTAAAGCGCGTAGGACTGTTCTGCTGTGATGGCCATAGCCAGATTGAGTTAAAATTGGTGCTTTTAATAATACTTTTTTCATCTTATACCTCTAACAGTTGCCAGCGTTTATTATTTTTTCTCTGGCCCCATTTACCATATTTTACATGTATTTCTTTCAATTTTTTATCCCATGTTTTCCAATATTTCTCAAAATTAAAGTTTTTATCTACATACTCTTTACCTTTAGCTCCCATTTCTTGTCTTTCTTCTTTAGACATTTTATAGATCTTGGTAAGAGCATTAATAAAATCATCTTTATTAAGTCGATCTTCATAGATATAAGGAATATCTTGTGAGCCAATAATGCATTTTGAGGCCGGCTCAATACCAACGCCAAACCATTGCTCGCCATCAGTCACTTGATCTTGTAGCCCGCCAGTCATATTAACGATGATTGGGGTACCACAAGATAGCGATTCTAGTGTAGCTAGTCCAAAACCTTCTGCATCAGAAATATTGACAGTTACATCAGAAACGTTATACATCATAGCCATATGTTCAAAATCAACTTTTTGAGTTGAGAATTGCACCTCTCCATCTCGTAGGCCTAGCTTATCAATGATTGCAAACAAGTTAGGCCCATTTGGATCATTAGGATCAGTATGCATGATTAGTCTAGCCTTATCATGTCCAACATTATCTAAAAATTCTTTAAACCAGAATATCAAAGTACCAGGGTGTTTTCTTCTTGCATTTCTATTGTTCCAATAAACTAAAAACTTATCTTGCTCAATATTAAATTTATCTCTTAGAGACGATATTTCCTCTTGAGGCAACGGTTTAAATACATCAGAATTTACAGCATGAGGTAAATAAAAAGACTCTACCTCAGGAGAGACAGTTTGCACAATGTCATGAGTTACCTTAGATATGCACCCCACTACATCAGTTGAGTCATACCAAACCTTATTATATTGTGGATATGGATAATTATCCCACACATGATAATAAACCATAGGCACTAAAGATCTTATTTCATCTTCAATTTCCCATAGCCACCCAAAAAATCTAGGATCCGTCATAAACCACAATAGATCTGGCTTTTCCGACATAAGAACTGATCTTACAGATTCTTGTGACCCGTACCCATCAACAGGATAGATAACTAAATCATCTCCCCATTTATCAGTTCTTTGTGGCTTATAATCTTCATGCTTCACAGCTCCACCAAAACAAACAAAAGAATAATCTCCTGTTTCTAAAAGATTTTCTATCATATATCGAGTCTGTATACCAACTCCGGATGGAGAAAAAGGGTGATCAGACAAGACAAAAACTTTAATTTTTTTCATTTTTTACCTGCAATGCTCTGTTTTATAAAATTCACAACCAAAACCACTAGTACAAGACAAACGGTTTTTAATATATTTTCTGTTGTTTATATTATAAAGCGCTTGGTTCAATAATTTAATAGCATTTTGTGTTTTTTTTGGTCCGCTTGTTACGCGAAATATCTCAACGTTATTTGTCTTTGCAGTTCTCTTAAGTAAAGCAAAATGTGTATCAACATTTGATGCATCAACATTATGCTTCTTTGCAAAGAAGTGTTTGTATAAAGTAAGCTGATAGCTAGTCATTCTATCATTTTTTCTTCTAGAGTCCCATCCCCAAGAGCATGTTTTCCAATCTATGACATGATACATACCATCTGAAGTTTGAATTACTAAGTCAACAAATCCTTTAAATTTTTGATCATTATTTTCAATTGCCTCAAATAATTTTTCTTCAATTGATATTAAATCAAAGTTTTTAAACTGTTTTTTTACAGCAGGAAGTATAAAAGATATTATATTTTTACTTTGAATTCGCATATCTTGCACAAGTTTAGAGTTAATCTCTACATTAGATTTTTTCAAAAACTTAAGTTCATTTAAAAATTTTTTTTCAAACACTTCATGAAGATTTGTTGCAAAATTGTCCTTCATTAGTACTTCACAGACATAATGCATCGCAGTGCCAAAAGCAGTGTGCTCACTACCTAAAAATTTTTTTACCTCGTCAATATAGACTAACTTGTGTTTAAAAGCACACTCATTCCATATTTTCAACTCAGAAAATGATATGTGTTTTCTCACTTTTTCCTCGGTGCGCGAGTTGATTTTGTTTTTTTCGATCGTTTTGTTGTTTTTTTAGGTTTATTTTTTTTTATTTCTAAAACTTCTGCCGGAGATTCTTCAATACTTTTTAATTCAAATACCCAAGTACCACGAGAGCGTTCTAGAAAATAATTATCTAAACCTAAAGTTGGTGAAAGACATTTGCCAAGACGAGTATTTTCGGGCAATTTAATCTTCTTAACTTCGTTCATTAAAGATGGCATGCCAAATCTAACTCTAGATGTAGGATCAAAACTCATGGGCTCTAATACTACCTCAAAAATTAATTTATTGTCTTTAATATAAAAATTTGTTTTCATGTTATGTTACCTCTTCTTCTAAAGAAACTAATTTATCATAAATATAAGGACATAATTTATGTAAATAAACTCTATTTCCTAAATAATATTCTTCAAATGCGCGCGCAAAATATTCGTCTAGACTTGTAATTGAATACGGCGCTAAAAATAGTCCTATGGTCATATTATTTAATTTTTCATAGCCAATACCCCTGTAAAGAAACTTATCAAAAGCATGATTATATTCTGTATTTAAAAAATCATATTGACTTATATCATGATCATGATATTTTAATATTTTTTCTAGTTTTGACCTCTTAGATAAAAAACTATTTTTTATTTTTTCATCTGCATAGATGTATTCTTCATATCTTTCTAATACTGCATGAGATATCTCATGCACAATATCATCTAGAAGATCATTAAAATTATCTTGTTTTGGCGAAACATATATTGCACCGTTCATATATGAAGCATTGATGTTTCTTTTTTCAAAAAAATCAAAATTTCCAACATATATAACATCTATTAAGGATAGAAAATCATATGGTAAGAGACGGTTAACCTTATTTACTATCTCCTTAAAAGAAATATCATTTTCAAATCTGTCATGAAAAAAAACATTAAAAGATCCGATTTTTTGCTCTGATAAAGAACTCACACTATTCTTTACATAACTTACAAGATTTTGTTTTTTTTGTTTCATTTTCAATAATTTGCAACTTTTCATTAATTTGTTGTATCTTGTCTTGATGAATAGCTGCACCATCATCACAAGCCTGTTGGTAGCCTCTAACCCAATTTTCCTCTGCTATAGCTAGAAGAAATTCTGGAAATTGTGTTGCCATAACCTCTACTATCATCTCTACAGTAACATTAGAATCTTCTGGATTTAATTCTTTGCCAACATATTCAACTAGCATATTTTTTAAATCATTCTCTGGTTCAACTAATTCTTTTAAACTTAAATTTTCATTTATTTGCATTACAATACCTTTGAAGCCAATGTCGCAACTTTTGACCTCTCTCCTTTAATTAATGTTATATGAGCAGAAAGCTCATGCGATTTGAATTTTTCAACAGCGTATGAAAGACCATTTGACGTTGAATCTAAATACACGCTATCAATTTGTTCTACATCTCCTGTTAGAATAATCTTGGTGTTCTCACCAACTCTTGTAATTATAGTTTTTAATTCATGAGTTGTTAAGTTTTGTGCCTCGTCAATAATAATAAACGCGTTTGATATTGTTCTACCTCTAATATATGTAAGTGCTTCAATTTGTATTGTACCATCCTCAAAAAGATAGCTCATGTGGTCTTTTTTTCCGTTCAACAAGAAATCAATGTTGTCTTGTATTGGCATCAACCATGGCTTCATTTTTTCTTCCATTGTGCCAGGCAAATAACCTATATCTTTACCAAGTGGTTGTACTGGACGAGACACAACTAGTTTTTTATAATTGTTGTCTTCTAGCACCTGTTCTAAGCCTGCAGCTATGGCTAATAAAGTTTTTCCACAACCAGCCTTACCAACTAAAGTAACAATTGGTATTGTTTCGTCCATCAATACATCTAATGCAAACATTTGCTCTTTGTTTCTAGGTCTTAGCCCCCATATTCCACTCTTAAACTCTCTTACTTTTTGCAGTGGCGTGTTATAATTTTTAAATTTGACTAATGCTGTTTTTTTCTCATTTGCATTAGATACCATCATTATAAATTGATTTGATTTAAAATTAGCCTCATCAACATCAATAATCACTTCTTTACCTTCATATATACGATCAATGACTTGATCATCGACTAAATGATTTGTTAAACCAGTAAATAATTCACTGCAATCGGTTATAACCTTGTTGGTGACGTAGTCCTCTGTTAATATTCCTAAAGAGTCACATTTTACACGCATATTAATATCACGGGTAACAACAATAACTTTTCTTTTAGGATTGTTTTTTTGTTCTGTGATTGCAGTGGTAATTATTTCGTTATCAGCACTCTTAAGATCGCAGGATTCCGGCATGTCTTCAATATTAAAACCTCGTACAGACAAAATGCCTTTGCCTTTTTGCACTCGGACTCCTTTGTGTAAATTACCCTTTGATCTAAAACCATCTAATATTCTTATGGTCGACCTAGCATTTAATCCGACGCCATCCTGTCTTTTTTTATGCTTATCTATCTCATCTAAAACTTTTAAAGGTATCACTATGTCATTGTTACTAAACTCAAAAATAGAATTCGAGTTTGTTAAAAATACATTAGTATCTAATACGTAAATTTTTTTCATGCTTTACTCTTACCTGAAAAACTAGTTAATCATACAATGCTCAGGATTTTAAATTATTTAGTTATTATTTTGTCATGTCTCACTTTAAATAGTTGCGCCATGCAAACAAACATAGTTAAGTCTCTAGAGGATGCAAAAAAATCAGTTTTAAAGATAGAAACATGGGCAAGGCTAGGGCAGTGTAATGAAAAAACTATGACCTGCGGAGATTATGAAATGCTGTCTATGGGCTCTGGCGCCATAATACTTTATAAAAATTCAAAAAAAGTATTAACAGCAGCGCATGTGTGTAAACAAGATGATTTTGAGCAATTCATTCGAATCAATAATGGTGATTTTTATTTAAAAGCAATTGACAGAGAGGGCAAAGAATATATTCTAGAGAGAATTAAACACAATAAAAAACAAGATATATGTCTCCTTCAAAGTGTATCTGGGCCTCTTGGAGATGGACAATATTTAAAGTTATCTGTTAAAAAACCCGAATATGGTGAGCAAGTTTATAACTTGGCCGGCCCGTTAGGTATAATTGAAGGAGAGATGGTGCCGCTAATGCATGGACAATATTTTGGAGAACAAGATGGTAGCGCTTTCTATAGTATTCCTGCAATTGGAGGATCATCCGGATCACCAGTAGTTAATTCTAGAGGAGAATTAATTGGTATGATTCACTCTGTGCACTTTCGTTTTCATCATATTTCTCTGTCTGCAACACACTCGCAGCTTTGGAATTTTTTAGCGCACGTACATAATCATACATTACGATTCCAGAACTCGTCCCAACATTAAGACTTCTTACAGACCCATATTGTGGAATTTCAATACAATAATCAGATAAATTTATAGCTTCCTCGGTTAAACCTACTCCCTCTTCTCCAAACATCATTAAAGGTGGTTTTTTTAAAGATAGCCAATTAAATTTATCTAATGTATGGACTTTAAGATTAGATACGTTGTTCTCGATCGCAATTATAGTATAATTATTTTTCAGCTCTAAAAGTTGAGATAAATTACGTTCAAGATGTGTAAGGCAAATATAATGGTGTGTGCCCACTGTGCCGCGTCGGTCATAACGCTTCTTGCCCACATAAAACACCTCTCTAGCGCCAAAAGCATTTGCATTGCGAATGAGAGTACTAATATTAAAATCTCCTTGCCAATGTTCCATACATACTGCGAAGGGTTTAGAGTTTTTTTGAAGGTCTTTTTTAATCGATTCCGTAGGCCAGTCTTTATATTTATCAACAACATTTCTAGTCCACATGCTCCAATAGTCAGACATTATCAGCGCCAATAATTATTATATCATCAGTATTTAAATTTGCAAATAAATTATGTTGTTTATTTTCTATAGCGACAATCGCGTCTTCAATACTATTGTGTTGACCGCAACTTTCATTTGGGTATGATATAGCATTATATTTTATCGATAATTTATTTTCAGCAATCATATATAAATTTTTACAATTGTTTTTTTTTATGTCACTGCATGTTTTATTTCCCTTGACTTCAATAAAAATATGTCCTAAACATATACCGTCTCTCCAGACATATTTTTTTGATGAGAGAAAATTATCTTTTTTTAAAAAATATTTCATTAGTAATTTTCTTGAATTTCAGTTATTTTTGGGTAACTAGTTTTATATTTGATGGTAATAAAACCTTTAATTTTTGAAGGCTTGGTCGCCTCAATGTGAATTATCTGCAGGTTTCTACAAAGACAACAATCGCATGCATTATGGCTACCATAATTGCTAGCAATTAACTTTGTATTGCACTCCTCACATTCAATTATAGTCAATTACTTACTCCATCATAATTAACTAGCTACAATTATAATATTTGGTTGGCCCAACGGGACTTGAACCCGTGACACCCACTTTATAAGAATGGCGCTCTAACCTACTGAGCTATGGGCCAGTAATCAATCTAGTAGTAGCTGTAATTGCTTATCTTTTTTTTCAGTAAGATTCTGCTCTTCTTGCACTTCCATATACTGAAGGCTAGCTAAATGAGGATACTTCTCAAACACTTGCGGAAGGGTCAAATTTTCCGTCATTTGAATTTTTTTTATTTCTTCGCTTACCTTTCCCATTCTTTTTATTCTCCTTTTTAATATCAAAATCAGGGTGCAATCTAGTTTTTACTACAAACATATCTTTGGAAGCTAAAAATTTAACTTTAACTTGCATGCCCTTATGTGAATCATTACCTTCCCAAATACTTAATAACTTTTTTCTTTTTGTATCAGCCAAATCAAATGATTTATGAAAGCTTTCATTTTTCCATGGTTTATTTACACTCAAAATATTCTCCTTGTAATAGTGTTTGCAAACTACAAAGATATTATAATAACAAATATTATATAATTTAAACTAATATTTAATTATTTGAATTATTATATTCTACTCTAGTGCCTAGCGCTCTATCGACCCAATCAGTGGTTACTCCCCAGTTAGCATCTTGGTTCTTGCCCATGTGATGATCATAGTGCCATGGTAAGTGCTGTTTGCACCAAGCTGGATCTAAATGAGCTTTTTTATGTATTATATAATATTTTATTGCACAATATATTAAAGTAATGTAAAATAAAGGAGTAACTAGTATTAAAGGTAAGTGAAAAATACCTAATACTATCAAACCTATTATTTCTCCTCTAGCAGCTGGATCAAATAAACCTTTACTATAATCTGGATCGTAGTTATTGTTTTTACGAGAGCTTCGATGATGACCATGCCAATGTGAAGCCCATCTACTTTTTTTATTTTTTCCTAAACCATGTAATACATACTTATGCAAAACCCACTCTAATATATTGGAATATATAATTCCAAGCGGGATGCATAAAAGATGCAATGCTGCTAGCAAGGTCACCCCATAGATTGGTACCTCCAAAGATAACTAGCAGTAAGTGTCATAAAAACAAATAAGTTATTATTTTTTTAAACCTTTCTTGCCTCTTTCAGCATCACTTTCATTTTGCACACCATGTCTAGTATCTTCTTTCATATCATCATCGCGCTTAGGATCGCCGTGTTCTTTAACAACAGCTTCTTCGACATTCTCTCTTAGAAGTCCACGAACAATAGTATTACCAAATTTCATATCATAAACACCAATTTCTCCGTTTTCATTTAATGAGTGCCACAAAACTTCTCCTACTGCATCTTCATCAGAAATGCCGTATCTCTCTTGAAGGTCTGAACTCAGACGCCCTTCCCTCATTCATTTGTGTTGGATGGCTTTAAGCTCTTTCTTTTCCTTGCTTGTTAAACTCTTCTTTGCTTTAAGTTCTTTTTGCCTAGCTTTCTGAGTTTTTGTCAACTCACCTTCATTAACAAAATTTCTAAAGTTTTCAAATAATTTTTTCATTTTAGTTCTCCTTGAACCATTCTGGTTTTATTCCTTGTAAAATATGTTTCTCATACTCTTCTTTGGATTTCTTATCGTCAATCTCGCCTTTAACTAGCTTTTGCACAAAACCTAAAGTAATTGCATTAGCCACTATATCTGCACACCTGGCAGTTACTTCGTTTTTAAGTTGGTCTACAATAATACTTTCACTAGCTTCTGCTATGGGCTGCATTTTATCCTCCGGAACATCGATGATCATAGTTGAGTATACATAATCACGATGTGGCTTAGGACAGCAGTGCTCGATCGATTCATCTCTTACATATGTTTTTGTAAATTTAGATATCTTATCATTCCATAAAAGCATATTGCTAGTTACGTCATCAGGCTCGCCATATTTGCTGATTAATTCTTCAGAGTACTTTTTAGCATCGTCATGTTCCCAATTTTTTAAAACATCAGATGCTTTTTCTTCATTTATAAATCTTCTAAAATTTTCAAATAGTTTTTTCATTAGCAGTTACAATTCCATTTTCTTAAAGCTTTATTAATTCTACTATTAGGATCTCTTTTTCCTTTTGCTCCAGTTCTTTTCTTTTTCATTCCGCACATTCTAGAACAAAAAGATTTTCTTCTTTTTGCAGCTTTACCGCCCTTTTTAAGCTTGCTAGGTTTTTTAGTAACTGCAGTTTTTAATTTTGATCCTGGGTTAGCTTTTCTATAACGTTTAACTCCTTTAGCGGTTAAACCACCAGATTTTGATTTGTCGCCACTTTTAACAGAAAATTTCTTAGGCATTTTACCTTTACGTTTTTTCTTTTTTTCCTCTAGCTCAACTTCTTCTTTTTGCAAAAACTCGCTACACCCAACCTTTTCACGAGGATCTTCTAGAAGCTCTTGCAACAAATCTTCATCTAATTGTTCTTCTAGAACATTTTGTATTTCTTCTTCAATAATTTGTTTTAGTTTTGATTTTATAATATTCATTTCTTTTTTGATAAATCCTGAGTTTTTGCTTTAAGAATATTTGATTTAACAATAAATCTTAATATTTTTTTTAATTTCTTATCTTTAAGATCTGGGTCTTTAATAGATTTTTTTAAATAATTCAAATCTTTTTTTGAAAGACCATGGCCTTCACTTAAGACGTTAGCTAGCTCTTCTTGAATAATTGATTTTAAATCTAATTTGTTAATTTTCATTAGCTTATCCCTTTGTTAAGCCTACTTGTAATTCATGAGCCATTTCAGATGCTATAGATTTAAGATCAAAAGTAAGATAGCTATGCGCGCTGGTTGGCTGCATTTGCGGCATTACACCGGCCTCTTTTAAATCTTCAATCATTTGACCAAGATATTTGTTAACAACACTTACATATATTTGGCTACTATCAGGCCTCTTCGCGTCCATGGCCTTATTGACATCACCAATATCAATCTCTTGAACAACACTTTCCAGCTCTTCTTTAACAATTTGTCTTAATTGTGATTTTGTAATTTTCATTATAATTATTCTCCTTTTATTTCTATCAACGCAGTCTATTAATTTGAATATTTAAATTTTGCAAAGCTTCAACAGCAGCTGCAAGACTAGGTCGTAATGGTGTCATTGGATCACTTGGATTTTGGTCTAACATGTCAAGCATGTTGCCTAAATAATCTGACATGCCACTAATTTTTTGAACCTCCTCAGGACTAAAAGGCCCGCCTTGATTAACGACTTCCGCCAGCTCTTCTTTGATAATTTGTTTTAATTGTGATTTTGTAATTTTCATTAATCAGTCTCCATATTTTTGACGATCACGTTGCAATTGAGCATCCATTTCTTCTCTATCTCTCATATTATCAGCAAATTTAAGATCTGCAATATTTTCAGCTGCATCCTCTAAATCTGAATCTACTAATAAGTAGTCTCTCATCTTATTAAGATTGTTTGCCGCAACAGCCATTTTGTTTGTCCACCAGGTTGGAAGATGGCCATCCATTTGCTCTAAAGCTTGGAGCATTTGGCCGGCATCTTCAATGATAGTTTTCATTGCACGACGAGCTGAAGATGCGTCTTCGTGACCGTCTTCATTGAGAGATGCCTCTAATTCTTCTTTAATAATTTGTTTTAATTGTGATTTTGTAATTTTCATTATTTATCGATCCTACCAACCGCTCTATTATACTTGCGGTCAAAAGACGTCTGACGCGCTACCACGACTCGTGCTTCTTTAGCGTCCTTTTCACCACGGTGACCGACCCCACCTAGAATTGTATAAGACTTATCTATCGCATCGTCTAGCCACTTGCCGTGGCTGAGCCCGAGGAGGCCTCCTGTTCCTCCTGGTTGGGCTTTACTATAGATAACGGCATAGATACTATTAAGAAGCTCGTTTTTTGATGCTTGTACAAATTTATATCTATGGCCTAGGCTGCTTTGCATATTATCCCAAGGTTTATAAAATGTATCTACAAGCTGTTCGGCGCTTTGCTCCAGGCCCTGCGGTGTGACTCTACGGCTTGATAATTCACCCGCAAGCTTCTTCCATTCACGATTAAAATACGGTATTAACGCGCGCTGTTTATAGTCAGCCAGCTTCGCATTACTAATTATTTTTTGTTCTTCAGCTTTTCTATCCGGTGCTGCAGAAGCGTCAGCTGCCCTGGCGGCCGCCAACGCTGAATTTTCATTCAAAACACTTTCCAGTTCTTCTTTAATAATTTGTTTTAATTTTGATTTTGTGATTTTCATGCTGTCTTCCTCTTTTTTTTCTTTTTTCTAGGAGAATCAGTCGCAACATATGTAGGCTTAGCAGCACCAGATTTTTGCTGTTGATTCTTATCTTTTCTTCTTTTTCTCGCTGCTGAAGCACGTCTTTCTGCAGGTGTCATACTAGCTCTTTTTGCAGAGGATACACACTTTGGTACACCTTCTCCTTCTTTATCACTAGCACAAGAATCGCCTGTAACAACATTTACCCATCCTGGTTTTCCATCTTTTGATTTTGAACCCTTGAACCAGTGATATAGGCTAGATTTTTTCTTTTTGGATTTTTTTTTCTTTTTAGGTTTTTTCTTTTCTTCAAGTTCAGCTTCTTCAAGACCTTGAATATCTACTTCGAGTATTTCATCCTCTAGTACTTCTTTTTCTTCAGCTTTAACACAATTTCTGTACGTCTTACCGTACATTTTTTTAGTTTTTCTTTTGCTATCTGTTTTGTATCCTTTTTGACACCTGCCACCTTTTTCATTTAAAAAAGACTCGATTTTTTCCATTACAATATCTTCTTTAGATAAAGACTCGTTTTTCTTTTTCTTGCCGCCCGTGCCCCAGTTTTTAGCGCCTTTTTTGCGACACTTCACAAGAGCGCCAGATGCATATGCAGAAGGCCAAACTCTATATCTAGCTTTAACTTTGTAATAACAAGCATCTCTTTTGCCTTTCTTTTTCTTTTTAGCTCTTTTCTTTTTTGTTCTTTTTTTAGACCTTTTTCTTTTTTCATCAAGCATCTCTTCTTGTGCTTCAAAAAATATTTCAAGGCCTTCAGCAATATCTTCTTTTGTAATGTTTATTTCTTCATCATCGCCTGCAATAATATCTTTGTCTCTATGGACACCAATATCTTCGCTGCCCTCAATAAATTCATCGATGAAAGCATCTAAATCAAAATCATCTGGAAGCTCAACACCTCTCTCATCTAAAAAAGGTTTAAGTTCATCAGGAGTTTTTAACATTTTGCGACCAATAGCGCCGCCTTCTTTGCCGATTAAATCTCTGGCTGCAGCTTCAACATCTTTTTCTGTTGCTTGTTTCTTCTCTTCTTCATTAACAAATTTTCGAAAATTTTCAAATAGTTTTTTCATAAGCTTAAAAGTTTTAATTGTTCAATTGTTTGGGCTGTGTTTTTATGATGAATTATTAGACCACCTTTTTTAGCCCACGGCCTAATCTTACTATAAGTATCATCAATAAGTAGTTTATTATCGCCAGAATATATAAATTTATCCTCTTCTATTATAATATTTATATCAGGCCCTAATTTTTTTTCAATCCAAGCCTTTTTTCCTGTTATACACCCTTTTCCTGGCATTGGGGCAGTAAGTATAATTATTTGTGGCGTCGCGTTTTTTATGTATCTCCATAATTTTTGGCCGTCATTTGTCCATTTTAAGTCAGCCCAAAAATTATGATCGTCACTAACTCTTTTGTACATGTAGTTTCTAACTTCAATTATTTTTTTTTGTGGATCTCGCGTTAGATCAGCAATATCAATTTGTGCTCTTCTACCTAGGCTTAATAGTTTTTTACGTAATTTTTCTATATCAACTTTTAGGTTACTAGGCACCCTAGAATTATCTAGAAGATCAGAGTTTATATAATCAACAGCTCCTTTTTCAAAGTTAACTAAAACGCCGTCCATGTCGCAAAATATTTGTATTTTATTCATTTTTTTGTCCTTTTAGAAAAAATATTATAACACAAATATAATCATTTGCCATACTAAGACTGAATTTTTATTTAAAAAATATCTAATTATAGTAGTTCATGTTTAGGAGAAAAAATCATGTCTACTGGCCACTTAGCCTTCCTCGGTGCCGCAAGATTTCAAGGTTACTGGGACGCGACGTCAAATAAAGCATCTGGCTCTGGCGTCTCAAATGCGCCATCTGGACAAATAATTTCTTTATTTAGAACTGGCTCATCGGCTGGAGGCGGATACCACCCGTCTTCTAATCTTACGGCATCTGTTGGAAATTATTGGCAAGTTACAGGCTCTGGAGTGCTTAACGTTGATGGAACCGCAACATGGAAAACAAATGATTGGATTATATATTCAGGGTCCTCTTGGACAAAACTAGCATTTGAAGATACAATTGCATCTGTGGTTTTTGGAGATTTATCCACCAGCGCCTTTCATATGGGCCAAGATAATGATCAACAGATTATCTTCGCATCTGGATCTGTGCATAGTGGCTCAACTAATCTTAAATTTAATTACAATACAAATACTATTGCACTTCCGTCTGCCTCGTTTGTTGGCGATCTTAAAATGGCTGATGATAAAAAAATAATATTTGGTGATAATAATGAAACGTTTATAAAATATAATGAAGCAGTTGATGATTTTCTTACAATTTCTGGATCTGCAAAAGGCATAGTATTGTCAGGTTCAACAATACAAATAGCTGGAACTTTAGAGGGCGCTTCACCATTAAGAATTGGTGGTGAAGTTCAGTTTACATCAACTGGCAGAGAGGCAGCTTTTAATTTTGGCCCGAATCAAAATTCAAAAATATTTTATGAGGGAGGCGCCACAGGAATATTAGTAATATCTGGCTCTACAGCTAAGGGCACTGTTATATCCGGGTCAAACCTTGTCGTTGATAAATTTATGGGTGTTGGAACAACAATCGATGAAATATCACATGCTATTACGCTGCCCAACAATGATGATACTACTGGTGCTATAAAAGCTAATTCTTACATATCCTACTCTTCACGTGTACACAAACAAAATATAAAACCACTAATAAATTCAATAGATATATTAAATAAATTAGACGGAGTTTCGTTTGAGTGGAAAAAAACAGGCCGAGAGGATTTTGGATTTATCGCAGAGGATGTGGGTAAAATATTACCAAGTATTGTATCTTGGGATAAAGAAAGAAAAGAAGCACAAGGCATCCAATACATGAAATTAATATCATTTATTGTTGAAGCAGTTAAAGACCAAAATTATAGTTTTATAGAATTAAAAGATGATATAGAGCTTCAAAACCAAGTACAAGATAGAAAAATAATAGAATTAAATAATAATTTAAGTGAAGAAAACAAAAAACAATATATATCGTTAAAACAAGAACTTACAAACATAACGAACTCTTTTAATAAAAAATTGTTAGCACTAGCTTGCAGTACAACGCTTTTTTTAATACTTTTGGCTCTCTGAAAAAGTATTTATAGTGGACTGGTGTAGGCGCTCCACGCGCTGACCAGTATTGCTATATAATAAATTTAAGGAGGAAATATTTATGGCTACTTCAGACTTTTCCCAGTTAAGGACTTACCTTGACTTACAAGACATGTCGGGCTCAGCTGGTGAGGCTTTACCAACTAGCGTCAACGGTGTTATTTACTACAGCTCAGGATCCATGCACATGCGTGATGATCTTGCTGTCAATGGTGCCCTCAGCGTAGCAGGCGCCATTACCAACGTTACTGACCCAACAAACAACCAAGATGCAGCAACAAAAAAATATGTTGATGATCAATTAACAGCTTTTGACTTGGATGCCACTACAGACAGTGGAACTATTGACGTATTGCTTGGTAGCGAGACGTTAACTGTTGCCGGTGGCACAGGCTTGGATACCTCAGCGACAGGAACTACAATTACAGTTAATATTACTGCTGGTGGTGTCGACACAACCCAATTAGCTAATGACGCAGTTGAAGGTACCAAAATTGCAGACAATGCAGTTAACTCTGAGCACATTGCCCTTGGTGCACTAGACCAAGAGCATTACAGCACTGGCTCAATTGATAGTAACCACTTAGCCGGCTCAATCGCTAATGCTAAATTAGCTAACAGTGCAATTACTATTGCTGGAAGCTCTACGTCTCTTGGTGGCTCAATTTCTGCTGCTACAATTGCTGCCGCGGTCGATGGTGAAGACATGGCTATCACTGCCTTGACTGATCTAGACTTCAAGACAGCAGGCAACAAGACTATTTTTGATACTGTCGGTGCTAATACACTTACTGTCGGAGCTAGCAATACAACCGTGGCTATTGCTGGTAATCTTTCAGTTGCCGGTACAACCACAACTGTTGACTCAACACAAGTTCAAATTGGTGATCGTATTGTCGAACTTAACACTGCTGGTGCGTCAGGCGACGCTGGTCTTTACGTACAGGACGCTTCAACCAACCAGACTGGCTCACTCTTGTGGGATTCAAGCGAAGATGCTTGGATGGGTGGCTTGAAAGATGCGGAAGTTCACTTTGCCGATCTTAGTTCAACTCAGACCCTCACCAACAAGACTTTGACTTCACCTGATATCAACACGCCTGATATTGACGGTGGTACTATTGACGGAGCAACCATTGCTACTTCTAATATTACTGTTGGGGCTGGCAAAACTCTTGATGTTTCTGCAGGTACTTTAACTCTTGCAGCCGGTCAGATTGCGCATGCGGCTCTTGCTAACGATGCTGTTGATGGTGACAATATTGCTGACAACGCAGTTAACTCTGAGCACATTGCCCTCGGTGCGTTAGATCAGGAGCACTACAGCAGTGGGTCGATCGACAGCAACCACTTGGCTGGAAACATTGCTAATGCTAAATTGGCCAATAGTGCAATTACTATTGCTGGAAGTTCTACATCTCTTGGCGGTTCAATTTCTGCTGCTACAATTGCTGCAGCGGTTGACGGTGAAGACATGGCTATTACTGCCTTGACTGATCTAGACTTTAAAACAGCAGGTAACAAGACTATTTTTGATACAGTAGGTGCCAACACACTTACTATCGGTGGATCTTCTACTACTTCGTCTTTCCCCGGCGCCGCATCTATTGTTGGAGGCTTTCACGTTGGTCACGCTAGCGGATACGGTGGTGACGGTGCATCGTTTGACGATGCTGGCTCACTTTCAATGAAAGGAGCTTTAAGTGTCGGCACAAACAACAGTGGCGGGGCACAAGTCGGAAATAAAGACTTTGTTGTGTTTGGGCAATCTCAGGGTAAGAATGTATTCTTTGATGCTTCAGCTGACACATTAACTGTTAATGGTGCATTTGCAGTTAATGGTGATTCAAGTATTGTTGGTGATATTGGCATGAATGGCGATTTGACTTTACAATCTGATCATGATGTTAAAGCACGTGCATTTATCACATATTCTGATCGTGAGTTGAAGACTAACATTCAGCCAATGAATAATCCTCTAGAGAAAGTTATGAAGCTCGAAGCAGTTTCATATGATCTTAAGACTGGCAAGAAGAACGAGATTGGATTTATCGCTCAGGATGTTGCTAAAATTGCTCCTGAAATCTGTGCTGTTGACAAGAATGGTATCGGTCGTGGTATCGATTACTCAAGAATGTCAACTCTTCTCGTTGGTGCCCTTAAGGCTCAGCAGACTCAGATTGAGGATCTTAAGAAAGTAATTGCAAAATTACAGAAATAATTTAGTTATTGTTTAGATAATAACAAACCCTCGGCTGATTCAGCCGAGGGTTTTTTTATATAAATTATCTATTGTAGTTACAGACGATGATCATTTTTAAAAATTTTAAACTGTAATAATAATTTTTTAGCTTCTTGCGAACCACTAGTTTTTATTGTCTTTTGCAACAAATTTATTGCAGAATTTATATATATGCGCGCAGCGTCATAATATCCCTCTTCAAATGATCGATCTGCATTTTTTTTCGCTTCGATTGCTTTTTTAATTAAAACATTAGCAGTCTCTTCTTGAATTATTTCTTCTAATTTTGATTCTGCAATATTTATATTTTTACTAACCATATCATTTACAATCAAGTTTTTCTCACTTAATAAAGTCTCAATCTCTTCAAAAAATATTTTTTCTAAATTATAAACTAATGATTCGTTTTTCTTTTTTTTCATTCTTTGCGTTTTCTTTTTTGATGCCGCAACTCTTTTTTTTGCGTAATCACATGCTCCTCTAAGGTTCTTCTTTTTTTGAGGATCTTTTGCTCTACCCGCAGCTACACATGCTCTTTGTTTAATTAGTTGCTTAACCTGTGATTGTCTTTTGTGAGGTTTTGATTTTAAAGACTTCTTTGCAAGAGTTTTTTTAACATCGGATGCAGTCTTAAAGCTTACACCCACAGTATCACTTGGATTTTCATCGGTGTATAAACGACGACCAGATCCTTTTGGTTTTTTACCTGTTCCTTTTTTTGGATCTTTGCCTTCATTTGTCTCGTCTTCGTTAGCATAAAGAGCAGCTAAATATTTTTTAACAGCTTCTTTGTTTGGATCCGTACATCCAACTTTTTCTCCACGCTCGCCGTCTTTGTTTTTTTTATAAACACATCCTGTTTTGTAATCTGGAACATATGGCATTAATCTGACTCCCTCACAAAATAATTAGTAACATTATATTTCTTAAGAAGTTTTTTGAAAGAAGATAAATCTAGACCTAAAAATGCTGCTCCTTCACCTTTTGTTCTAGCTGCAGAATAAGTGTATTTTAAAACTGCATGCCGAACAATATCAGGCAAAGAGGACCATATGTTAATTCCGTATAATTTATAGTTAACAGACTTAGCAGCCAATTCTAATCTTAGAGCAATTATTTCTTCTAAAGTTAAACAAGAAAGCATTATTTCAAAACGCTCATTTATTTTATTTTCGGACTTAAGCTTATTAGCAATGCTGTAGTAATCTTGATCTTTCTTTTTGAATCTGCTTCTTTTACTTTCCCACATTATATTCACACTTTATACAAACATATCATACATTTGTTTGGCAGTATCATCTACAGAAAGATCTATGGTGGTTGTGTCTTCATCATCTTGCTCTTCTGCCGGTTCGTTATTATCCACGTCAACATCTTCTTCACCTATCAAGTTATCATCTCTTTTGGCTGACATAGGTACTTCAGAAGCAAATTTTTCTGCAGATCCAGCTACTTGTGCACCGCTAGGCTTTTCAGTGCTAACTCCTGTAAATGCTGGTTGTTGCCCTAGTGTTCTAGCTAAATCCTCTTCAAAAGATGCTAGCCATAAATCAATATTGTATAGAGTGTAGTTTTTAAATTGTTCAACATACTCTGAATTTTGTGCTAATGCTTTTCTTTTATCTGCTAACACAGACTCAATGTTTGAATCATTTATTGTCTCAAATGCAACTCTTGCTCCAGTAGGATCCAAGCCCTCTTCTTTAAAATCTTCAAAATCACTTTCAAGTTGATCCTCTGGGGACATTTCTGCTTTTTTAAAGCGCGCATCTTCTTTACCATCAGATGGCATAACTCTGTCAGGATCATCTAACTCAATACTGATTTTATTATCGCTTTCCTGCTCAGTAAGATCACCTTCGCCTAGAGCACCCAGCGCCCTTGCATCTAATGATTCAAAGCCACCAAAAGTTGATTTCATTTTTGATAATACATGCGCGCGATATGATTGACGCTCTTCAGGCTTTGAAAGTTTTCTTAAGCCAGATTTAATAATTGGTAAAATTTGGCTTAAAGCATCTGCTAACATGTTAATTGGAGTTGAAGAATAGGGAGCTGGCTTGGTGTCGGCATCAATATCTGCTTCTGTAATAATATGTCTAACAACTTTTCTCAATTTGTTTTCTTGAAGTTTTGTATCTATTAGGTTTTGTTTTTTATTTATCTCCCTAATTCTGATAGCTTGTCTGATTATTTTTCTCAACTGCTTTTCTTGTAGTGTGTCTTCCATTTTATTACTCCCAGGCGAAAATGCCATTGAACCTCCAGCAACAGATGATTGCTCAGATACAGCCATTGCCCTGTCTTTAATTTCTTCATCAGATTTTTGGTACTGATTAATTAACACCTTTAATTTTTTTTGTATGTCTAGTGATAGCCGACTAATCATACTTTCTAAATCATTATCAGAGATATTCGCCCCAACAATTTTTGGATCTAATACTATATCAACTGCTTTACTTTTAATTATATCCTCAGGATTAGTAAACTCTTCTTTTTCAGCCTGCTCAACCAAAGAAAATAGGTAGTTCATCGTAAAAAAACCCTCTGCAACAACCTCCTGTGAGTTGGTTTGTTTGTTTAACACCTGGATGACATCATCATAAAAGTTATCATCAGGCATAAGTTTTTTAAAAGTCTTCCAGTCTCCTTTAACAAAAGCTTGCCTCATTCTTGTAGCACTTGCTGCTTCACCGTCAACTTCTAAAGCTTTTGCGGGTGGGTAATCTACAACTTCAGCATTTGCCGTAGATGGTTTATTTTGAAAATGATTGTAAAAACCTTTAATTCTTTCTTTATCGCCTCCTTTATCGCTAGCGCCTAAAGCAAAAACAACTCCTGGAAACTGAGAAACAAATTTTTGATCATTCATAAATTCATAACAAGTTGTCATTGGCGTAGGCCACTTGCCCTGATCTTTAAACTCTACTTTATCGCTAAATCCACCATATATGTCAAATATCGCTTTACTTTGTTGATAAGTTACAGTTAAGCCAGGCTCTTTTCTAGGTTTAAACCCAGTAACAACAATAACTTTTAAAACATCAGGTCTTTTTTCATATTGTTTAATCATTGAATAATGACCATTAGTGGGTGGCTTAAATCCACCAGGGATAAGAACAACTACTTTTCTTTGCTGTTCTGCAACAGGTGCAGCTTCTATAGCGTAACTTTCCAATAACTCACCATATTTAAATTTATTTTCATGCATCGCTTCTGCTGAATCAGAAGGTATATCTTCGCCTTTTGGTGTAACACCAAAGCCGCCGCCTCTATTATCTACAATAAACTCTCCAGTAAATTTAAATGCAATACCATCACATATGTCTGTTGATTGTATGACAATACCTTCATGCTTCTCATCTCCGCCCTCAACACCTAAATCTACATCGGTCATAATAGATTTTTTCAAGGCGTTACCAATATGACGCACGGCATGCCAAAGAATGACTGCACTGTTGATCGCCTCTGCATCACGAGGGCTAGCACCTATATCAAACGGACCAATTCCAGTTTCGTGGCCCTTCACCATAACGTCTTCATACATTTTAAGGGCAAATGCGCTTTGCTTCGGGTCTTTTATATAATCATCTTTAGTACGAATTTTACCTTTTACCGATTCACCATCTGCAGTAAAGCCTGGAGTATCTGGATAGTAAGCAATATGCGCAGGATTTTCTTTTACTGATAAAAGAAGTTCTTTTAGTGTTCTACCTTCAAGCTCACCTGTTTGTTCATTAATCCTGACAGGGCCAACACTCATTTGCTCATTAACTTTTTTATAATTGTAAGAAACTCTCATATTGAGAGCTTCCTCAATTCTCCTCAACACCATCTCTCTTGTAAGACCTTCTTTAAACCTAACACCAATTTTTGTATATACATTAAATGGCATGTCTAGTTCAGTTGCATGTCTTTGTATGGCTTTTGCAAGGTTATCAAGCACCTCTTGATGTTCTTGTTTCTTTGCCTTTAACTCGTTATTTTTTGCAGCAATAAGCTGGTCAATCTGTACAGTGTCTTGGCGTTGGGCCAGTAATTCATCTTTTTTCTTAAGGAGATCATTAATTTCTGCAACTGTTTCCCAATAGAAACCTCTTGTAAGGCGCCTCGACTTTGTTTTTCCTGTTTTAGTTTCTTTTGTTTCGGTATAAAACTCTGAAAGTCTATGAATAGCGATATAATTTTGCTTATAATTAACATTATTTTTTACTGGCTTATAACCTCTTTCTGCGTTCGGGCCTTTTGGATCGTCTGCATTTGCATAATATTCAGCATCAAAAAAGACTCCTTCGGGCCCCATGCGCTCAAAAAGACCCAAAGCCTCAACATATGGTCTTAGTTCCATTAAATTATGATTTAATATCTTCGACATGTGGTTGACAACCTGAACCATTCCATGTCCTTCGTTGCCTCCAAATCTTTGCACCACATTATCTGGAGTCACACCTTCAAAATCATATTTTGTTTTTGTACCACGCGTTTTTCCGCCTCTATCTATTACAAACATGAATCCTGCAGGATTATTTGCTTTCTGAAGACGAAAAGATGTATTAACACCGTCTAATTTTACAGAAACAGAGCTTCCTTTTGATTCTTCTTCGTAAAGAGGTATAGCATTTACCGCTTTTACGTAAAAATTAATTAAATCACGGCCATTTCTTACCTCACGGCAATCAAATGGATGTGCCATATGTCCAGCAGCACCGCCCATATAATTTCCCCTTATTTAGTCCATTTTTTAACTAATCTTTCGAAAAGTAACTGATCTTTCTTCGAAGTAAAAGATTCATTAAGATTTTCATTAGTTTTTTTAATTTTTTTAGTTTTTTTAATTTTTTTAGTTTTTGTCAGCCCATCGATGGCTCTTTTGAGAGCGGCTTTTGCTGAATCGACTCTATCCTTAAGATCTTTATTATCTGGATCTTTTTTAAGCTTTTCTTCAGCTCTTTTTAGCCTTTTTTCAGCTTCTTCAACTGCAGTCGGCTTCTTTTTAGGCTCAAGATCTTTTGCAGTGCCTTTAAATCTATCAAGCTTGGTAGGATCACCTTCTTCAAGTTTTTCATCGTGTCTTTTGCCGGCTGAATAATGCCCCTCTTCCATTTCTGCTTCGTCAGTAGTTTCGCCACCAGCTTTGCTAATAATTGCTTGTTGCAAACTATCTGGAAGCGTATCTTGATCTCCTATAAGGGCTGGATTCTCATCATACTTTGGTGTCGACAATTGTTTTTCTTGTAGCATCTTGAAAGCTATATCTGTTAGCTTATCAAGGGCCTCCTCTTGTAAAAGTGACTTAATCATAGTGTTGTTCTCCTTGAGTTGGTCTTCGTAATCTCTAAAAATAAGGCCATTACCTAATAAATAGGCTTCAGCCTCCATATTTCGCATATGAGGGTCTTTTTGTGCATATCCAGGGCCAGTTGATACCTCTGAATCAAATTCACCCCTACAATTTTGTGTGTGGTGCACTAATTCATGTGACAAAGACCGTAAAATATCTTTGACATGACGTTTATCAACATAAATTGTTATTTCTAAGATATTTGGGTCGTAATAAGCTGTTTTTCCAAAAGGATTTTCAGCATTTTTAACATCTGATACAAAATTAACACCAACTGGCTTGTTAAATCCTAATTTTTTTTGTGCGTATGGCAAAAAATCAGAGGCATGCCTTACAATATCACCGCACTTGCCAGTTGTATCGTTTATTTTGAACATTTTATTCATTAAGCGCCTCCAAAACCAGCAGGTGCCGATTTACCACGTTTATAATTAGGTTTTTTTGTATATGGGGGCGTATTTTTTTGCATGCCATGTTTTAAAAGTCTTTTTTTCATTCTAGAATGCCTAGCAAGGTACTTTTTTTGGATTGGTTCTATCTCATTAAGGGTGTAAAATCCAGTTTTCTCCTCATTTACGTCTTGATTTAAGAATATTTTGAATTTTCTATGGTATTTACCGTCTAATGACATCATTCTATCATAAGAATCTGTCTTTAGTTTATGTAAGAGGTCAATATATTTGTTGTTTCTTAGAAATTTAAAGGCTAGATTCTCGTTTGAATACTCACCTTTGTCTTCAAGTCCAGATTGACGAAATTTTTTAATCTTTTTTGTTAATTTAGAAGCAATTTCATGTGTTTGTTTGAATTTTTTGACGTCAAACATATCCTCAACACGCTCTATCATATCAACAAATGACATTGCCTTTCTTTTTACCATGTCCATATCAAATTTATAGTATTCCGGTGCTAACTTAACCGGCTCTGCAATCCAACTATCTTTTAGAATTGAATAAACACCTGTTGAGTGGTGCTCTTCTTCGTTATGTTGGACGTAAATTTCAACTTCAAAGCCAAAAATTTTAATATTATGCTTATTGTTCCACAATGTTGTCTTTGCACTAAAAAAATCTCTAACTAAATCATAGTTATCATTGATATCTGAGAAGTCGACTATTAAATGCAAGTCTATGTCTGAATACTTTGTGTAATTGTAGTTAGCTATCGAGCCTGTGAATGTAATATCTTCAATGATTCCATTCTTGAGGTCTAAACTATTAAAAAAATCTTCAGCAATTTCAATAAGCTTTTTGCGTATTTTTGGATTTAAAGATTTATTTTGCCAAATTTTTGATTGTAAATCATCATTAACAACACCGACTTGATCAAAATTCATATTTTACCTCAAAGTAAATAGTTTTAAAATTTTTACTATGAATATTTTGTTAGTATATTGTAAATGGAGGAAAAAATGAAATATTTTTATAATACTGCTAGCATATTTCTGCTTTTGGCAATTTTATTTTTTATCTTGAAAGCACTTTTCAAGATCACCATCAACACTATTGCATCCGTGTGTAAAATATTTTATTGCACATGCATCGGAGTGCATGGACTTGTTTTTAATTGGAACTCTAGATGGCTATAATTTTTCTAATTTGCCTTCAAGGCGCCCAACAATTCTTAGAATCTCACTATTGTTTGTGCGAATAACCGAGATATCCTCTCTGAGGACCTCTATTTCACGCTCAATATCTTTAAATTTTGGTTCATTAATTGTTTGTACCCAAAAAATCACGCCAGCAATTGTGGCAATTAGAGCCACAATCAAAGTAAACCAATCTTTAAATGCCTGAATATTTAAATTACTGTTCATATTTAGACCCCGATCGTTTTTTTATTTTCTTTTCAACTCTTTGTAGGCGTTTCATAATCTTTTTTTGTTGATTTTTTACATTTACAGAATCTTTTTTATGAACTACTTTTACAATCTTAGGCGTTGCGGCTACAACTATTAAAGAATTTATAAAAATACTAACAGCAAAAAATAAAAAAGAACAAAAAAGATATTTATTAAGAATTTTTTTGCTACACGTTAGCACTTTACGATTCCTCCGACTTATTTAAATAGTCCCCAGAAATACAATTATGCAAGATATAAACCCCGGCGATATAGTAACACTTAAAGGTCTCAGCAAACAAAAAGAAAAACCCCTTGGAATTGTTAAAAGAAAGCTAGATAGAAAAACTTTTGAAATATTTTGGATTAACGAGGGAATAGCAACAAGATTTGCTTTAGTTGATATGGCTAAATCTCATAGATTAGAAATTATTAGCCAAGCTGCTCAATAATATCCTTCAAATCTAGACCGGCACAATCAATTTTATTCCTTGTTAGATGATAGTGACAAACTACACCTTTGTATTTTCCCTTAGAGGCTTCTGGTACAACTCCATTGTTTGTCATGTTTTCATTAATCATTGGTGTTTGAAGGGGAATATTGTAGTGTCCACACAAAACTTCAATTAGTTTTTTGTAAGCTTCAATTTGTATCCTATAATACCCTAAGTGCGGTTTAAGCCTGATGCCGTGAACTTTACTGTCTTTGCAAATCGGTCTAGGCCCGAAACCTCTTTTTTGATACCAGTCTTGATATTTTGTATAATAAGCATTTGAAAAATCAACACCAATAGAGTATTTGTTAACTTTTCCTGCATGCCAGGCAACATGGTTTGTATCAACATATTGATGGATCACACCATCATTGTCAATACAAAAATGTGTAGATATTTTTCTCGCCTGTAAAACACGCTTACACCTTTCTGCAGACGTTGTTGCATCCCAGTGTGTAACAATCATATTTGGATTTCTCTCACGTCTCCATTTTCTGTAACAATTAGAAGGCATTAAATCTTGCTTAACATCCCACTCAATATCAACTTGTTGTCCGTTGATTAGTAAATAATTATCTGATTCTTGTAAATCTCGCTCAGCCAACAATCTTCTAAATGTATTAGGACCAACTTTGCCATCTACACTTAAATCATGTAACATTTGAAAATGTTTGATACTTTGTATTAAATCAGAATTAATATCATGTATATTGGGGTTAAGCCAAGACGGATGCCACCCATATTTTTTCGATGATCTTTTATTGTAATTAATTAATAACCATTCCATTACATCAACCTCTCAATCTTATATATATTTTTTTATTTTCATCGCTTTCAGTACCAAGAGTCATTTGAATTGATTTTAAATATGGCTTAGATAAGCTGCCTTTAGAATTAAAATCATTTATTTGTTGCATTGAAAAAAAACCATATTCTGTGTGTTCATCGCTAAGCTTTACCTCGCCACCACCAAATGCAGCCTGAAAAAATACTTTGTTGCCGTGGTTGTAATGAAGCGCTTTTGGTTCAAACACATTAAGTCCTGTTTCTTCGAACACCTCTCTTTCCAAAGCAGACAAAATATTCTCGTCGCTTTTCATATGTCCACCAGGCAAATCCCAGCCCATATCATTTTTTAATAAAAGTACTTTTCCATTTCTGTGCATAACAACTTTAACTGATTTTGATAGATCCTCTCCGGTTGCTTGTTGTTTGTCTGCTGGATATATATTTTTAACATATCCTAAATTATTTCCAATTGTTCCAGCTAGGCTCGGGCGATCTCCACCAAAATATGTGAGTTCATTAATATAGCCCCTCCAACTTTCAAATAATTTTTTCATATGCTATTTTATCTCTTCAGGTGGCCCGGTGAAGGTGTAGGATGAATTCTCAAGTTTTCTAATAGCCGGTATTACTTCATCGTATAGCTCTTTTACTCTTTTTCTAGCATTCTTATATCCTATTTTTGCAGATTCATAGTTTTTTTCCCAGTTTTTCTTCTCATTTTTATCAGTGCTAGGGTCATCGACATCAGGCTTAGCAATATTTTTTTTGTCACTAATGTATTTTTTTACATTTTCATCAATGCCATATAATCTTACATGGAAGTGGTGAAAATGATTTTTTTCATGCCTAACTTTTGTCCCAAATATTTTTCTACTCAGCCACCTTTTTGATCTTTTTCCTGCTTTGATATCCTGCTTAAGCTTTTGTTTAATAGCAGCAATAATTTTTTCATCTATAAATATATACTCAACTATAAATTCTGTGCCTGCGCCCGGACCATACAAGCAATGCGCTATGAAATTTATACATGCATCAATATCAATTTTTGATACGTCCCTACCTAGATTATCAAAATTCCAAGACTCTTTAGAGCCTCTTCTTTTATCTGAAACACTCATTTTTACTTTTCTTGTCGGTACGTATCCCTTTAAAGGCACATCACCTGTTATTTCTTTTCCTTTGAATTCTTGTTCCGATAAAGTTGGTACTGACATATCAACGTCTAGACCCCATCTATGACTGCCATGGCCGTAGATCTTTGTACCTAGCTTATATCTACCGATATCTAGTTTGGATATGTCTTCAACAAACCATGGCGCATATTTTGCAACAGATGGGTTTACTTCAAGACTATTTAAAAACCTTATCATAGTTGGCCATCCCCATCTTCTATTGTTAGCTTCTTTCACTTCAACGACACTATTACCATTAAATTTTTTCAGGCCGGCCTTTGAGAATTCCTTTGGTGTTGGTAATGATGGTGGCGAGGTAAAGCTTGATAATTTTGCTGCAGCAAATTCTAGATACCTTAAATCGTCCTCCATCAACAGATATTTGTCTTGTACAACTCTTGCTATATCACTAGGATCAAGAAATCCACGTATGTAGTACGATAATTCAACTGATTTCTTAACAAACTCCTCTCCTAGGCCTTTATCTTTTGCTTGTGATAAATACCACTTCCTAGCACGAACATTACTCATAGCCCGGGCAACTTCCATAACCGCCTCAACATAATGATCTTCTGTGGGTTTATCTGGTGGTAGCTTTCCTAGTTTTGGATGATTTATTCCCTTAAGAGTTTTTGCTAGTGAAGAGTTATTTTGCTCTCCTATATAGGCGCGCCAATTTTCAAATAGTTTTTGCATACTATAGATCTCCAGATCTTACTGCCTCAAATTTATATTGACTCTCACATGAATAAGCTACGCTAAATCGCTGCATGACTGCTGATAAATCACCAAATAGCTGTTCTGAATTTTCTGTTGCACTCCCTACAGTCCAATTAAGTTTCATTATCCACTCTCCATCGTCACAATAAAAAATAGATTCTGTAGCACAAATTTCACCATTCCAGTAATCCTCTCTTAACTCGCAACCAAAACGATCATTAATAATTACAACACCTTCGTCAATTTTAACATCTAGCTCCCCTAGTCTTCCACAGTCGCCACTAATTTCCCTAGTAACCATTTTATATAACCCAGTTTGATCTTCTTGACTGGCTACACAATCATCTATAATATTTGTGCCTGTGCACATTATCATAAAATTACCAGCCAACACAATCAGGAGTAAAATTTTAAATATTTCTTTCATAATAATAAATAGTCAATTATTACTTAAAAACTTTTTCTTTAGCTGTCTCAAGAAGCTTGGGTAAAAAACTTTTTTTAAGCTTCATAAGCCTACCAAATTTTACCCTGTCTCTAGCGTCTGTATAAAGTGTCGTAGGTTTTTTTATCTCGCCATCAATTATTTGATCACTAAAATCATAGAATTTTGACTTTGGTTGCTTACTTAATACCTCCGGACAAAACCATGGTAATAGCAGCGAAAAAATAGCTGCTATTGCCAAAATTATAATTAATTTACTCAGTTTACTCATATGTTTCTCCTTTTAAATATTAAAAGCCCGCATCATTCTCCTTGCACTGATAATCATCGCTGAGTGCGCAGGCGTCCAGCCACGATACTTATGGCCCTCATGATCAGCGTCATACGTACCAAATTTAGCCTTAAGGGCTAGATGCACTAATTCATGTGTAAGAGAACTTTCAGATATTTTATAATCGTATCCTCTCCAGACCCAAATTATATTCTGTCCTTCAACCTTACCAATTATTGTTCGTGAAGTAAACAGCTCTCCATTTAAAGAAAATCCTTTATTACTTACTTTTTTACTATTGCCCCAACGTATCATAACTTTCTGTAGCATACCTCGTACAGCAAAGTCTCTGTCACCAAAATATTCAACCCACTTGTGGTAAAAGATCATTAGAGCTAGGGCTGTTTTATGTTTTGGATAAATATTACAGTTTGGCATTATTTGACTAGCATTTTCAAAAAACGGAATTATAATCATTTGAGGCATTTTTTCATCAGGCATACATAAAGAATTTTTGTATAATTTTTTATTATCATTTGTAAAAAAAACATTAGGGCCATGTCCTGAACATGTGACACAAAAACTTAAAGCCAATAAAAATATTATTTTTCTTAACAAACACTGAGTCTCCTAGCATTCTGCTTTTTTCTTGGTTACCATAAGGGCTCTAGTTACAACATCAGCTTTTAGGTCTTCTAAAATATGCGAAAAATTTTCAATATCTGATTTTGTTATTTCATCCATCATTGCCCAAAGAGAATCAACTTCATCTTTCAATAGTTCATTCTCTTTTTTAGCTTTCTTAATTTGTTCCTCAAGCGATTCAATTTCTTTTTGCAGTTTATCTAAATTTTTCATTAATTTTCATCCTTACATATCTCATCTAAGATCTTCATCAAACTATTATACATTGTAGTTGGGTTGTTTGACAACAAGAACCATTCTCCGCCTCCGGCATCAGATAATTGCTCCCATTTTTGCTTATCAGATCCTGATCTAGAAAAAGTATATAACTTAAGTTGCGATGTTGTTCCCAAGGCGCTTTTAACATCATCTAGTTCTAGAACGGGATCCATATAGCTTTGAGGGTCCTCATCGCTAAACACAATTATTATCTTTTCGACGCCGGGACGCCAATTAACATTAAAATTTTGAAGGGGTGGTTCCGACTCAACCACCTGAACCCCAGTGCCTGTTTGGTAAACCAAGCCTTGCCAATTTAAATCTATTATAGGATATATCAAATTTGAAGAAATATTATGTATCGATAAATATATTGCATCTAACAACATTTCACGCATGCCATTCATTCCATTAGGACTAGAATCCAGCCCAGACATAGAATTTAAAAATTCTGTAAATCCTGTCAAATTCTGTACCATCTCAAGTCTTTCATAAAAAAGAGGACCTGTTGGCGAAGGCGCAGGCCCTCTTAGCATTCCCCATTGTAAAACTTCTTCATCACTAAAGTCTGCAGCAAATTTATTTAAAGCAATCATTACAGCATTTATCTCATCACCCATAGACCCAGACCAATCAACAATAAAAAGAATATCAGTTTCTTTCATTTTTTCGCCGTAGTCAGTTACACCATCACAGTCATCATCAATTCCATTGCAAATTTCATTTTGCGGTGTTACTTCGCCTAGACACATACCACCAACAAACTGACCAAGTTCATCCCAATTACCCCAAGAGCCGGCATCACAAACCATCTCTCCAGGCTCACATATTCCAACAGAAGCTGTTTCTAGAGGTCCTGTATAACATCCAGAAATTAAATTTTCATCGACTAGTTGATTACAATTATCGTCAAAATTATTACATTTTTCATCTTCAAGTGGGATACCAACAAAAGGATCACACGAAGCAGGATCTTGTAATTCAGGAGGTAACCAGTAACAAAGAGCGTAACAAGGGGTTGTTATAATTTCTGCGCATTGTGTATCGACACATTCGCATGTTTTAAAACCTTGGCCACAAATAAGTGGGCTCTCTTCGCAGGGAAACAAAGTACCAACGTCTTGTATTGTACACGTGCACTCTAGCCCTTCATCAATTTGATTATCACAATCGTTATCAAACCCGTCACATATTTCATTTTGAGGTTGTTTTGCCGTGCAAGAAATCCAATTTCCATCATCACATACCTCATAGCCATTACCGCAAACAGTAGAACATGACTGAATTAAATCTTCATCAGTCTCACCGTTACAATCATTGTCTACCCCATCACAAACTTCAGGAGGGACAATTCCGCATTCACCACAAACATTTAATTGATTTTCATCAATCAAATCATCACAGTCATCATCGATGCCGTTACAAGATTCCTCATAACATTCTGTTACACAATCAGTGTACTGTATCTTGCCTTTGTTGCACACTTTATCTTGTGTGCCAGGATATCCGTCATCTGTTGTACATTCTAAAGACGCAATCAAATATTGTGTTGGATCGCACTCCATATGCTCTGTACAGGGTGTCTCTGAATGAAGTGTAGGAGGATCTTCACAAACATTCATACAAATTTCTTTTTGCCATATAGAGTCTAGTGGAGGACAAAAATACATTTTACATTCAATGCATTCAGGACCATTAGTATCTGGTGTATCTTCCCATGGAATAATTTCTGGCTCTTCCACTACGCCAGCATTAGAGTCTAGATCTTCAGTCCCGGCGCTCCCGTCATTCGCAGTACTGCAGCCATATTGCAACACAACCAATGCTAAAAAAGCCACCAATAACTGCTTCATAACCTAAACCCTCATGGACCCCACTTATTAAACAAATATCCCTTCACGTCAATTTCTTCGGTATCCTCTAGATTTTTTTGATATTCTGAGTCTAAAAACAAAGAGGCGAGAGATTTACCTGCCTTGTAAGATGAAGAAAATTCTTCTTTTAATTTCTTACTATAACCATATTCAGCTCTAAAAGATGGATTGAGTTTCCACTTGCCTGACCAAACGTTCAATTTTACAGATCCAATAAATTGATCTTGCACATAGATCTCGTTTTCAACTCCATCATTTATTTCTTTAAAGCTTATTTTCATATTAATAACTAGTTTCTATATTGTTCCTATAATGAATTTTATTTATATTTAAGGAGAAAACATGAATTATAGGCTTATTCACAGAGGTGATAAAGACTTTGAACCTACATTAGATTTTTTAGAAAAAAAATACTTTCATAATGGCGGCGGCCCAGACGCAGAAGAAATTTGGAATAAATGCAAACAAGAAGTTAAAGAAGATGGGTGGGTGAGTTTTTACGGGACTAATTCACAAGTATCGAACTTAATCAAAAGAAATAGAATAGGAATTAAAGCTGTTAGATACGATAAAGACGGCGCAGAATTGTTTTATGATTCAAAACATGTAAAGTCTTTTTTTACAATGGTTAAGATTAGAAAATAAATTTATCTAATCCATCTCTTACTTTTTAGAAAAGCTAGGAACCTCTGTGCTCTCATTCTGTCATCTTTACTAAATCTAGATTTTAATCCGGATAAAATTTTAAAATTATGAATCCAAGCCTGATTAATATTTTCTGGATTAAAATTTAATTTATTTAATTTTTTTGATTTTGGTAGTTCACTAGTGGCTATACTAGGTGTGGAGATATCGTCATTGTCTACAGCTTGGTCAGAAACCACATCCTCATCTGTAATGAGAATATCTTTAAACTCTTCATATCCTTCTCTTTTTTTAACATTTTTAGGACTATACATATTTTGCCACAATTTATATACATCTGGAGTAAGTGCAGTTCTTTCTAACAAATCTTCAATATGGCGGTCGTGGTAGTAAGAGTCTTTATACACTTTTTCAGGGCTCCAATTTTTTCTTAATTCTAATTCATAAATTAAGCTCTCTAGAGGCAAAAGACGCTTGAAAGCCCCTGGTTTATCAGAAAGATGTGTTGATGCCGCGGCAGAAACATTTAGTGTGGCATTATATTTTAAAATAGCTCCTGTTTCTAATTCTTTGGGTTTATCAGGCCAGTACCCAGTTTTCTGATACACTGTATATTTTATTAATCTGTTTATTTCTTCGGCTGTTAGACGTAATATTGCAGCGCCATTGTCAACTTTTTCAAATCCTTTTTTAAGCGTTTCTCTCTGTAAGCCCTCAGTAATTGCCATAAATTTAGTAGCTGTATGACAGAATTCCCAGTAGTATGCCCTCTCATAAAATTTGTGTTTACTGCTTTTTTTCTTTGCTTTAAGCATGTCTAGTGCTCTCGTGACGAGGCCGGCTTCAGGATAAAATATTAAAGCCAGCGGAGCAGAAATTGGATGCATTAGTGGCTTGTTAGCTTTGATAAACTCTTCAACATTTTTTGTTTTATCTGAGCTTTCATATTCTTGCAAGACGTCAAGCCAAGTTTTATTTGTAAAGCCCATCGCACCTATTTCCTTACCTCTCTCTATAGCATCTTTATTTAAATACTCAGATATTGGCTTCCCATCTGGAGACAGATTCAAAGATAAATTTGAATTTACAAATTTTTCTATTGAACTCTTAGTCATAGTTCTTGATGTGATGCTTGTTATTTTTGTAGCAGCCTCCACAGATCTTTTTAATATTTCGTGAAACTCACGTGGTTCATATTTATCTCTTTCAAAACATGCCGCAAGGCCTTGATAGAGCTTCTCAAAATTTTCTGCAAAAATATCGATATTATTTTCTATCTGAGAAAAGTCTTTTTGCATTTTTCGCTCCGGCCCAAAATAATTGCCAGATTCATAATCATGCCATCCATTTTCTTCATATTTTCCATTTTTATAATCTTGTATAATACGATTATATATCCTAATATCCTCTGTTTTGGTTGGGGATAGGCCATAGCATTGTGGCTCAGCCGGCCCCAGATCGAATGATTGAGCCATTAACCAACTTTTTCTCATTTCACATGCAAAAGAAAAAGTACCAGGCTGCAAATATGATGGGCATCTACATAGATAGCCTATAACACCAATTGGATCAAACATCATGAAGAACGCTGTAATACCCCGGAAAGCCGGGGTTTGTATTACGTTTCCTTGCTCTAATTCATTAAGGTCGGAAAGATAAAAGAACGGGGAGAGTATTTTAAGTACTCTTTGTGCGCCTTTCATTAAGGTGCCTGTTAGCGCTAGTAAATCATCAGTTACCCTTAAAAATAATTTTCTATCACTAATTGTTTCCATCTGCACAAATATCTTCTTTGCAGCTTCTTTTGCTTGCTTGAACTCTGCATCACTTGCAAACACATCATTAGCATTAAGCTCATCTAAAAACTTCATGTATTTTTTTTCTGCACCACGAACATTGAGGGTCTTACCAGATTTTTTCATCTGTCTAAACATCGCCTCTAATGTAAGATTCGGATCGATATTCATTCCTTTGGTAGCTGGTATCATATCTAAAACATCAGCGCCAGGTAAATATCTAAGATATTTCGCTTTGCGAGGGCCCGTAAACGTCTCTAGGGCTGATTTTTTTACTTTAACTTTATCGGTTTGATATTTTTTAGCTAACTTTCTGAGATCTTCAACTTGTTTGCTTAAAAATGTATTATTTACTCCTGCTTTTTTTCTATCATATGGTCCATTAGAAAGCAAGGCGCCTATACCAACACGTGGAAAAAGTGGCATTTTTTGATCACTAGTGCCGCCTAACTGTGCTAGCATTTCTTTAATTACATCAAGTTCAGCGCCACTTACATCAGTAAATATCAGTCGACCAGATTCAAGTTGGTCTAGTAGTGTTCTATACCTCCAAACATCACCTGTTCTTCTGCTACTGAAAAAATCAAAAACTTGTCCACGCGCCCCTGCTCCAGCAATATTATCTGTTGCTTCAGCTAGCCATCGACCTCTTCCATCTGGCTTAACTTTGAAATCAACACCCCATATATAATTTGTTGTTTCATGAACAAAATCGTATGTTGTTGATATGTCAATATTCATTCTATCAGGAAGAGAGGTATTCAAAATATCAGACAGCCTCACAGATAGGCCAGAGTTTTCTGGCTTCCATGATCTTCTTAGCGCGCCAAGTTTATTAATTTCATTATTAATTTGAGCTGCAGCACTAGCCCAAGCGCCGTTCGCATTGCTAGCTAGCTTATAGTTTACAGACTTACCTTTTATGTCAGATATCGTTCCATCGTTTTGAAATTTTATAGCTGATTTTTCATTCTCAGGCAGGGCGTCTATGAGATTATCGATCCAGCTGCTATCAAATCTAGGATCAACTGTGTGGCGTATGATTGGTCTTTCAGAATTTCTAATTCTTCTTTGAGCCGCTAAAAGTGCATCATCACCTGCAGAAGTTGCATTACGTACTTCTCTTTCTAGAGAAATGAGAAATTTACCGCCACTATTCACCGCCTCTGGCGATCGGCTAGTCATATTTTCTAAAGCTTGCACGCCATGGCCAGTATAAGCAAAAGAGCCAATAACTTTAGGCTCCACTCCTTTTCTTTGAAATATTGTAACTGGACTTTTTTTATCGCTGTATTTAACTACAGTTGCGCGCGCAACAATATTGTCATTGGGAGGCCCGGTAATATTAACTATTTTTAAAATTTTTGCTTGATTCTTGACTACTGAATCTAATTCTTTCATATTAACAAATAGCTGAAAAAATCTATCAATGCCATCAATCGCTCTTCTTCCTGCTGCATCAGCTGAGCTAGCTATTTCTTGATACTTAGGACTATTTTTAAGTACTTTGTCGTAAGTTTGATAAAATTCATATAATGGCCATTTTCCAGCAGCAACTTCATATATTACAATATCCAATATAGAATCGTAATTTGCACCAACAATATCATTAAGCGCACCTAAGATAAATTGATAAATTGCAGTCTCTTTTAAAGCTTCTAAGGCTCTTATGGCATCTTTCCCACCTAAATCGTATATATACTGCAGCAGCCAATCTCTAGCTTTTTTACCTGTTTGAACTAAACCACCTATAGGCGTCTCAACATCTGCGGTAGCTGGCTCATTTACCGGCACTTCAGCTAGCTTTTCTCGTGCTCTAGCCATTTCTCCTGCTAGGCCTGGATCCGTTGGTCGCGGCGATCGCCCCTTGAATTCAATAATTTTTTTAGCCTCATGGAGGATGAAGCTTTCAAGATCTGCTTTATTTAATTTCATGTAATATTGTCCAACTTAAAATGCGCGCAGCGCGAAAAAATTTTCCTTACTTGCCCAGGCCTAAAGATCGTCAGGCTCACCATAATCGTCAGGTAAACCACCTGGATTAACGGGATCGATCTGTCTTAGTTGCATAGCCTTAGCTAAACCGGTTTCTGCCAAGCTGGAAGGCTGTCTGTCTTCAGGAACCAGCTTCTCTATGGCTACGAGCTGCTCACTTAAATCTCTAGATTTAGCATATTTATTGTAGAGTTTGCCTAGCTCAGTTAGAGCTTCTTCCCATCTTTCGTTTTTCGAGTACTGAGATAAAATATTCTTATTTCTAGTCCAGTAATTTTTAACAGTGAACATCATATCGCGATAAGCTTGCTGAGGGTTGTCGACAACATCCTTTTCCTCATATTTTGTACCAAGCTGATCTCTTACAAAATGCTCTCTTACTTCTAAAAGCTTTCTAACCAGCTGCCCGCCGCTCTTCATCTCAGGATTCATGCCTAGATCTTCTTGCTCAGCAAAAAAATTCTGAAGCTCTTCTTTAATAATCTGCTGTAATCTTTGTTTTGTAATTTTCATCTTAATTTCCCTTCTGATCTTTTGCCCAGATCTGTGGACATCGTTTTTTTGATTTGCTCATTAGTTGCGCCTTAACTATATCGTCTTTAGCGCCGGCCCTCAATTCATTGCGAAAGCTTAAGCCACGTTTAGTATCTTCACATGCTAGCTTTACAGCCTCATCCGGGGCGTCATCTGCTTTATCATCAAAATCATCTGGAAAGTCTGGTATCTGAATATCACCAGGCCTTACTCTCTCAAGGACGTTTGCTATTTCCTCTTTAATAATCTGTTTAAGTTTATCTTTCGTAATTTTCATTATATAACTCCCGTTGCTATATTAAGTATATATGAAGAATACATTAATAATTGTATCATTTTTAATTAGTTTGTTAATCACGAATTACACTTTTGCAATTTGCCAAGTAGCTGAAAAAGATAATGCTTCTTATTGCGAGGTAAGCGAAACAGGGCTATGCTGTGTAATCGACCTGCCAGACAATTGTTACGAAGTATGGTGTTATGACTATAGAGATTGCGTCTGGGGATCAACCGACGTTGCAATTTGTTTTTAATCTGACCCAACGCACTCTGTCTCTTCTACACCAAAGTTGTTTGTTTCTTCGTCTTCTTTGTCCCAGATAAGCTGCAGCACTTCCATTCGATGATCTTCCTGGATAGTAGGACCTATTTCACGGAGGTTCGAACGTGCCTCAAAGCTGGTTAATTTGTTTTTCTGTAATTCAACACATATGATACACATAGCATAGTTTCCTCCTACTTTGCTTTGCTTTTGAAATTAGTTTCTTTGCGTGAGCGTGCTATAGCTTTCTTGATGTCTTCAATTTGTTGCAAGATTGCTTTATTATAATCTCTCTTAGACTTATAGGCCTTATAAAGCTGATTAAGCAAATCGCGCACATTGTCGTCATCTTCTTTGCCTTCATTCCATGGATGGTCTTTCTGCAGATCTTCATTAACGCCAGGGTATTTCTCAATTGCGTCTTTTATCATTTCTTTAATTAGCTCTTTTGAAATGCGCATTAATTATTCCTCAAGCTTTGTTAAGTCGCGACTAAGATCTTGGAACGCTGTTTTTTTAAGTACTTTGCTCATTTGTTGTTCAAGCTTGCCTAATTCGATCAAACGAAAATCTATATCGCGAATTTTCTTTTCAATATCATCTTGATCTGGATCTAAGCTGCCAGGTATTAATTGAGCGATAAGATCTTTTTTTTCAGCATTTAATTTGGCCTTTTCACTTTTAACACGCCGCTCGCGGGAAGATAGCGATCGCATCTTTGTCAAATTAGGATCTTCGCGGTTTGATGGCATCACAGGGTCGACCGGATTAAGAACGGGCGTCTTAGACTGTTTTGGAGGCATTTCAACTGGTGGCGTTGTACGATACTGCAGTTTCATTTGATCTAGCTTATTTTGCTCTAGCAGCGCTGCAAACGTATTTGATTGAAGCGCTTCTTTTAAAATTGACTTAAGCTGTGCTTTTGTGATTTTAACGCTTTTATGTCCTTCATTTATATCTTCGTAATCATCGTCGAACGCATCGATCTCTGCAGGAGATAATCCAGTCGCCAGGCCACTCGGCCGAGTGCGCATCATTTTGAGGTGAAACTCAACGTCGCGACCTATCTCAGGCCTTTGTTCTATGACAGCATCCAGCATCGCTTGCGCGTTTTGATCACGACCGCTCCTTGCCGCATGAAATAACCTTTCCAGTGCTCTATTATCAAATATCTTAGGCGGACCTTCTAAAGCTTTAGTTGCTAGCGCTTGATATGGCGTTATATCGCCCACGCTGTGTATTTGCTTTTTTGGTGAATCGATTTTTGATCGATCAGTCACAGCGCTGGTTTGCGCAACTCCCCTTCTTGGCTCGCCATACCGATTGGCTCTACGCGGCCCATCTAGATCTTCAATATCCAGCTTGGGCTCACCATATTCTGCTGGGTTTCTTTTGTAAGCCTCTAGAATGATCTCTTTCACTAGTTTTTTAAGTTTATTATTATCAATTTTCATATTGCTGTTCCTTAAACGTACCAATTGCTGGTTTAAGCTTGACTATTGTAAATAGTATCGTTATAATGATTAAATCTCAAAATTAACTTGGCGGTATTTTTTTGCTTTAGACTTGGCTTTAAGTGCCTATATTGTATGTAAGTAAATTAATGAGCTATGATATATATGCAGTTTCTATCTTGATGTTAGCTATTGGCTTAATTCCTCCCTTGGCCAATGTTTTAACTCATATGATAATAACGTGGATTAACCGTCGCGACCCTTAGCTTCCCCTAGGACACTTATTAATTAATTACTTGAATTTATTGATCTTTTACAATTCCCAAAATCTGGAAATTTACCTGCGCATTGCAAATGTATCTAGCCCGCTTTAGACAAGCCCAATCATTCCGGTGACTTACATTCCGGGATATCCCACCGGCTCCCCCCTATGTTAGTGTATTTATTAAGCTTATTAAATAGTTTATCATATATGTGCTAGTTTGTTAAGTGGTATTTTATTCAGTGATATCAGTAACGTACGGCTTGCCATCCTTAAAGGTGATGTGTATCTGTCCCATAAGGTAAGCGTCTAGCGCATCCTGCAAAGCGTTAGCTAGGTCTAAGCGACCAGCCGATGCTTGGTCAGCTACTAAGCTACGCATCTTATAGGCAGTCCAGTCCGCTATGTTGTCGATATTGTTCTCCTTTTCCATAGTAACAATATAGTTACCAGTGTTTACTAAGTAAAGGGCGTGGGTAGGTTAAAGTGTAGAGGCTATCCCCTTGTATTTGCTACCCTTTTATATACCCCTTATTCACTAGCATATATTTATATCCTGCTAGCGTTCCCTAACCTACTGTAATAGCTTAGAGTTTTGAATAGTGTTACACCCAACTAGTTAATGGTGTTATTCTGTTGGGCTACTGAGTGAATGAGAGCACCGCTTGTGTCCTCTATCCAAGCAGGCCATCCAGCGCCTAGCCAATCCTTGAGCATTACCTCAGCTTGAACCAGAGAGCCAGCCTCGTAGCGTTGGATATCACCCTCACAAGGAATGCATAGCGTATAAGTAGCTTTAATCTCTTGGCTTTCTGGCCCTAGGGCTTGAGAGAGTAGAGTGTTAACTAAGTTATTGATTTTATTCATTTAGACCCTCGCCTTAATAGTGTTCTAATGAGAAGGTGCGCAGCCTCTAGCTTATCGCCTTCGTTATTAGCGTTAAGGTTACGCTGTAACCATCGGAGATTGCTGACTTTATTTAAGTCTCTCCGCATTTCTGGAATGTTCATGCCCTCAAGAAGCTCTGAAAGCCTAACGATTACAGGGTCTTGAACCGATTTAAAGTTATTGTTTTCATTCATCTTTTGAACCCTCCGAGTGATTCAGGGTAGAGCATGGCCAATCCGGCCATGGTAATAAATAAAGCAATCACTAGAATAACCAGCAAGGTTATCAGTCTTAGCCTCACACACATTAGAATGAAGCGCTGACCATATCGGCAACGGTCTCAGCGCCGAAGCGGCTAGTGAGGTAGGAGGCCATGCGACCACGTAGGGTCTTTTCAATCTGGCCCACACGCTGCTTTGTGCAGCCGAAGGTGGTAGCACAACGCTTGTCATTGCCCTGAAGCTCGTGAGCAATGCGACCCACGAAGATAGCGCGCTGGCGGTCGTTGAGGGTCTTAGCAAAGTCCTCAAAGGCTGAGGCGAGCATGGCGCTGTTTTGCGTGCGCTCGTGTGCAATGTCCTGAGTCATAGCCTCAGAAGGCACAACGGTTGCAACGGTGGCGCCGTCGTCAGATAGAGGAGCGTCAAGGCTTGTGCCACGTGCCTGCATGTACTGGAGACAAGCGGTTACATCCTTCTCATCAAGGCCCATGTGAGCAGCAATCTCAGCGGGTGAAGCGTCTTGACCGATAGCCTTGCGAGCCTTCTGAAGACCCGACCACAACTTTTTAGAAGTGCGTGAGCCACAGTGCACAAGGCCAGCGTTAGCTTGCACGTGCTCTTGACACTTGGCGACCATCCACATGCGGGCATAGGTCGTAAAGCTTGCGCCCTGAGTGGCGTCGTATTTGTCAATAGCAATAAGGATGCCCTCGGCAGCGGCGGCGAGCAAGTCATTGAAATCAATGCCCCTACGAACATTTTTCTTGGCCACCTTGTGAGCAAGGCGAATATTGGCTTGCACTAGGCGGCGGCGCGCCTCTGAGCGGATGGCATCATCACATTGGTCTGACTGAGCAAAGGCAACAAGCTCAGCTTGCTCGGTCTTGGAAAGGATAAGGGCGGTAGTGGCGAGTGCGGTGAGAGCGTTCAGCATGTGGGTTTCTCCGGGTGTGCTGTTCTTGGCTACATCTAAATAATAAGAACGGTTTGAGGCCAGACAAGGGGCAAAGCGCTTTTTTTTCACTTTTTTTTGTCTGCTCTCGAAACTGTTTTTCATACCCCTATATATATGCAATGTGCGTGCCAAATTTGCACCTTCAATAATATCAATAAGTTAGGGTGTGAAGTGCGTTACCTAGTTCCCACTTAAGTGCGCAAGCTGTTTCGCACCTAGCGTAAGTCGTTGTCTTTATTGATATCCGGTGCGCAATCTAGTTCGCGGTCGTATTTAAATGTGCCCCATACTAGACCGATGCAGAAGCCTAAGGCAAGGACTGCTAGGCACATCAAAGTACTTGATATCATCAAGGATTCTCCGTTAGTTCTGCCAGTACAAACCAGCATAAAGCAGCGAGGCAAAGCATTCCCATTAGAAGTGCCTCGCTTTCTTAGTCCAATCGCGACACCATGCCATGGCGTTTTTCCGCGCGTTGACTGTCTTGAACTCGACCGGCTTGCCTATCACCTGCTCGTAAGCGTCGAAGCGAGCAGCGACAAAGAGGTCATTGACCTGACAGACCGCGACTTGAGTGCCATCGGCTAGCCATGCTTTGTGGATGATGGTCGCGGGCATGTTGCGCGGGTTGATGCGAGTTTGACCAACGCGAGGGCGCCCCTCATTGCGAGCGGCGCGCTTGTGCTCGCCTCTAACTCTAAGCTTGCCTGAGAAAGTGCGGCGTGATGTACGGTAGTTGTGGCTATCGCTCTTGCTCATTGTCCTATCCTTTTCTTGAGACACTTATAACATAGGCACGGGTAAACGCGAGTAAAAAACTTTTTAGTCTTTTTTCTTTCTAAGCCATTCCCAAATATAAATGACACAAACCGAACCAATCAAAAACTCAATCATTTCACACTCCTACGTGTGCGAGCAAAAAACTATTTACCTGCAATGTATTGCAAGGCACCTGAGAACATTAGAAAAAATATAAAGATTTCCATAACTCAACAACCTACTACTGGGGCTAGGATTGAAGGGTCTTGAATGATATCCAAGATATGCATGACTTCCTGTTGAATCTCATACCAAAACAGGGACCATGAACGATATTGGTAGAGCATTGGCTCAACTAATGGTGTGATGATTATATTGTAGTCCATGATTATCTCCTAATCGTTGCAGGGAGGATGTGACCAGTTCTCATATTGCCAGTCGGAAATAATGCCGCTCTTGCATAGAGAATCGGTCCAGTTGTTCCAAGCCTCGGAGGAGGCGATGGTGTCAATCGTGCCATCGCTATGCGTTGAAATCGTGGGGAGGATGTAGTTAGTGAACTCGTCAACGGCGTCTTGCCAGAGCATTGGGTTGTCAATATCGCGTGCCATGTGGACTCTCCTAGAGGCGTTGTAGTCTGATTGAAGTGATAGTGAGCGGCGTAAGCGGGTCATTGCCATAACGCTCTTCAACAATGCGCTCGGCTTCCGCGAAAGACTTGGCTTGAAACTCGTCCGCGTAGCAGTAAGTTTCCCCACTGTAGAGCTGCTCATAGTGTACATAGAAGGTTTTGTCTTGCATTGTGGCTCTCCTTGCCGGGTACATCTAAATAATAAGCACCAATAAAGCAGGGTAAAGGGTTTATTTTATTATTTTATAAACCCTCGGAATGATTAAGTTAACTCAATATTGAGTGTGGAGACTGCCGTCGTCTTGCTTGGGAAAGCAACAACGCAGCCCTTAACGATATCATTCTCAATGACAACGCCTAGTTCGCGCAACCACGGCATTTCAACAGCTAGCGCATCAAGCTGTCGACCACGTTGTTTGAAGCGTACTAAGTCACCGATATTAAACTGCTTTTTCATTGTTTACCTCTAGCTGCTAGCAGGGCGGCATGCCTCAACAAAGCGAGACACGTCAAAGCGTGGGTTCTCATCGCGTAGAGCGTAAGCGAAGTCCATAGCAACCGACTCGCGAGTGCGGCGGTCTTCAATGTTTTTGACGATATTGGCAATCATTTTAAAGTGCTTGCGGGTCATGTCCTTTCTCCTTTGTTGGGGACATTTAAATAATAAGAACGGTTTGAGAGGGGTAAACTAAAAAGTTACCTTTTCCCATCCAGGCAAGAGGCTAGCACGTTCAACCGTGACCAACTGACCATAGCGTAGCTTACACTTGCCCTCGGCGTCAGCAGCGCTAAGTCCCCAGAATGTCTCATCTTTTGACTGCTCCTCGTAAACAGGAGGACGGTGGCGCTTTGCGACATTCTTGAGGTAGGTCATTGTGACGCGGTAAGGTTTCTCTTTCATTGGTGGCTCCTTCTGCCGGGTACACATAAATAATAAGCACCGTTTAGGTGGAGTAAAGGCCTGGAGTAACTTTTTTCAAATAACTCTTTGTAAATCTTCGTACCTTGCCATCGAAGGTCTTGATATCATAAAGAAAATAGTTATCCCGTCCAGGCTCCGCTGTTATTTGTAGGCGCTGCTCGACAATCAAACCAAGAGAGCCTTTTGGCACTCCGATAGAACCATGCTTAAACTCAACTAAATCACCGATATTCACTGATAACCTCTATGTCACATCCAGCAGCATGCACGTCACGTGCATGGTCCAGCATTTTCACACGCCACTCGTCACCTTTCCAATCGGGACGGTGGTAACTCTTAACTAGCACGCCTAGTTTTGTGCCATAGTGTCTTGTTTTTACCTTAACTAAATCACCGACTTTCACTGATAATCTCCAAGTTACTTTTGGGCAAGTCATAGCTGCCGTAGTGAAACATTACCCGTATTCGATTGGCGAGAGGCGCGGGAGCGAAGGGCGCTTCGTCGGCACGGGTCACAACCCCAATATCACCTGAAAGTGAGCGAACTAAATCACCGACTTGCATTAATCTCTCCATTGAAGATGCTTAGCAATTTGACGTTTAGGCTTACGACGACGACCAGTGCGCTCATCACGTACACGAGTGTGATGCTTGCCTGCCTTGCCCGAGTGTAAAACTCTTGGGTCTATCGTTGTTCGTTTAGCCTTCATACACATATATAGTAGGAACAGGAGCGCACGAGTAAAAAACTATCTTATCTTTTTTCATCGATGGCGATGATGCGCTCATTTGTTTTAAAGTAAGGGCGCTCAGCATGCTCTTTAGTAGTCATCCACATGCGCTGACACTTGCTAGGCTTAGGCTTGGGCGCGCACAAGTCAGTGAGCACAATGTGACCGTCAAACTCGCGAGTGTTAACATACTCAGTAGGAGCGTTAAAGCACGTGCCGCCATACATGACACGCTCGCGCTTGCGTTGCTCGCCCTTGCGCCACACGTAAACTTTATCCTCAGCAACACGAGTATCAAAAGGGATAACCGTAAACGTGGCAAGGCTAGCCAGTTTATTAAGCTCACCGTAAAAAGCTGCCAACATACTGTCAGAAACTGAGCCAGATTGGTCAATGCTAATAGCAATGTTGGCAGTTCTGTTGACCTTGCGGCCTGGATGCACGTAGGCATAGCGACGATTCAAACGCTTTGGAGTGCTACGCTTGTTAGAGCGCTGTGACGTCTTGATGAAGTAACGCAACATTTTACGCCAATCAACTTTGGATTGGATACGCTCCATGATTTCCCTGCGACAAGACGAAGAAACAGTGCCCCAGTTGCGCGTTGAAGCCTCTTGCGCTGCATCCTTCACAGCCTCTTTCAATCGCTCTTTGGCAATGTCCATGGCTGCTTGCTCTTCTGGTCCTGCTTGGCCTTGTCCCCAGTCTTCATGCGAATCAAACTGACCAGCATTGTCAGGGTCAAACGGCTGGCTAGAAGATTCACCGCCAGACCCGTCATTAGAGCCGCCGCTAGTGCCATCATTGGAATCATTTTCTTGTTCCTCCATTTTCTCAAGTAGCCGAGTGTAGTACCATTCAGCGGTCATATTGCCAGGCATATCTTCAAACATTTTGCCGCCTGGAATACAGCAGTTTTCAGGCAGATTGTCAGCGCCGATGTGGTAGTTGATTGCCAAGTCAGCAGCAATATTCCAGATTTTGAACTTTTGCGCTTGCTCGGGTGTAGGCTTCTGAGTCTGCATAACACCGGCCAGCTCGTCAGGTAGACGACCAGTGACGTGCTCAAATACAAGGTGATAAAACTCATGTATCAGCACGCCAGAGCGCTGAGAGTCAGTTAGACCCTCGAAAAACTCAGGGCTGTAGACCATTTCAAAATGGCCGTCAGGGGTCACACGTACGCCAGCAGTCGGGATATTGCCAGGCTTTTTGTCAATACGACGTGAGAGCGCAGCAAAGAAAGGCTCGCTTTGAAGCAGCCGGTAAACGTGGTCATTTAGATTGAAGTCAGACATTGCGTCCTCCATCGTGGTACACAATAACTATAAGAACGATAAACCTTGGGTAAAGAAAAAAAGCTAGGAGGGTTGTTTTCTCGCAGAGCAACCTTGCTATCCTGTTAGATTTATTCAACTTCTGAGTTAGGCGTCGAACAGGCAAACACGCATGTAATACATAATGTGTGGGGTACACAACTCCTAGCCGCCCCATAACCTCATAATATTATTTATTTTTATCACCAGTGAGAATCTTGACAAGCTTGCCCGATACGGTCTCGCCGTTGTCTGCTTTTGTTTTGTGGAAGGCTGTGACGTTAGCAGTCTCACCCTTGCCGAGTGCCTGCCATAGCTTCATGACAGCCTCAGAAGGCAACGCAACAAAGTAGTTAGCAAGGTTAACACACTGTTGCTCTGTCAACTCAGCTTTAAAAGCTTCGCTGCTATCCATCTTTTCAATGAGAGCACAGTGGTCATTGATATTGAAATCATTAGTCTTTTCGACCTTACCCTCATCAAGAATCATTTCAACAGTAACTTGGCGCTCATAGTTTTTGACAAAATCGTTGAATGCAACGCCAGCCTCAAAGCCAACAAAGCCACAAGCAAGGTGAAACATGGCAGGCTTGTGAGCCTGGACCATATCAGCGGTCACTAGGCAATCGTTCAAGCGCTTCCACGAGCGACGTGAGGGATATACTTTATTGGGCTCGAAGTCATCGCTATGCTCCAAGTGAGAGCGATTCTGGTTGATGAAATCCCAAACAATATCAACCGTGTTGGTCTTAGCCCAAGCTAGCCAATCCTCAACAGAGGGCTCGACGTCAAAGACGGTCCAGCGGTCAAGCTCAGCCGGGTCCATTTCACCGACCTGATACTGAGAGCCATGCTCGCCACCGTTGACAGCAGCGACCACAACGGTATCCTCGTGCAAGTAGTTGCCAAAAATCTTGCGAGAGTCGGTCAACTCGAAAATACCTTGACGCACTTCGGGGATAGCACGGTCGACCTCATCGAGAAAGAGCAGCACCGCACGTGAGCAGGCATCTGCTAGCCAGTCAGGCGCACAGAAAGAAGTGATATCACCGTCTGTCTTAGGAAGACCCACGAGGTCACCCTCGGTCATCTGAGACGCACGACGTTCTACAACGGGCAAGCCCATATCACGGCCAATCTGATAGACAAGCTCCGACTTGCCAATGCCATGGCGACCACGAAGCATAAGAGGCTTCTTGACTGCAAGGACGTGGGGTGCGACTGAGACGAAAGTTTGAAAATCTAGAGCCATTGTTATCTCCTACTTGTAACTAGGTGGCTGTTGATACTTAAATAATAGGAACGGTAAACTATCAGTAAAGTTTTTTTTAATCTGTCGCCCATTCATAGCGAAGAATACGACCAGAGCCACAGGCACAACGACCAGACTCAGGTCTTTTCAAATACTTACAGCCGCATGAGCCGCAGTAGTAGTTATAGGTAACTTTAGGTGGTTTTATTTTCCAGTCAAACATTCTTTAAGCCTTCGCTTTCTTGAGATATCTTTCTTCAGTTTCAATAGTTTCAATACCGCCGACTGGCAGCACTTTAATCTTGCGGGAGCCTTTTGTAGCAGAGCGCACGTCTTCCTCACACTCTACAATCATAACTAGCTTTCCTCGCAGTTTACTAGATGGGAAAGGCACATTTTGTGAGTTGCGAACCATCGCCATGGTGCCTACAGTAAACTTAGGAACCTGAGACGCATTGTCAAGTGCGCGCTGCACATATTTGTTAAGAACCATCTTCCGGTACAGCTTTTCTGTTGGTACATAATCATCCTCAGCTAGGATGCGGCGAGCGGCATCACCAAAATAAGGAGGATTAGCCAAGTAATACTCAGCCGCAAACTTCAAGTCTTCACGCATAGCGGGCGTAAAACTTTCAATCCAGTTCTTTCGGGCTGCAATGTTTTTGGGGTCAGTCTTTTTTTCGATGCGCTGAAGTGTGTCATGCTGCTTGACAGTTAGGCGACCCCACTTGTTCGCGCTCTCACGCAGAGAGCCAAGAAAGCTACGCTCCCAGTCAGTCATTACCGTAACGCCGCGTGCTGCTACTTTTTCAATGCGCTCAAGTAGTTCTTTTTTAGACATGCTTGAAGACTCGTGTTTGCTTTGCTGATATCGCTGACGTGCCCAGTAACCCATGTTACTCTCCATTGTGAGGGTTGTCGTCTAGTTCGTATACATTAATTGTAGGAACCCCATCGCAAAGAGTAAACTCCCCATCATCATAAAAAACCACATTGTCTTCATCGCTTCGATTAACATCTTGTTTTTGTTCATTTTTTTTCCAGTGTTGGATGTGAAAATATTCTTTGCTCAACGTCGGCCCTCAATCCAGTTTGTTTTAGATTCGGAGCGGTCAATAGGTCCACAATCTTTTGGGGTTCTTAGCGCTGCGCGGACCTCCACCAACATTGACTCTAGCTGCTGCTCAAAGCGCTCTAATAGAATCCTGTACTCTTTATCATTCATATCGCATACTCCTCGTCAGCCAATGGCGTGACAGTAATAATATTCTCCCAAGTCATTGAGCCCTCAGGCCACAAAACTTGATAATCAATCGCAGTGAGTGAGTTTGTGTGTGTCTCGCTTACACGAGTGACGACACCCATCGAGCCAGTGTCATTGCATTTAACTAAATCGCCTGTAATCATCGGCCCACATCCTTTGCCATGTTAAAACTTGAGATATACATGTAGCCGCCCTTATTATAAGCGGGAGCAGTACACCTAGCCTTACGAAGAATCTCTTTCTCAGCAGCCTCTTGTCCACAATCGAGACAAGTGCTGTAGCCTAATGCCTTGCGACGGTCTGAGTATTCCTCATCACATTCAATACAGATAGCCATGTTGGCCTCCATGTCTTGGGTACACCTAAATAATAATCACGCAGCATCGGCAGTCAAGAGCATATCCAATAAAGGTTGTCTTTTTACCTCTCCATCACCTACGCGTATACAAAAAACTTTGTCGCCATAGGGCGAATAGATGCTGGTGCCTACCTCAGATAGAGCGCAGATAACGCTGCTAAGCTCTACATCACAAAGAGCCCACTGCTCTTTACCATCCTCTGAATCATCAATATAAGCTGGGCCATCGTCACCAGTTAGCAGCACCAGCATATCATCAGTCAAGTGCTCAGTGGGAATAGGCTCATCACTGAAAATAGTCTCAGTAAAGTAGTTTATGTGTTCACCTTCGGGCCAGACCTCTAAGTTAAACCAGCCATCGCGTGCGCACTTCGCTGGTTTAATAGTCCAATCATAACCATGGTCTTCCCAGTTGAGATAGTAGTTGCATATGCATTGCAACACTTTTGTGACGATTGGTGTGTCATATTTAGGCTTGAACATCCATGAAGAATGCATAACTTACTCCGACTTGCTGATAACCTTGACCCAACCTTGCTCGATTGCGTCTAGTGACATTCTCTGTGACTTGGTAAACGTGTTCCACTGCACCCAGACATACTGTCCTGCTGGGCCTTCGATAGTATTATAGGAACAGACTTCGCTTGTGACAACACCAAAATCGCCATCGCCCATATCTTTAATCAAATCACCGGGTTTCATTCTTTATCCTTAAGGCCCATAGCTTTTCAAATACATAATGGCAACATATCAAAACAGCGTGCAGAAAAACAGTGATGCCTGTAGCTGATTTAACATCGCCGGTAGCTAAAAAAAGCACTAACACGGTTACTAAAATAGATACGCACCTCCAGGCAATCACCTTCTTTAAGATGTCACTAGGCTTCACTGATAACCTCCAACTCTGGACCATCATACCAAAACAAATCTACCCCTCGTGACCAAGAGACCTGGTAGTAGGGCGCAGCATATTCATCAGACTTTATAGCTTTGATTATAACGCCAGTGCCCAGCGAGTCTCTCACCAAATAGTTGGTGCGTCTTACTAAATCACCTACTTTCATTTTCAAGCTCGTGTGAGGGACAAACCAACCATACTTTGTTTTTAGGGCTCCAACCCTCTTTAAAAAACCTGCCCATTGCTAAAGCTTCTATAACTGGCTTCGTAGGGTTGCTGTCTGTTACAATAAAACTATAGGAACTAATATATTTTGGTAAAGGTTTTTTTCTTTTTGCTATCGATAAAAGATTCTCTTTGGTTTTTACCTTTGATTTCAAAGCTATCAGCGCAGTGTATTTTTTTCTTGGATTGCACTCCCAGTCTTCAACTTTCACTGATAACCTCTAGCTGCGATTCGGGCCAATGTATTAACTCTTCTGAGCAAGATATCGTGTGCCAGCCAGGACTAAACTCGGAGCACGCGATGATCACTCCGACGACACGATCTCCGTGGAATGAACCGATTAGTTCAACTAAATCACCGACTTTCACTGATTACCTCTAAATCGTAATACGACATTTCTACTACACCATCGGGCCAGAGCACGCTAGCGTAAGCAGGTTCACCCCCGCCTTGATGTCCGTAAACTTTGGCTATAACACCGATGCCCGCAGCGCTCCAACCTAACTGCGTAACCAAATCACCTACCTTCACTAATCACCTTCAACTCTGAATAGTTTTTTGCATCCTCAACCGTGTTATCGTCAAGCCACTCAACTAATGTTATCCACTTGTTGGCCTCAACTATCAAGCCAAGATACTCGTTAAACTCAACTAAATCACCGACTTTCACTAAAAATCTCCAACCAACTAGCTCGCATCCAAGCGGGCTCATGCCCGTCAAACCAATATACCCTATAGGGACAACCATTAGGATTTTTTAGTTGGGGCTCACTTATATATATTATAATCCCCAGGTTTGTAGGGTAAAGGCCGTGAACATTTTTTACCATGTCACCGACTTTCATCTTCCATCCTCATAGACCACATCTTTTCAAAGCCGTAGTGGCAAGATATCAAAACAGCATGCAAAAAAATAGTGATGTTCGTAGTTGACTCAACATCGCCAGTCGCTATGAAAAGCACCAACATGGTCACTAAAATTGAGACACACCTCCAAGCAATCACTTTTTTTAAAGTATCACCGACTTTCACTGATAACCTCCAGTTCATGTGCAGCGTGAAAAGAAAAATCTGTATCACTCCAGATAATCTTATGGGAAGTAAAGCCCTCCTCTGGATAGTCAGTCATAGATATAATAACGCCCATCCCGTAGTCAACGCCTTTTATTTTATATTGCTCTTTTAAAACAACCAAGTCACCGACTCTCATCGTAAACTTCCAAAAGGCATGTTTGGTAGTTACCAACCGGAGTGTATGGATTACACCACACAATGAAGGCAACATCGCGCCCCTGTTGTGAATGACGTGGTTCTTCTAGAGTCTCTAGCCTTACTACGACACCCAAAGGTTTGTCATAATGCGCGCGAAACTTTACCAGATCGCCAACCTTCATCCAGAATGCCCTACTATCTCTAAATCAACCTCTGTCATAAAACCTTCGTCCACTTCAAAAAAAGGAGAAATCCACTGTATCCTCCACCTTTTAAACTTTGTCGGGTGTTTTTCCAAAACTATTCCAATAGGGTGGTAGCTCGTGCCAACGGTATCTGGACCCCATGGCGTCTTGCACCTAACTAAGTCTCCGGGCTTCATAAGCCCCTCACGTCACACTGAACGACCTTATAATCTTTTATAAAATAAACTTTCTGACCCGCTTCAGGCAGACATGCTGACAAGTCTTTGGACACTCGCGAGTGAAATGTCTTAGACCCCCTCTCATACGAGATTAAAATCTCACTTTCATACACATGTTCAACCATTCCGAGCATCATCATTGTTGCTAAAATCTTGTTCTTCATGCTCTGCTCACAATCTCATATAGAGATTCGTAGTTGTTAAAACTTCGTGCATCCCAGCCATCCGTGCACAACCCAGCGTCACGCCACTGCACCTCAACGAAAAGATCCATACCGGCTGTCTTATGGTTATCGCCGTATGGTCCAATGGTGCTGGTTGAAACAACAATGCCCATGTCGTCATCATCAGTGCAGCGGATTATGTCGCCTACTTTTGGATATTCACTTAAAGGGATTGCATGCGGTGGCCTCTCTTTTTCATACGGCGGCATTGATAAACTCCTCTTTTTGTTTTCTGGTAAGTCTTTTAAAGCTATACTCTGCCTGTAAAGCATCTCTACGTGTTCTATAAACTCTTGTGTGTATATAGCTGGATGGCCTTCTTGAGCGAGTGTACTTAGCACCTTTAGCTGTTTGGTTATGCTCATGTAGCCTACGCTCCAAGTCTGTAGTTACACCACAATAGTAAGTACCATCAGCGCACAGTAAAACATAAAGGTACCAGTTTTTCAATGATTAAACCAAAAATTCATATGCCAAGCGAGAACAGACATATATATCACACACACAGGAGCAAGCAATATGCGCTTGTGACGAGCAATAAATTCTAAGCCTATGGCGAAGAGAGTAAACTTTACTACTACAAATACCATAGGCCCTATCTCCAGGGCCATTGCCATGACTGGGTTTGCTTCTTCTACTCCCCTGCTCACTGCGAACAAGGTCATAACTGCATCGAGAAAGTTCATCAAGTGGCAGAGAAAAAACCAAGCTAGCCATGTTTGCTGTCTGTGCATTACATAGTAAATATATTCTACGTAGATAAAACTCTTTTTCTTCTATACTTTTTGCTGCCCAGGTGGAGTGCGCACGTACCATCATCAATGGCCTTGTAGACAAAATCTACATCTACGTCGTGAAACTCACCAGGGGTGCTAAGGTTGCTGTGGCATATATAATAATGGATTTTTCTTTTTGTTACCTTTGTGACAAATCCATATCTACCTTGAGTCTCCAGCAAATCGCCTACTTTAATCTTAAAGTTCATGCTTCATCTGATCCATGACTGCATCAATGCCGTATTGAATCAAAGTTTTAGCTAAAAACTTTGGAGGACAGTTGTGTTTTTTTGCATACGCTTGCACTGCCTCCCACTCATCGCGGTCGACAAAGACGCCCTTAATCTCTTTTTTAGAGCGTGGCCTACCTTTTGCTAAATACTCATTGATGCTCTTTTTATTGTGATCGTTAAACATTGTTTCCTCTCAGATATTTATTAGCCGCTTTGGCCTGTCTACATCTTTATTATAGGCACGGCACACAACGAGTAAAAAATTAATCCATCATTTTGTTGATGGCTTCGAGTGTTTTCTCTAGTAGTTTAAGTGCCATGATTTCTTTGATGCCCTCTACCATATCCGTAGCAGCATCATTATGCATTGAAATAAAGTCTTGGCTGCTCATGTTCTGTGACATGTGCCCCTGGCAGCCATAGCCAGTCTCTTCGCTGGCTCCTTGTGTTGGATTATTCTGGTTGCTTTTTCTCTGCTCATTCTTTTGAGCCTCTTGGTTTTCTATCTGGTGTGATTGTCCGGCAGGTGTTGGCCTGTAGACAGCACCAGTGTTTACTGGACCGACTTTCACTTTTTCACCCCTCCCCTTGTTTCGTCTGTGTTGACCTGTTAATGGTAAGTACATATTATAATTAGTGAAAAAATAAAAAAATCGTTATTTGTCTAGTAGCAAGCCTTCCAAAGTAAAACAATAGAAACCAAAAGCAACACGTCAATCGTAAAAAACATTAATGCTGGCTTGAAATCTTTCATTTGCTCTCGCTAACTACCTCTAAATCCTGACTCATAAAACTTCTAACCTTGTTTCCCCGTGCCGTTGGAAACATAACGCTGAACACATCGCACTTCTTTTGTAGTATGACGCCGATTGTTTCAAAAGGTATGCCAATGACGTCACTTATGCCATTGGTAAAGTGAGAGTGAATGTTTAATTTTACTAAATCGCCGACTTTCATCTACCATAATTAGTAGATTGAGGTTATTTATGCTTTTTCAAAGTAGCGATGCACTCCTCTGCTTCAGATAAAACTTTAGTCCAGTGTGTTATTTCATCCAAAAGCTTTGAGTGTTCTCCAATCCCGACTGGGTGGTTAAAATACGTGTCTAGCACTGCGCGGGCTTCTTCGGCCTTAGACTGAAAATGAGCTAGCGCCGCTTTGTAATACAGATTCTCTTTCACTTTGCAACTCCTTGTGCTCTTGTTTCATTCGCAAATATTTCTTGTCTTCTCTGGCCTTCTTCCAAGCCTCTCTAAATATGATCGCAGACACAGCCTTGTCGCAGACTAGTGCGTCCGGCTCCTGCGGTATTAAAGAGCCATCTGGATTGTACTTTCTACCGTCTCTGTGGTTGGCGTACCTTCTGGCTCTGGTAAAACCCATGTGCAGAAACTTTTTTGCCATGTCTGCACCTACAAAATCTCCACACCTGAGGTAGTCATGAAACATTTTAAGTATTTGCATGCTAGAATCGGTGGCTTCTTGCGGCGTCTT